CGACTTATTCGGTGAAAAAGTCGCGTAGCGATTTTTCTGACAATCAGCCACGTAATCCAGATGAGCGTCGATCGATGATAAAGCATGTGTTTTGTTGAAGATGCGTCGGAAAACTTCGGTGGTTCAATTGGGTGAGCGTTAGAACGCTGTCACCGAGAATGTCACGAGCACTGTCCTCATAGGTACGGCTAAAAAGGGTCACAATTATTAAATCCTTTGTTATCAACTCACTAACCTGATTTGAGCACAATACACAGAGCGTGTGTAGCGTGCATGTCAGCTTTAGCGTCCTCGATTGTCAACTTTACGGCTGCGACACCGGGTCACCGCGCTGCGCGCCGGATGGTGTCATAATTGTGTCATTCGAGCGTTTATGACACTATTTTCGCGTGCAAGTCTATTGATTTGTTTATCTTACGGCGATTGTGTCATATGAATATGCCTCCGGGACAGAGAGAGACGCGCGCAAAGTGATATCAGTTTACATAATCTTAGGTTACTCTTATATACATGAAACCTTTTTGTGTACTAATTAGTAACTAAAGCCTGACATCGCATGAGAAGTGATATCACTTGCACATAGCGTTACTCTGTCCCGGAGCCTTATTCATATGACACAATCCCGCTAACCTCATCAATTCAATGGTTTTACACACAAAAATTGTGTCATAAGTGGTCGAATGACACAATTATGACAGCATGACAGCATTTGTTGATAACAAAGGACTTGCGCAAAGTGATATCAGTTGCGCACGTGCAAAGTGATATCAGTTGTCACACTCGTGCCCGAATGCGGCTTACGCGTTTCACGAGGATGAGCCGATAACTTTTGTGCTTGACAACTGATATCAGTTGTGTTATCGTCACGTCATGCGCCAATTATGCCAACACGGTCGACGTCCCTCGATGTGCAGGGTCTGTGACGGCGGCTGCTTCTGTGTGCATGACCGCCAGCGTCTCACTTGCTCAACATGTGAGCCTGCCAGCGTCTTCCAGATATATAGGCGTGGCGCGTCGCAGCGAGGTCTCGCGTTCGTTATATCGTTAGATCAATTCAAATCGCTGGTGTCTCGGTCTTGCTTTTATTGTGGTGAGCACAGCGAACCGCGTGGTATCGATAGATGGGACAACACCGTTGGCTATGCGCTGACTAACTGTCTGCCGTGCTGCAAGGTCTGCAATCTTATGAAGGGGTCGTCTACCGCGTCAGAGTTCATCAACAAAGCACATCAAATCGCGGCGACACACGGGCTATGAAGCGATTCATCACACAACTGGATGAGGCCACGCTGGCGCGCCTGCAAGCATGCGCATCAGCCACCAGCACGAGCGTCGCGCAGGTCATCCGCTTGTGCATTGAGCGTCGGCTGCCCGTAATAGAGGCAGACATCAAGCAGCAACAGGAGAAAAACAAATGACAATCGTAATCGGTCTCGCTTTGTTCTACCTAATCGTGATGGCCTGCATCTTTGTGCCCCGACGACGCAAGGACTAGTACCAACGTACCATTGACTCTGCCGCGCCGTCATGAGAGGATGGACACATGGAAACCACACGCACCGACATCCACCGTCCCAGCCAGATCATCCCTTCCGATTACAACTATATCGCCATCTGCGCGATGAACATTCAAGGCATAGGCGACTGCGAATTCATTCTGCGGGAACGCGAAACCATCCGCCGCCACATGGACAAAACTGGCGGCACTTACGCGCACGTGGAAACCTCTGGTTCTTGTCAAGTTTGCGGGAACGTGCAGGCAATTTATCTCGCGCTGTTCTACCACGAGGCGAGCAATTCTTATCTGCGCGTCGGTTTCGACTGCACACAAAAACTTGAGATGTCCGGCGACTTCGCGGCGTTCAATATGTTTCGCAAGAATGTTCAGAACGCGCGTGAGGCGCAAGCGGGTAAGCGCAAGGCTATCGCGATTCTCGGGGACCTAGGCCTAGCAGAGGCGTGGGATATCTTCACCGCCGATTGGCCGCTGCACTCTGATGACTGCGCATCGAAGTCTCACACACCAGATTGCACCATCTGTGATGGCAGTGGGCAGCACGAACGGGAATTGTGCACCTGCGACGTCGACTCTCGCCGCAAGCTGTATAACTCATTCCCAGAGTCCACCATTCGCGACATCGTCGGCAAGCTGGTGAAGTACGGCAGCGTCTCCCCCAAACAGACCGACTTTATCGGCAAGTTACTCAAGCAGATTGCAGATCGTCCGATAGTGGAAGCACAACGGCAGGCGGAAGCTGATGCCGCTGGCCCGGTTCCTACTGGCCGGGTTCAGATGACGGGCACCGTGTTATCAGTGAAGCAAGTCGAGGGTCGCGCGTTCTCTTACCATGATGACGGCGTTCGCACCAAGCTGCTCATCAAACTGGAAAATGGTTCGAAGGTGTACGGCAACCGTTTCGCGAATATCGACAAGGGCGACAACGTCACGTTCACCGCCACCGTGGAAGCATCTAAGACCGATGCGAAATTTGGGTTTTACAAACGCGCGTCGCTACCCGCCACTGAACCGACCGAGACCGCGAAGCGCAACAAGAAGGCGATAGCAAAATTAAAACGCGTCATGAAGGCCGCTGGCATGATAAGCGCGAAGGGCATGGCCTTCAGCGCGTGGGAGCAACAGCAGAACGGCACACCGGAACTGTACACAGCGTACGTGGAACTGAGCAATCTTCAAAACGAATTGTACACCGAGATCGAGGACAGCAACCAATTGAGATAATCGCATACGCCTAGTACCAACGTACCATTGACTCAAATCAGGTGTTGTGATATCATCTTAACAGTGAGGAAAACAAAATGCGAGTCAGAGTAAACAGCATCTACCGCTTCAACCTGGGTTTCATGGACCGTAACAGCGGCATCGAGGTGGGTGCTCTGGTTCGCGTTATTAATCTTCGCGGCTGCCCACCAGCGAACACGATGGGCCAGTGCTACGTTGTCGACGCGGACAACGCGAAGGGCGACACCAGCAATTTTGAGATGGTCGACACAGGAAGTTTGGAGGCACGATAATGAAAACTCTTCTCATGGCAATCTTTACGACGGTCTTGATTTTGTCACTCTCAGCGGTAGGAACTAAGGCTACACCCCTTACAGGAGGAAAACTTCTCATCGACTGCAAGGTCCTTGGTGTGGCAAATGCGCCGAATGCCCCCGAGCCTAGCGCGATAGAGAGTTTTGACGGGGGCATGTGTCTCGGATACATGTTAGGTTATATGGAAGGCGTAAACGACATGATGGTGGTGATTGATAAGGTGCTAGTCACCGTCGTATTCCGCGAGGGCGTCACACCGGGACAGATGGCACGAGTGTACGTCATCTACATGGCAAAGCATCCCGAGGAAGAGACTAACAGCGCAGCGCAGACCGTCACCAATGCGATGTTCGACGCTAAACTGGTGACCGTGGTTCCAGTGAAGTCCGAGACGCCGACACTTCAGTAGGTGGTAGTACCGACGTACCATTGACCATAAACTCGATTCATGAGATAGTGTTAATAGGAGAACACAATGGCACACGACGCAGGCGGTGAAATCATGAGCGAAAGCAAACGACTGACCCGCGTGCTTGTATTAGAGCAATTGCAGTACAGGTATGACCACGCGGTAGCCAAGGCCGCCGAGTTGAAGAAACGTTACGACCGCGCTGTGCAGGACCGCATCGCGGTGCACGAAGCAATTATGAAGTTCAAGGGGCAATCATGAACTGCGAAACCTGCAATGTGAAGATACCCACGCTACACACGCGACTGATGCGCGTCAATTCAGAGTTGTGGCAAGTCGGGTTGGAGTATTACACCACACTCGCATATCCACTAGGCGCAGTCGAGCGCATCCTTTCTAAACACGGGTTCGCTATCTCAGATGCGCCTGACGTAACGGTATGCGCTGGCGTCGACGGCAGACGCCACACCGAGATCGGCGACGGCAAATGGCTGAGTCTCACGTGGCACCGTATGGAGTCCGGACGTTTCGAAATTGTAGTATATGTGAACTAAAATGAGACAGAATATGTTCACAGACGCGGAAGAAAAAGTTATAACAGAATTTTATTCTGAGGGCCTATCATCTCATGACGTCGCGAAAATATGTAAATGCACATTGCAGACAGTTCTTCATATCGTCCGCAGGCAAGGCGGGGCTGTCCGTGGTAAATGGGATAATCACAAGATATATTTTCGCAACAAAGACCGCGAATGCAGTTTGCGCCAGCTTTACGATTTATCGGCAGAAGATATGGATTGGATGCACAAACATCAGAGTGGTGAGTGTTTGTGGTGCACCGCCAAACTACCAACAGACTCATTGAAGTGTGTAGTAGATCATATTGGCGGGGTAGAGACGCGCGGCGACCGTACTAAAGTTCGCGGACTTGTGTGTTCAGTCAAATGTAACTATATCGCGGGCATCGTCGAGAATGACTATATCCAGAACAAAGATTTTGGATTACTAGCGTCGTTCGTAGCACGTGTGCGCCATGTGATGAAATTTAATAAAGGGAGCCTTTCATATGTCAACTAACGCCACACTCGTTTGCGCACGCTGCGCGCGACCAGCACGAGAACAACGCAAGATCGGTGCTTACACGTATTGCACCGACTGTGCCGATAAAGTTCGAGAGGCGAAGCCATGAGCATAGGCTACGAGAATGATAGATGTCACTTCTGCCATAAGAAGAACGCGGGACACGCGCGTGCAGAGGATTCGAAACCCGGTGGCCCGTACTTCGATGCGTGCGAATCGTGCGCAAAGAAGCAATACCCAGAGCAGGGTACTGGTACCGATGCACCATTGACTCGAAACTGAACTTATGAGATATTGTTACCAGAGGAAAACACAGTGCTTAGTTTAATCAGGGAGTGGCAGTGGGTAAACGAACTAAGAGTGTGGCTTTCGAAGCCTGTACCAGAAATCTTTGTGGAGCGTCATGCGGGAGAAGAGATAGCACAGTGCAATGACTGCCACCGTTTGCTAAAGATTCGTTACTTCAATAGGCTCATTATACATCTGAGGAACGACCACAAGCTGTCTACAGATGCCGCTATCGAGACTACCACATGGATTATGAATAGAGTGGACCGCGCGAATGCGGAACACGCGAGACTAGCGAATCAAATGGGAAAATTATGAAGTGTAAACACAACCAATATCGTACCCGCTGTAAAGAGTGTGGCGGTGGCAGCATTTGTGAACACAAACGACGACGATATACGTGCAGAGAGTGCAAAGGCGGTCGTTTTTGTGAACACAGCCGACAATGCAACACCTGCTCGATATGCAAACCCAGCGGTGCTTTCAAGTTATATAAATATGCTGCAACCCAGAAAAATCAGGATTTTACTCTATCATTAGATGATTTCAAGTCGTTGGTAATCCAGCCGTGCGTTTACTGCGGCGAACAAGAGAAGCCACGTGGCATTGATCGGTGGGATAACTCTATTGGTTATACGTTAGAGAACAGTCGCCCCTGCTGTGAAATATGTAATTACGCGAAACGAATGACGCGCGGTGACCTTTTCGTGGAGTGGTTGCAGCGCGCAGCAAATTATACGAAGGGGAAGCTGTGAACCATATGAGTTATGCGGCCTACCTGTTGATTCTGATTATATCAGGCGTGGGGCTGCTGGCAGTCGACATCTACATCCTAATTACGAACTGGTTTTCGAGGGAGTTAAAGTGAAAGATCATCTGAATCCAATGCAAGATATTCACGACTTAGCAGATTTGTTCATCGACCGATACATTGCGGGTAACCCCACCGTGCCGACTATGCACGTGTTCATCAACGCGGACTCAAAATACCTCCACGGCAAGCTGGCATCAGGCAAGGCAATCTTCCGCACCGAGATCGAGGGCGCGCAGGTATTCTTAACTGAAGAGGACCTTGGCATGGAAGGCACCTACTTACCTGCACCGTTCTTTCTGATTCAAGGGAGCAAATAATGTTCAAAGACATTTACACTTTTCCGATAAAGGAATTAAAACTCAGCCGCTGCGAAATGATTACCACGCTGAACTACCACCGTCGGTTGGAGCGCATCGCTAACCCCGAGGTCGACAGTTCATGCGGTCCCGTTCGTTCGATGCTGCTGGTGACCTGCGCGGAGCCTTCAAAGGCACGCTACATCGGTTACACGGTAGCAGGTAAGCAGATAATCGAGGAGGTAGCACTGTGAGCGACAACTACAGCGACATCACACCGACGGGTTTCACCACTAACGCGGCGGACACGTCTGCACCACAAGCGAAATCCACCCAGCGCGAGAACGCGCGCGAGTACGAGGCCGCCTTACAACATCTGGACAACGAGATATTCAGGCTGCTCATTAAACGCGAGCGAGAACTGGACGCGCTGCGCGCAGCCAGCGAGGGACTCGCGAAACAGAACTTCGAATTGCTCAAAGAGACCGTACCGGAGTACTAGGCCAAAAGTACCACGAGGTACTATTGCATTCTCCTCTGGGTGTGATATACTTTAAACATGGAAAACATCATAGCAATTTGTAAAGACTGCGGCAACGGCACACTGAACGGAAAGACGAACCCTCAGTTCCATATGTATGAGGGCAGGTATAACGACGTGGTCGTCTGCAACCGCTGCGACAGCAGCCACGTGGATGTAGTCTCCACCGGGGACGCGGACGATGTTGAATTCGAGAACCGCTACGGGGTAGGTGAATAATGGACATCCGCCGCGCAGTGATGATGGCGAAGGACTGCATGAACTACCACGGCCTGCACAACAGCGGGTGGCGGTTCGAACTGGACAACGCGAAACGCCGCATGGGCGTTTGCAAAATCTGGGTACACTGATTAAGATGAAAGTCAGACGACAGTTTGACAAAGCTACCGAGGCCCGCCGCGCGGCACGATTGCACGCGGCGAAGCCCGGGGCTACACGCAAGATCGAAGATAAGCGACGCAAGGCACCGAAGCACGCCAAGCCGTTGCAGGAGGAATAAAATGTTCTGGCAATTTTCGAGCACGAAGTTGGGCGTTCTACTGGGTGCCGTGTTATTCATCGGATGGGTTCTGGGCGCGTACTCAGCGGTGTTGGTGATGTTGTGGTAGACCTTTTGCTATTAGGTGTTATGGTGGCCGGGGCTATCGTGCTGGTACTCTGCATCAAATCGGCGAACCGCGAATGAGGACCCGTCTGCGCGTGTACACAATCGCGACGCTGCTCACCTCTGGGCTGTTCTTGGTGGTCGCCTACTTCATTGTACATGCGCTTAATGTACTCTTCGGGCATCCTACGCCGAGTCATTACAACGTGACAAAACTTTTGTAAATTGAAAACGAAAGAGGAAAATAATATGGCGACACAATTCAAAGTCGGAGACAGGGTTCGCATTCCTGAATCATTAAACGATTGCTGGGTAGGCGAAGGCGAGGTGTATAACCTCTATCATCCTGAAAGTCGCAGTGTCGGCGTTCGCATGACTAGTGGCGCACATACCGGAGATGAGGGTGGCTTCGATAAGGATAAGGTCGTACTGCTCTCCTTTGGAGTCCCCGCAATGCAGATCACCAAGATCAAACGTAGCAGCCAGAAGACCGGGCTGAAGGTGTACGGCGTAGTTCGCAGTACCTCCGGCAAGGATTACAACTTCGCTTACATCCGCCGTTCGAATTTTCGCGGGTGGATTTGTTCTTGCGAGAATTTCTTTTTCACGATGTTTAAAAAGAACCGCAATTGCAAGCACATTAAGTTCGTGCGTCAAGAAGTCGGACGTTACGCGAGCAAGGCCTAAGGAGGATAACATGAGCAAATCATGGAAGCAACCGAAGTGGCACACAGCGACACCGCAGGCGGCGATTGACCGTCTACGCATGCAGGACGCCAAATCAGAGATTCGCGAGGCCCTAAAGCCTCGTCAGGAGGCATCACGTGGACAATAGACATCGACAGAACCTAGATAACTATATCACTGGGCGCTACGGCGAGGACCAGTTCCGCAGCGATTTCTGGCCCGACTTATCCGCGCACCAAGAATATTGGGAGCACCGCAATCTCTCGGACGTCTATGAATACGACCCGACCGACGATGGCCCCGAGGTCGGGATCATCAACCGCGTCAACATCGCAATATTTCATCAGGACTTGTGAACGAGCAATCCAAAGAACGCGCGCGCGCCAAACGGCTGATGGACAGCTACAAGCTGACCATCGCGCAGTACGATATCATCTGGAATTTTCAAGGCGGTATTTGTTACGCGTGCCGCCAACCGGAACCAGTCAAAGGCCGCCGTCTATCTGTTGACCACTGCCACACGACCGGATTGATACGCGGGCTGTTGTGCAGCCGCTGCAATCCCATCGTCGGCAAATTGGAAAACGCGTTCAAGCGTTATGGTCTGGGCAAGGTCACGGGACTGGATGTGCAGATATTAGCCAGTCGAATCGCCACCTACTTGTGGGAGCCGCCAGCCACTAAAGCGTTGGGCTACAATCACTTCGGATACTCGGGAAAAACTGGCACCAAGGCGCATCGCAAGCGGCTACGCAAGGAACGTAAAACTAGTGACCCTAATTAGCCGTACCTATGAGGAGCTAAATGACCACACCAACAGAAATACAGAGCATCGAAACCAAGGCTGGCGTTTGGATAACCGCACACCACGCCGTGCTCTACATTCTTCTAGGCATCGCCCTGCTCGCTGGCGTTTATATCTTTGAATCCAAGTACGCGGACATCGCGACCGCGAAGGCCAACGCGGCAGAGCAGGCCTTGGCCGTCGAGAAGGACCACAGCACACAGCTTGCGAATCTTTACGCGGCTAATCAGGCGCAGCGCGACAAGGATAACGCGGCCTTCTTGCTATCTATTTCTCAAACACAGGCACAAACAAGGGTTCAGATCATTCACGACAAGGCGTTGCCCGCTCCGGATTTAGGGCACCGCATCGAGACGATAACAGGATTCAAGCAGGGTACTATAATGCTCGATGCCTCTCAAGATTTAATCGTGCCGCTGCCGCTGGCCGTCGACATAGTCACCAGATTAGATCAGGGTATGGCGGACGCGCAAACAGTTGTGCAGCAAGCGGGTATAATTAAAAACCAAGCCGGGACAATCGCCGACCAGACCGCGATAATCGCAGAGGATAAGAAAGTTTTGACGGCGCAAATCGACACTGACGACAAGGTGTTGAAGGCAGAGAAGGCCAAGAATCGAAAGAGCAAATTCAAATGGGCAATCGGCATGTACGTTGCCGGATTCCTTACAAGGGAGTTCATCAAACCATGAACGTATCAAAGGCAGAGCGTGTCTCACCTGAACTCGTAGAAGCTGAGTACGAAGCGAACGGCGGCAACATCCGCGCGACGGCGGCAGCTTTAGGCATCGAGCGTTCGACCGTGCGCGCCAAGCTGGCCCTCTTAGGTAAGAAGGATAAGCCGTTGGCCGCTGGCTCCGAAGAGGGAACGAAGACCGTCAAATTAAAGTTGCCAGCGAAAGGTAAGGTCTCGCGCTACATCCTGACGTCCGCGCAGAACAACACGTACGTTCACGAATCCGCGTGGGAAAATCTCATGTCACTCGCAGACCATTACGACGCGGAGGTCATTGTCGGGACCTTCACGTACAACCAGAACGCGTACGGTAAGTTGAGTGTGAAGCGCGGCAAGGACAAGAGCACGCAACAGACATTGTGGTATGACCCGAAATTGACGGACTACATCCGCGATGAGCGCGTTGAACTCGCGAACGGTCTCGTGTGGTGCGGAGAAATGAACATCCTGCCGACCGCCGTGAATCCTTTGGCTGGGTTGGACAGCTACACACAACGCAAGTCTGCAATCTTTCCCCACGCGAAGTTGGCGGCGCGCAGCATCGCAACGATGCAAGGTGAAGGCGTCAAACTGAATTACACCACCGGAACGGTGACGCAGCGCAACTACATTCAGAAACGCGAGGGTGTGATCGCCGAGTTTCATCACGTCTACGGCGGCCTGCTCGTCGAAGTTAACAGCGATGGTAATTGGTGGGTGCGCCAGTTGAACCAAGACGGAGAACAGGGAGCGATTCAGGACCTAGGCGTCGTAGTTAAGGACGGCAAGGTCACCACTGGCAACCGCGTCGAGGCCATCACCTTCGGCGACCTGCACGGCACGTTCGCTGACCCGGTTGTCGTCAAGGCGTCGCTCGATATGCTCGACACGTTGCAGCCGAGGTATCAATTCCTTCATGATGTGATGGAAGGTGTCAGCATCAATCCCCACGTTCGCAAGCACAACGATAACCACGCTAAGTTCTCCACATACCTGCGCGGGTACGGCACACTAAGCGCAGAACTGCGCGACACCGTTGCGCTGCTCGATTCATACACGCGTAAGTTTTCCAGCACGGTCATCGTCGACTCAAACCACGACGACGCGTGGATTCAGAAGTGGCTGCGTGAGTACGACTACCGGAAGGACCCGGCGAACGCTGAACTATTCTTGGATTTACAAGCGTTCATGTACATCGAACTCCGCAAAGGTAAGATGCCTCGCGACATCAGCGTGATCGAAGAGGCTATGAGTAAAATAGGTTATAAGAAGGCTAAGTTCCTCCGCGCCGACGAGTCGTTCCTTATTTGTGGGCGCAAGATCGAATGCGGGATGCACGGGCACCTCGGGCCGGGTGGCCGCCGTGGCAGTCCAGACAACCTTAGCAAGATGGGCCGTAGAGCGAACACGGCACACACGCATAGCACGGGCATCTACAACGGCCTCTACGTGGCCGGAACCAGCAGCAAACTGCGCTGGGACTACAACCGTGGACCGAGTTCGTGGACAAACACCCACATTGTAACTTACCCGAATGGCAAAAGAACTTTGGTCACAATATATAATGGGAAATGGAGTGCTTAAATGTCTACCTTTGCAATTAGTTATGCGAATGCAACGACGGGCACGAAGAGTTACGCTACTAACAGTCTATCGTATAGCAAGATACTGAGGCCGGGAGACCACATTTTACAGGTTAACAAAGAAGGTCTTGTGGACCACGAGGCGGTCTTAGCAGAGACAAATACACATCTCTCCGGCACGCTGTTTTTGGTGTTCGAGGCGGTCTACCCGGTAGTGCCATACCCGCCCCCTGTTCGCATGTGTTTTCCTATTAATCAGGTCGAAGAAAAGGCTTGACAACCGACCGCGATTCTGGTACACTAGGGTACAGTTAAAAGAAAGGTTTGGTTTCGATGTCCATCAACGAACGGTACATCTGGTTAAGGCAACTGATGCCAAGGGCAGCGAGTCAGATTTTACACACATTCGCTAATCTGATTTTACACCCCATCACAGTCGTTGTGACGACATGCTCAAAGTCAGAGGACGGGGAGATAAAACGCAGGCAATGTCGTAAAATGTATGCTACACCGTTTTTTAAGTTGGTTTTTGTTTACGCGTCCAACGACACCGTTAGCGATGTATCTGAGGCTGAGACATTACGATACCCGAGCAATCTAGCCGGGGACTTGTTCAAGATTCGTAAACACCTTGAGGAAGTCTGTTTTATACCCAGGGGGTTTTTGATAATAAGCGACGACGACCCCGGAAGCAGTTTTGGGGGCGGGGAATATAAACCAAATCTTCCCCGAGCAGTTATACCGGACTTAGTGTCTATAAGCAAGTGCGGTGCCAAGAGGAATAAAGTCTCCGCCGAACAGTTAGCTTTACTCTGGCACATAGTTTTCTATTTAGGTGATAAGAACGGGGTCGCCTACGCGGGCTTGAACGGGAGTGAGCAACAGATAGCCGCAGAACCGGGCTATGAGACGACAGGGGGCTGTCCTAACAGGAGTCACGGGAGTCACGGCTTTCATCCGGTAAAGATAGGCGTAGCGATTACTGGGGCAGTAGGAGTTTTACAGCCGATGCGCAAATTGGTTCCTAAAGAACTTCGAAAAATGAAACAGGAACACGCGACGGCCTGCGCTGTAGCGATTTCAGAAGGGCCGGGCACGCTGATGCTGATGCCAGTATATGCAACTTTTGCGGTGAAACCACCGAGAGACCCGCAAGCGGACATCACTACTTTGGCCCGCTTATACCCTGAGATTGTTGGCCCCGGCAACACGCACGGAGGCCTATCTAACGATGAGAAAAAGGGATGCATCATACACTTTTTAACAGCGAAGCGTCTAGTTATATAGGAGCAACATTGAGTACTGAAAACAAAAGAGCGGACTCGTTTGCGGTCGCGAGCGAGCACTGGAAGAACATGCCGGAGTATGTCTCCGAGGACCTCACGCCGTATCGGACTTTACCCGTGCACTTCGCTACAGAGGCAGATATGTTGGCCTTCTCTGCTTTAGTTGGTCAAAAGATCACCAAGATAACGAAGAGCATCTGGTACCCAGAGGCAGAGATCGGTCGCACCGCTGATAAAAAGTATGTTGACGAAGATACGTCAGAGGGCTTTTAGTGAATCCTACGTACCCAGTGTACATCATATCGAAAGGCCGATGGAAGCAAAGGCACACGGTCAAGGCCTTAGAGAAGATGGGTGTGCCTCATAAATTAGTTATCGAACCGCAGGAGTTTGATGATTACGCAGCGGTTGTGAGCAGGGATAATATTTTAGTGTTGCCATTCAGCAACTTAGGACAAGGCTCCATCCCGGCGAGGAATTGGGTCTGGCAGCACGCCGTAGGTAGCGGGACAACGCGACACTGGATTTTAGACGACAACATTGCAGGATTTTATCGGTTGAACCACAACTTAAAAGTGCGCACGTTAACTGGTTCTATTTTTCGAGCAGCAGAGGACTTCGTTGATCGATATGAGAACGTAGCGTTGTCTGGGTTTCATTATAAAATGTTCGCGAAACGAAAAGATTATTTGCCTGCTTTTTATATGAACACCCGAATTTATTCATGCATCTTAATCAAAAATGATTTACCCTACCGCTGGCGCGGGCGTTACAACGAGGACACAGATTTATCGCTAAGAGCGCTTAAAGATGGTTGGTGTACAGTTTTGTTCGCCGCATTTTTAGCCGAGAAGTTGACAACGATGACAATGAGCGGCGGGAACACTGACGAGCTATATAAAGATGATGGTCGATTGAAGATGGCAGAGTCCCTCGTCGAGCAGCACCCTGACGTAGCGACTGTGTCTTGGAAGTTTAATCGGTACCAGCACCATGTAGATTACCGCCCCTTCGGAAAGAACGAGTTGAAACTTAAACCCGGTGTTGTTGTGCCTGATGTTGTGAATAATTTCGGGATGAAGCTAGAAATAGACGGGAGTAAATTTTCCGAAAATGAGAAAATTATTATATCTCATTGAAGGCGGCGCACTCTCGTGGAGAGTAAGACTGACAGCAAGTTGCGTTTTAGCAAAGATCATAAATATGCAAGAGCCGTGCACTGATTTGTCGCGGCGATTAATAGAGATAAGAGAAGAATTAATCTCAGGGAGCAACTAAATGACCGAACCCCGCAAACCGAAGCGCGACATGAAACCGAAGCACGTCATCTACATCAACACCTCGCTGGCGTGCAGCCGCTGCCCGGTCGAGTGGTTCGTAGTCGACCTGAATCCCGAACTCAAGGCCGTTAAGTGCCCGCGCTGCGGCGAGTACAACGACATCCGCGAAGCAATCAAGAGGGCCGCATGAGCGAGATGGCTAAAGCACTCCCACTGATGATTCAACTTATGAACAACCCGTCGTTCGTCAAGCACGCGAGCGAGGCCGGGTACGAGTTTGACGCGAACGCTATTTTTCGCGCGTGGGCGAACACGGTAGTGTACACGCCTGACGTTCCCATAAGGACCACCGGGATGCGCAAGCGTAAACCACGTTTGACGGCATCCGACTTCGTGATGCTTCGAGAAATGGGGATAAAATTATGAGCCAACTAATTCTAGGCATCGGAAACAAGGCGCGCCACGGCAAGGACTCGTTCGCGAAGGCTATCGAACTGTACTATGGCAAGATCAACGCGACCGCGCTGAAACATAGCATGAGTCTGAAGCCAATTATTGTGCAGCAACATGCGTTCGCCGACGCACTGTACAAGGAAGTCAATGCTCAGTTGAAGCACGGCGACTCCATCTGGAAGACCAGATGCGTATACGCGGGCAATGATGATGGTTTCACGTTCAGTTATGCAGAACTTCCTGAGTGGGTGCAGCCGGACCCCAACCCTGAAGTCAGCGAGCGTTCGCCATACGGTAAGCACCCGAAGCTGTTGCAATGGTGGGGCACCGAGTTCCGCCGCGCGCGAGACCCGAACTACTGGGTGGACAAGTTTGTGGCCGGGATTAATCCGAAGGCCGACATCGTGATCGCTACCGATATGCGCTTCTTGAATGAAGCCGACATGATTAAAAAGCTAGGCGGGTACACCGTGCAAGTGAATCGGTTGAACGCGGACGGTACGCCGTTCGTCGACACCGCACGGCCAGCGAATCACGTGAGCGAGATTCAGTTGGACGGCTACAACTACGATTACAAGATCACCGTGAAAACGGGAGACCTCCCGCTGCTAGAAGAGTGGGCGATCACACTCGTGAGTTTTCTTCGAGGCTGGAAAGGAAAGCGATGAGCCAAGCGACGATTGTCACCTCGACTGGATTGTGTTTCGATATCCTCGAACCCACCTTAGACATGGTGTGCATCGAAGATATCGCGCACTCGCTCAGTCAGGTCAATCGTTTCACCGGGCACGGCAAGTTCCCGTACCCAGTGAGTCAGCACTCACGTCTCGGCAGTTACTTGGTGCCGCCGAAGTACGCGCTGCGATTCCTTTTGCACGACGGCAGCGAGGCCTACATAGGCGACATGAACCGACCGCTGAAGCACTTCACCACGGCGGGAGAAGAGTACCGCAAGGTCGAGGCACCGATTCAGTATTTGATTTACCGAAAGTTTGGGTTAGCACCAGAGGACCCAGAAATAATCCACGAGATCGACAACCAGATGCTGTATGCTGAGAAGGCTCAAGTCATGCCCGCAACTGAGTGGCGAAACAAGTGGAGCGCGGACCAAAAGGCCGCTGATGTAAAGATCGTCGAGACATCCTTCCGAGTGAACAAGGCACGTTTCCTCGACAGGTTCTATTACGTTCTAGATCACGGCGGACCACAATTATAAGGGAGAAAGAAATGCCAATTATAGACACCAACATCAGATCAATACAGTGTGACGGACCAGACTGTGACAAGCACGTGCTCTTCGACCGTAAGGACGAGAAGACGACGTTTGAACTTCCCGAGAACGTGTGGTTGAGAGCGACACGGGTAACGCAGACCGCTGATGGTCGTAACAAAGTTTATTGCAGCGATACATGTGAGGTCAAAGGCGTAGGCACGGGCACACACAACATTCCGGAGGCACCGAAGGTAATTCCAGCCGGAAACGCCGCGACTATCATGGCCGCCGCGCACGCCGCAGCCGCCGCGAAGAACGCCGACGCAGCCATCCGCGCAGGCGAGCCAGCCAAAGTTCAGTTGACCGACTAATGTGCGGGCCGCAGAGGGATTTTGAGAAGTTCATGCCCGACGACGAGCCTATCTGCGATCACGACACCGAACCAACTGGTGAGCGCGACGAAGAGGGCCTCAAGATCACGAAGTGCAAACACTGTTCGAAAGAGTTCGTGAAGCTGTACTCCGGAAGAAAACGCGATGCAACAGATAATTAAATTCATCGGCAAAATATCATTCGAAGGGAAAATGAACGGTTTACCCTCGGAGATTTTCGGCTTCGTCACGCTCCAAGACGCGGACAACAAAACCATCAGCGACGCGATTGCAGGCCAATTCGGACGCTACCGCGAGATGGGTGGAATGGTTTCTGAGAAGGACCAAGGCTCGCCCGTTAATCGGCAAGTCACGTGGCTCGGACACATGTACGTGCCGTTCCACTGGATTGTTAACGTTCAGGTCGCCCTCACTAATCTGACCCAAGAAATAAGTGTGCCTGATGAAGCGGGCGTCGAGCGTTTAGCTGACGGCACCGAACTGGTGAAACAATGATAGTGGTAGGCTTAGACATCGAAGCAACGGGTCTCGACAAGGTCAAGGACCGCCCAATAGAAATTGGCGTGACCTTGTGGACCACGAAATATAACCGTGGTCTAGATACCCGTGCGCTTCTTGTCCAGTCTGACGGCGTTCCTGTCACCGAAGAAATCACTGGCATCACTGGCATCACTCAGGGCATGATCGACAGTTTTGGTTACACCCCCGAAGAGGCCTACGACGAGGCGATGTACTTCGTGGAGCGCGCCGATGCTATCGTGGCCTTCAATGGTATCCGCTACGACATCCCGATGATGCACCAGTGGGCGAAGCGAATTCAGAAACAGTTTCCCGATAAATTAATCATCGACCCGTCTACAGATTTACCGATGCGCAGTCAAGAACTGATTACGATGTGCGCCAAGATGGGCATTTACTATGATCCGCACGAAGCGGGCGCGGACGTCGGCGCGATGCTCCGGCTGATGGGCAAGTTCGACTTCAACGGCGTGCTCGCAAGATCGAAAAGTCCTACGGTCGTGGTGCGGTCAATGCAAGGCCGCAACGAGAACGACAAGGTTAAGAAACACAAGTTTCGTTGGAACCCAGATCGCAAGATTTGGTGGAAGGCCGTGAAAGAGATAGACCTTATTGACTTGCAACAAGCGGTCAACAACGAATTCGAGATGCAGGTCCTCGACTTGCAGCCCGAAGATTTAGAAGATCAGTAGACTCAAACTAAACTACGTGGTAACCCCACAAAAGGAAAACCAAATCATGGAAATAAGAACACAAAAGCCGTTTGAAAAACCGGAAGGTGGTTCATACATTGGTACCATCATCGACGTCACGCCGAAGGAAGTAGCCGATACCGACTACCTCACCCGTTTGCAGAAGGTCGACGGCAACGGTAAGGGCTTGACGAAGGTTCAAGTCACCTTCACGTGGACGATGGGATTTGCCGACGGCAAGCCTGCCGTTGATTCAGAAGGTCGCGCGTTTCAGGTGTTTGAAACGTACGACGCATACCAGAATCCAGCGAAGCCATCGAAGTTGGACAAAGCAATTACGCAGATTTTGAATACTGCCGCTCCACTTCTCTCGAACACCGATCAGTTGGAACCACTGTTGCTCGGAAGGTCCAATGAGTTGTTCATCACCAAGACCCCAAAGGTCAATAACCCGAACGAGATGACTGTTAAGGTTATTGGTCACTCACCGCTGAAGCCCGGGCAGATTGCCCCGGTTGTACCAGTGGGCTTCGTACGCTTCAAGGACCGAGTCAAGACCGTAGCTGGCCCTCAAGGCCGTCCCGTGCAGACGTACGCGCAGGCTCCCCCGCAGACCCAGCAACAGCCCGCAACCAATAGCGTGTCGTTGAACGCATCCGCACCAGCGGGAACCCCAGAAGCATTCTAATCTTCCTCAAACCCGAAAGCCGGGGTAACAAGGCTTGACACCACGGAGAGCACGTGGTATACTTTCGAGGATGACAATGAAAAAGAAAACCCACATAAGATGTGAACATGGCAAGATTAAATTTACTTGCAAAAAGTGTGCTCCCGGCTCCTTTTGTGTTCACGGCAAAGCAAATACCCGATGTGCTAAATGCGGCGGCGGCTCAGTCTGCGCCCATAAAAAGGCGCGTCAACTGTGTCGCGAGTGCAACCCCCTTGGTTGGGCGAGACAGGCGTTATTAAGATTTAGGGGAGATGCCACTAAAAAAGGATTTGAACCACCGGACATATCCGCAGAGGGGATAGTAGAATTAGTTAATAAAACTACGACTTGTTGCGGTTGTAAGCAGCCCTTAATTTTTGATTATAGTCTCCGTCGGCATATGTGGTCTCCCAGTCTCCACCATAGCCATATAACGGGTACGGTGATAGGTTATTCTCACAGTGTCTGTAACACCATCGAAGGGCAGTTTGCGAAGTTAAGTTTAACGCAGCGCGCTGCTTTGTTAGATAGCTTTTTCCCCGAAACAGTTTCTAGAATCAAGGACCGCTCATGACGTTTTTTGAAATCGCGAAACCGATGGCAGAGATGGGCGTGCCGCAAATTCGTGTGCGTCACGACTCCAAGGCGGCATTTGATAAAGATTGGCCGTCAATGGCAACGACAGATTTGGTGCGCCTCGCTGAGTTATCGAAAGAATACCCGAACAGCAACGCGGCTTCTGTAGCGCAGGCAAAGATCGGAGGTTTTTGGGTATGGGAAGTTGACTCACCCGATGTTATTCCTCGCATGGAGAAGGAGACAGGACAAACACTCCCTCAAACTTTTAAAGTGCGAAGCCGCCCCGGCAGGGGCCACATATATTTTCACCAGACTCCTGCATCAATCGAAATGGGTAATTTGAGTCAGAGTTACGTGACGGGGCAGGATTTCTCCGTGAGAGTCAACAATATGTACTGTGTTTCCGCAGGCAGCCTTCATCCATCAACAGGGCAGCCATATATGGCCCTGAATTGGAGCACACCGATTACCGAGGCCCCGGATTGGCTTGTACGTTGGCTCATCAGCCAAAAGATTCAAAAGCAGAGTAACCCAGCCGCCGATGGAACGCCCCGCGATTTCAACAATAAAGTGCCCCACGGTTCGATACATGGTTTTCTTCTCTCCACAGCGGGCCGTCTCAGAGCCGCAGGTTTAACCCAAGACGAGATTGAGGTGGCTCTCGTTCGTATCGCAGAAGAACAGTGCGCCCCACCTGTCGATTTTTCGAAAGTGCGGACGATGGCGAAGTCGATTTGTAACTTTCCTCCGGGCCAGCAGGGCCACAGCATCGCGCTGTCGCAGCCGCCACAGCCAGCGGCAAACGAGGTAGCAGAGGATGCGCCGGAGTTCGTGACCATCGAGTATCCGCTGTTCCCCCGCCACGTGATGTTTGGCACTAGCATTTATGATGGATTCATCAAACCGTATTGCGAAAACAGTTCACGCATCGACTACTTCATGTTTATACCGACCGCTGCGCTGATGATGAACTACCTCGGCACCAAGGTCACCGTTCCGTTCTCTTCATGGAAGCCAAGTTTTTATATTGTGCTGATTGGCAAGAAGGCGCGCACGCACAAGACATCGTCTATTAAGGACGCGATGAAGTTCTTGGAGTACGGCAGTGCCTTAGCGATGTATTCGAAGAACGTCAAGAACGCCGACGGAAAGTCTTTGGTGTGGCAGGTAGGTTCTCCGGAGGGACTCGGCACCGACATGATGCGCACCAACTGCAAGAACGCGGTTCTCTCTTACGGCGAGTTATCTACTCTGGTAGGAAAGGCCCGCATCGAGGGCAGCAGCATGAAGAGCGCGCTGCTGGATTTGTACGAGTCGGACAACTTCTCCAACTCAATCAAGACCAAGAAGGACACCTTCAGCATCGACCCGGGTAGCTACGTGACGACACTCATCACAGCCACGACCGACAAAAAGTTTACCGAACTGTGGTCACAACTCGCGGGAGAAGATAGCGGATTGAATGATCGATTCACGTGGGTGTTGGAGCCGCAGACGTTGCCGGAAAAGAAACTGGAGAACACGGTAAACTATAACGAGGCCGCGCTCGCGACCCGACGCATCATGGACAACGCCGTCTCGAAGGGCAAGTACGAGTTCTTCGATAAGACCCCGTTGCAGCGCATCTTGCTAGTGTACGGCCCTCGTCAAGTGGCCCGCGCGGAGAAATGGGCGTTGTACTTCGCGATTGATTTGCAGCTTGACGAGATCGATGAGGACTGCGTAGCACGCGGCATTGAAATGGTGAAGTATGAGGAAGCCGTGAAGGACTACTTGTTGACCTTCGAAGCAAAGAACGACGAAGCAGCGATTCAGCAAGGAGTGGTACGTCTATTAAAGAAAAACGGCGGTCTGCTGGAGAAGCGCGACATCATCCGCGCGTTAAACGCAAATAAGTATGGCGGCACTATCTGGGACCGCTCGTATAACTGGCTTGTAAACTCCGGACACGTAGTTGAGTACGGTAAGGGCATCAAGGGTGACCCGAAGATGGTGAAGCTACTTCGAGACATGAGTTTTGGAAGGGACAACGATTGAAGCACACAGTCATTAATGTTCGTAAACTGCAATCAACCCCCTGTCGATTCGTCGGCAGACCAACGGTGTATGGGAATCCGTTTGTTCTATTAAATGAACGAGACAGAGACGAAGTATTAGTGAGATTCGCGGTGTACTGGTATGCGCCAGAGCAGAGGTGGCTCAGGGAGCGAGCGCTAGCAGAAATCACGGTACCAGTTCTCGGCTGCTTCTGCGCCCCTAAACGATGCCACGCGGATATTATTGCAGGGTACTTAGATTGGAAGAGACGATGATTGAACTGCACTGCGACTTCGAGTCTCGCAACCCCGTTTATGGACCTAGTGATGTTGGTTTGCACAACTACATCTTTAGTCCGGAGACGGAGCCGTTATTCTTTTGGTATCGACTCGGCGACGGCGAGTACAAGCGCGTGTCCTTTTATCTCGGCGAGATCATCGAGCAATCATCAGAACTTCATATAGCATTGATGAATCCAAATGTGACGCTCGTCGCGTACAATTCAAGTTTTGAGCGTTACATGTTCCAAAAGCTAAATTATATCATCCCCGCCAGTCGGTTCATCGACCCGCAAGTCGGTGGTCGCTATCTGTCTCTCCCGGCCAGCTTGGAGGTACAAGGTAAGGTATTGGGACTCCCGCCACACTTGGCGAAGCGAGAGGGCGATCTCGTCAATTTCTTTTGTAAGCACCAGATTGTGAAGGCTACGAAGAAGAGAGAAGGCCGCGCGTATTACAATGACTGGAACTCTCACCCGAAAGAGTGGGCGGAGTTTCTTGAGTACGGTAAGCAGGACGTTGTGGCGGAGGGCGAATTGCTTCGCCGCATGCGCATCTTGGGCGCGCTGCCGCTGCCACCGTTCGAGCAGAAGATGTGGATTCTTGACCAGAAGATTAATGATCGCGGCATGCCCGTGGACGTCGAGTTCGTTCGCAAGATGTACAACCTTGGTCTCCGCGCGAAGGCTGAAGCTAAGAAAAACTTTGAAGATTTCACAGGCGTGAAGAACGCCAACTCGCCACAACAAGTCAAGGCGTGGGCCAAACCACAAGGCTACCCGTTCGACACCTTGAAGAAAGACACCGTCGCCTCGGTGTTGAAAGACCCCGAAATAAAACTCACTGATGCGTGCCGCGCTGCGCTAAAGATGCGCGCAGAGGCCGCCAGCACTAGCTACCAAAAACTTGGGAAGATTCTCGAATGCGTTTCGCCGGATGGGAGAGTGCATGGTCAATTCATCTTTATGGGTTCAAGCCGTTGCGGTCGTTGGTCTGGGAACGCAGTCCAGCTACATAACATGGCTCGCCCTGCTGTGGTCGGAGAAATTAAAGACGACAAGGGCAATGTTATCCACCCGGGCTACGACTTCGAAGATCAGAAGGTAGTTCAAGAGGCCCGTGCAATGGTTCACGCGGAAGACTACGACGGCATCAAGGCCAAGTACGGCAGCGTACTCCTCGTGGTCAAGTCGCTCATCCGCACGGTGTTCGTCGCGCCATGAGATACATTAGCTGGCGTTGCAACGAAGTGCTGATGCCAATCCGCCGTGGGCTGTGGCGTTGGACCAGTTTCGCGCATCCGAAGTTGCACTTGTTTTACGAGATCAAAGATAACGAACTATGGGAGTGGATGTGATAACAAGAGCGAGAATTTCGAAAAATTGGCGCGAGCGCAATCGTCGCAACGGGTTATGCGTAGGCTGCACCCGCAAAGCTACCAATGGATTTGCCCTTTGTGACGTATGCCGCAAAGCTAGAGCTAAATTTTCAGAGGGCCGCGTCGAGAAAGGCTTATGCCTTCGATGCATCAACGTCTCAGAACCCGGAAGAACAAAATGTTTGGACTGCGTACTCAAGGCCGCTTTGTATCAATTGAAACGAAGAGGTCTACCACAGAACGAACTTGAGATAGCTGCGGTAGCGTTTCATAATTATGCTGGATTCTGCGCTGCATGTCGTTTGCCGATTCCAACGGGTAAAGAGCGTTTTGACCACGACGATAGAAATAAAAAGTTTCGTGGAATTGTTTGTCACGGATGCAACGTAGCTATCGGTTTTGCCGAAGAGAACATTCAGAGATTATCTGGGTGTATCCGCTATCTGGAGAAGCAGCGATGACAACACGTTTTAACGTCTGCGATCTTTAATGCTATAGAAACCCGCGTCGGCGCGTGGCTGGCGGGGTGTACCGATTTGATGGACGTGTTCGTGCCGTACACCGACGTGTTTGGTGTTTACCAGCGCAACGGTCGCGACCCGTACCTCGCGTTCGCGTGCAAGATGTTTGGTCTCACGTACGACGTTCTTTACGCCGACTACAAAGGTAGAAACGGCAAAGAGCGCAAGGCTGCCGCGAAGCGTATGCGACAAGTCGCGAAGCCGGGAGTGCTGGGAGCCATCTACCGTCTCGCTGGCGGTATACTTATTCGCATTCACACAGACGAGTGTAAGCTGGCGCAAGCGAAGGGCGAGATAAAGGCCGACGAGTGTGGCTGCCCCAAGGGCAAGACTGGTCTCTGGGACTACGCGGACAAGATGGGCGTTGAGATGTCACAAAAACAATCGCACGAGGTGGTGGACATCTTCCGCAACTCGTACCCAGAAATATGTGACCCGAAGGTTGGAATTTGGAAGCAGTTGGAACTCGCGGTCGCCGACGTGATGCACCCGGACCACCCGGCCACGGTTCGTTATATCGGCCCGGGCAACTGCGTGAAGATCGACCGCATCAACTTCATTGACCCAGTGACGGGTGAGCAAGAGCGTCACCCGATGATGAGGATGCAATTACCGAGTGGCCGTTACCTGCACTATTTAGACGCGCGTCTCGAATCAACGATGATGCCGTGGAAGGGACAAGACGACGATGGAAACGAAATTGACGTTTACCGTGACAGCCTCATTTACGCCGGAACAAATCAGAAGACTAAGCAGTGGGATATCTGGATTTCCACCCACGGCGGGAAACTCTTTGAAAATCTCGTCCAAGGAATCGCAAGAGATATTCTGGCCTACTGTCTTCTCCAATTTGAGTTGCGCGAAATGCCAGTCGTCGGGCACGTCCACGACGAGGGTATCACGCTGGTGGAAGACGATTTGCTCTCGCCTACGTACCACGACATGGTCGAGATAATGAGTACGCCCATCAACTGGGCACCGGGCCTGCTGCTGGGCGCGGACGGATACGAAGAAACGTACTACCACAAGTGAGGATAAGATGAGACTACAAACAGACGACCGTTGCATGATTTGCGAACAAGACGAACCGGGAGAACTCTCGTGGTGCACGTACTGCGGACTGAGACTTTGTTTCGATTGTGTCGCCGACCACGAAGAGTATTGCGATGACAATGACGCGGACGGATATGAGGAGACGTACTACCACAAATGAGCGATAAACCTAACTGTCCGAACTCAGATATAGCCCAGAAGGTGCATCACAACTGTATTCAAAAGATTGTCAATGGTCGCCCCGCGTGGGTCTGTCCACTGTGTTGGAAAATTGTATACATAAAGTGAGGACAAAATGAGATTACAAACAGACGACCGTTGCATGATTTGCGGACAAGACGAACCGACAGAACTCTCAAATTGCACGTACTGCGGGCTGGGACTTTGTTTCGATTGTGTCGTCGACCACGAAGAGTATTGCGATGACAATGACGCGGACGGTCGGTCATAAAAATAATGCTTGACAAAGGTACTAGGACTATGGTACTGTTAATTATGGAGACACCATGAGCAAAAAACAGCTAGTTATTCAGCACGATTTATCGAAGTTAGACGCACCCACGCTGGCGCAGTATCTGCGCGACGTCAGCGAGTTCATCGGGCTGGACCCAGACCTGAACGCACTCGACACCATCTGGATGCAGAACGAGAACGGCCCCGGCCAGTCGCTGGTAGTGTACGCGCGCCGTGGCACCGCCGAGATTCTCCGCAACAAGCTAAACATCGTGGTCGAGTCCCTTACTCAGGTCACTGTCGGCGGTTCGATTATCTTCACAGCGACAGGTTCAGATGGCAATCGCAAAGAGATCGCAGTCGGTTCGAAGTACATCACAGGATTAACGGGCAAGGCACTGGACGACGCGATTATGACCGCGAGCACCCGCGCGCTGCGCCGCCTCACGATGCAGTTCACGACCCTCGGCCTGCTCGACGAGAGCGAGGTTAAGGCGACCGTGGGCGACGCCACGAACCCCGCCACTGGCGCAAAACTCGAAGGCGGCCCTATCGCCGCCGTCTTCCTCGTGCCGACCGGCCCCGCAAATAACGCGCCGGGTCGCGACGTCACGCTGCCGACACCAGATCAAGCCGAGTTTGTCTCTCCAATAGGCCGTAAGAAGGGATTCACGCCTGTAGAAACCACTAACGTCCCCGCGCTGCCAGCGGAGCCAGTAGTCATCACCGGAGTTATCGCGGTTGGCGGCGGCTCGACCGAAGCGGATTTAGGCAAGCCAACGATGCAAGAAATGCGCGACGAGGCCACCGCCTTCCTCGCGGGGAAAGCAGCGGCAAAACCCGTCTGTGTCCTGAGTAACGGTCTTGATAAAGTGGATAAACCGAAGCGCGCCCGCAAGCCAAGGAACAGCGTATCGCTGGAGACCGGCCCGGAAGCGGAGGTCTACTCCCCCGGCGCGATAACAGCGGTCGTCCAGGCCATTATGACCGCAGACGCCGCGCCCGCCCCTGAGTTCCCCACGGGATTCCCAATTCATGAGGTTAAAGCAACCGCGTTTGTCGCGGCCTTGGTCCCCATAGTGTCCACCCCGGACCCGCTAGCGGTTCTGGCAACCCAGGCCGCTAATTGTGAGATACCGGCCCCCGTAGCGCCTCTCGCGCAGGTGATAGCTGACGCGTTCGTAGGGAAGCCGTCTGTAGAGCAGATGGCCGACTACCGCAAGAAGGTCTCGGTGTTCACGTCCCAGCTACCGTCAAGTGAGAATCTGGGCAGCGTCCAAAAGATGCGCGCCTTCATCACTAGGATGTCTGGCACCGCGCCACAGTTCATGACCGTCGACCAGTGGGAAGAAACGCTGGCGTGGTTCGAGTCTTTCGTAGGACGCAACCAGATCAAAGGCCTTGTCACCTACATCAACGACGCGCTGGGAGTCAAATAGTGCGAAAAGTTCAATCGAACCTACGCTGTAATAGACTTTGTAAGTTTTGCGATAAGGTGTTCAAAGTTCTGCGGTCTCGTGTGAAGAAAGGAAAAGGAAAATATTGTTCTCAAAAGTGTTTTAAGCAAAGTGCCCGAAAGGGTTACACTAGAACAGACGGCTACCGCGTAACTTCGATTGATGGTACTCACTGGTTTGAGCATAGATATGTGATGATGCGCCACCTTGGCCGCGTTTTGAAACGAACTGAGACAGTTCATCATAAAAACGGCGTTCGGCACGATAACCGAATCGAGAATTTAGAACTACGGTTAGGTCAACACGGTCCCGGTCAGAGCACCGAGGCATCAGTTCAAAACGCGGTTCAGCTTTTAGTTGAAGCAGGTTATTTAGTGATAAGACCGGGAGATGTAAAATACATTCAATGACCTTAACTCTCAATTCGGAGCAACAGTTGGCGGTCGACGCAGTCGACGGAGATTTCGTTGTAATCAGCGGTCCCGGCTCAGGAAAGACGCGTGTCATGGTTGAACGATATTTGAAAATGAGAACCAGAGGCATTCCCGACCGAGACATACTGAATCTAACCTTTACGAGTGGGGCCGCTAAAGAGATGGTCGAGAGAGTCGGGTTACTTAATTCAGCAGACGTGTTTCGTACCTTTCATAGCTTCTGTTTAGATTTGCTCAAACGGGAAAGAGCGCACCTACCTTTCCCAACTTGTCCAGCCATCATCCCTGTGAGGGGAGAATCTTTTATGCTGATGAAAGATTTGCTCAAGGCCTACCCGCCTATAACTTCCTTCTTCGCACTACGCGATGCGATCTCGCACTGGAAGGCCGAGAACGTGGACCCGGAGCAGGCGATGGAAGAGGAGTTCGACTCCGGCATCAGATACTTCTACGCGATGGCGTACCGCGACTACGAGAGAAAATGCCGCGAGCAAGGCTGGCTGGATTTTGATTCGCTGATGAAAGAGACTGTCGCATTATTGGAGACCAACAATGCTGTCCGTGAACGAAGCAGGCGAAAGTACATCGCTGTCGACGAGTGTCAAGACACCGACACCACCCAGTTCCAACTCCTCAGACTCTTGTACAACGGAAATATTTTTGTCGTTGGTGATGAGAACCAGCTTATCTACGAATGGCGCAGTGCTCAATCAGGAAACTTATCGAATTTCTCGAAAAGTTACAACGGAGCAAGGACGCTGTATCTGGGTCAGAATTATCGCAGCACTCAGAGGCTGGTAGAGTTCTTCAAAAAGATTATCCCGGTCGACAACGGGCTGGCAAGTCACATGATCTCGATGCGGCCAGAGGGTGAGCCTGTTCGAATCATCAACTACCTGCACGAGGATGAAGAGGCCAACGAGGTCTTGAATGACATCTTGGAGCGCAACGTGGCGGACGCGGCGGACAACTCGGCAATTCTGGCGCGCACCAATCGTCAGCTACAACTGATTCAACGGCGCGCGATGAGCCGCAACATCAAGGCCGAAATTCTTGGTAAGAAAAACGTGTGGCAGGAGAACGAGGTCAAGCACCTGATCGAACTTACCAAAGAAAGTTTTAAGGATTCTCGTCCGGCAGCGGTCGTGATGAAGGACCTGATTCATAGTCACAACATGGTGTACCGTTACACCAACACCAAGGGCAATCCTATGGATAAAGACCCTATCGAAAACATGAACGACATCGTTCGCATGGCGGGCCGCAAGAGCAAGGCGACGGGGCAGCCTCTCAGTGTGCTCGAATTTCTCGACTGGATGCGCAAGATCACACACATGCGCCGGACCAAGACCGAACCGATATTGACGCTCTCAACGGTGCACCAAGCGAAGGGCCGGGAGTGGAAGTACGTCTACGTGGTCGGATGCAACCAAGGCACGATGCCGCACATTAGTGGCGAGATAATGGAAGAGAGTCGTATATTCTTCGTGGCGTGTAGTCGCGCGGCGGATGAGTTGCAAATCAGCTACTCGAAAGTTCGCAGTCAATTCTTGAATGACTTCGTGCAAGACATTGAAACTTTTGGTGAAGACAATGGCGATGCCTAGTAGCTCGTGGTCAGAACGATTTAGAAAAAATGGGATGAAGATTGAAAGGGAGTATCTAATGAGACCTGAACCTAAAAAAGAAAAGAACTACACCCACTGGGCGAAACGAAAGGACCGCTTCTACCCGACGTTGGTGACTCACGACTTCATACCCAGCGCGGTATACGAGAGCCGGGAGGACTCAGAGGGCAACACGTACCTGCGCAAGATCGCGTTCCCGTCTGATGACCTGCTGCTGATTCCCGGGACGCCCGTGGACTACGTGCTCAACCAGATCGAAGAGTTCTGGGGTCGAGAGGAGTTCTTTAAAGAGTTAGGCCTCGTGTACAAGCGCGGCGTGTTGTTCTACGGCCCTGCTGGCTGCGGTAAGACTAGCATCATCCGCTTGCTATGCACTGAGATCATCAAGCGCGATGGACTCGTACTCTCCATCACCGACTTGGAGCATGACCAAGACATCCTGTTGAAGGTGCGCGAGGTGGAACCCGACCGCCCAATCATGTGCATCTTCGAAGACATCGAAAAGCTGACCGAGAATAAGGAAACCGAGAGCGACCTACTATCCTTCCTAGACGGCGAAAAACAGATCGGCAACGTCATTAACGTGGCGACCACCAATAAGCCGGACATCTTAGAAGAGCGTTTGATAAAACGTCCGGGCCGATTTGACCTCGTGATCGGACTCAACCCGCCAGTGGTAGAGGCACGCGCCACTTACCTAACCAAGCTGTTCAAAGATAAAACACCCGAAGAGATCGCACACTACGCAGCAGAGACAGACGGTCTCGGCATGGCCCACCTCCGCGAGTTGGCCGTCTCGATGTTGGCCTTCAATCACACCTTCGAGGCCACCGTGGCCCGCATGAAGGGCAATGTCAAGGAAGTCTTCCGCATGAGCAAGGTCGGGGAGAAGATGGGGAACGTCGGATTCACCATCGGCTTCAAAGGCCACAAATGAAAAAGCAGTGTTCAAAATGTTTGCGCACCCGTAAACTGCGGTTTTTTAACAAGGACCCACGCTATAGGATGGGCGTGGCCGGGTGGTGCCGGAACTGCAAAAGCGAGTACGCACAAACGCCCATCCGTAAAGAGTATCACAAAGAACGTTATCATCAAAAAATGCAGAATCCTGAATTCAGAGAGTCCGAGAGGCTTCGCAGCAGTAAAAAGTACCACGATAATCCAAGAAAGCAAAAATCGGGCGCGTATAAACGCAAGTACGGCGTCAGTCTCGACAGATTTGAAAAAGCAAAACGCTGCGCCCTGTGTTCGGAGAAAAGAAAGTTGGTCCCAGACCACAATCACGAGACAGGGAAATATCGAGGACCGCTGTGTTACCGTTGTAATTTAGCAATTTCTCAAGCCGATAAGTACAGGGGTTGGCTCGTGAGAGTTCGTAAGTATTTGAGGAGGGGTTGATGGCTTTTTTGTATGTGAATGTGAAGGGACAAGCGTGGCGAAAACACAGCTACAGCGCGGGCTCGACTTTCGATCATAGTCCTTATAAATACTATTTACAAAAAATAATGGGCTGGAAGGAAAAGAATCTGAAGGCGCGCTTCGAACTGGGCCGCGCGTTCGAGTCTGCGGTTCAGTATTTTCACGAGAACAGCGGAGACACCGCCGCCGCGATTAAGCATTTCCTCGCGCAGTGGGAGACGTGCCACACCACAACGGGACTGCAATATACGAAGGTCGAGAGGGACTGGGACACGTGCGCGCGCATCGGGACCGACTGGTTGAAGTTGTACGCTATCCGTCGGCCATCTTTGCCAATCCCGCTGGGTGGGCAGGTTGTGTTTCAACGTCAGTACGAGAAAGAAGTATTTCCGGGAGACCCAAACTATGGAGAAATTCTCGACATCGGTAAACTTGACATTGTGGCCTTTGTGGAACCGAACCATCCTCTATTACCCAAACTCAATTGGCTTCCAGAGTACGGAGCCTTTCGGCCTATCATTGTTGACATTAAGACAGCGGGCGCAGACTTCCCAGAACAATACGGCATCGCCGCCTTTGACCCCCAGTTGCGTCGCTACTCTTGGCTCTCTGGCATCCGAGATGTCGCGCTCTTGTGGTTTGTCAAGAAGGGATTAAAGATTCAGAAGGGCTACTCAGTAACCCTCTTGGAGGACGCCGGGTTCATGAAGGCCGGACAGGAGGCCGTGGTCGCGCAGTGCGACGGCGAAGACATCTGGTTGCTCTCGAACGACTTCATGGTAGAAGAGATGGAGCGCGTTCAGGGCAAGAAGACAGATAAGAAGGGCGTAGTGAAGACGGACCAGACCGACGTGGCAAAGGAACGCCGCGACGTCTGGTTGAAAGAGAACGGGACCAACGTCGACGAGGACATGATTACCAAGCAGCGTCTGCAATTCAACGCGGGCTTCGTGACCGTGGAGTCGGCGGACGACGCTGGCAAGATCGCGCAACGCCAGATCATCAACATCGTAAACTCGTGGCACTCCGGCAACTGGGAGAACAAGTTTGGCGTGCGCTACCCGCACGACGACCGCTCGGACCCGTACTTCCGCGCCTTCGTGTTAAACGAGGTAGGCTTCAAGGACCAGAATTTCGAAAAATCGGACGAGGACGTTGACCTTTTCGCCGACGAAGACACAGAGGGGCAGGAGTAACATGAAGTACCACGAAGACACGAATTTGAGGTGTTTGGATTGTAGAAAAGTTTTTCTTCCAAATATGAACGGACTAAGCGATAGCGGGGTAAAAAGGCCGCAGTGTCCCAAATGTTTAGAAGAGATTGATTTAGAGGGTTGGACAAACCAGTATTTAGAGGAGAACTGATGAGCACTACACTGAGTTGCGCGGTACCTGAATGCACCACCGTACTCGTGGTAGAGGAGGCGGTTTCTCCCGTCGCTAAGTACGTGTGCAGATATCACCTGAAGTCCGAACAGAAAAAGGCTCTGCATTTTCAAGAGTTCGCCTTCGACCCGAAATTGAATCCGGGCAACGAAGACACCTTGCCAGAAGAATATGATAAGGATTGGGGCATGGGCGGCGAACAGATGCAGCCGGGGGAGAAGTGCAGACACAGCGTCTATGACCCGACCGAAGACCAGCGATATTGCAGCATCTGCAACCCAGTAAAGATCACGACGGTGGTCAGCGAAGTTAAGAAGACCAAGATCGGTAAAATCGGAATCTTAAAAAACCCAACCGATTTGGAAGATCAGGCTATTGGTTTGTTGCTCTTTTATCACACGCTGCCGGAAGCGTCTCAACCGCCGTGGTTCAAGGACAGAGACCTACACTTCAAGTCTTCGGCCAAAGCGGCGTTCACCCAGCGTCTGAGGGGCAACGAAAGTTATTTACGAGATCAGTTCGTGGAGGACACCGAATGGGCAAAATACACGACCAGCTACGAGGGATTGTAGACGGCAACGACAGCTTTATGACTGGTTTCCAGATCGGGAAGCCTAAGCAGTATAGAAGGAAGGTACCTGTTTGGCTCAACAACAATAAGCAGATTCAGGTGATTCTGTTATCAGCTTTCCCGAAGCTGGGTACCGACCAGAGACAGCGCACAATGGCCGCACGTTGGGCCAACGTGGTTCATTATTATTTTCGGCTACGCTATACGGATGCCCAGACAGCGGAAGAGTTAGGCATCAAAGTGGAAACCGTAAAAAACGTGCTGAATAGGATTAGGCGAGCGGCTGGTGGACGCAAGGCCAACGGCTCGGGTGCCCGAGGGGGGAAGTACGGTCGCCCAAAGAAAGTGGTGACCCTAAATGACCTTACCATTGGAAGGGGTTTATGAAGATACTTGTACACCACTGCATCGCTCAAGAGGTGATCGTTTACGGGCTTATGGAGCCGTCACCCAGCATTAAGTGCCGTTGCAGAAAACGCATCTCGCTAAAACGAGCTACGGAGTTAGTGCGGGTTGGCGAAGCGAGTTGGATTACTGCGAGCCGCGTGCGCGGCGAACGAGCAACGGTCTGTAGGCTCTGCAAAGCCGATAACGCGGTCGCCAAGTGCGCTTTGTGCGGCGGCAAGGGCATGACTTTAGAGCCTTACGTGGAGGACACACCGGGCAGCGATATCTTGCTGGTTTCCAGAAATCCTCAAGACGCGAAAGAGAAGAAGTCCTTCTTTTTGAAAGCCAAAACCCCGAGAGCACCCACCATTGAAGAGGGCCACATCATGAGGGCATTAGACGACAAAGAGGCCAAAGAACGCGTTGAACAGTATGGTGAATCGATTGTGTGGAATTTGCAAGGACTCGGCGCGGAGGTCACCTATAAAGGAAAAGTTATTATGGAAGGCCGACCTGAACCAAAGAACGACGCGAAGAAGGGCGTCGGCAGAGATTACGATTGGGGGCGTTGCATATAATGACTGACGATATCAAAGACGTAACATTTCAACCGGACCCGTTCGTAACCACGCCGGAGTTACAAGCTGCAATTGACGCGGCCTTGGCTGCGGTTCTAACTCGCACGTACGCTGGCCGCAATCCGCAACTCGGTAAGATGATTAACTGTCAAGTGTGCCGCTCCCGTCACCGCAAGAATGAAAGGCAGTGCGAGCAGGTCTTCACACACCGGGTAGATCACGACAACTACGAGTTGCTACGAGAGAACGACAATGGTGAACTCGTACCGGACTACCGCACCTGCACGAAGGAAGGCGAGCGTCCCACGATGAAACAGCTTATGGGCGCGGCGGCATTCAATAAGAAACGTTTCCACCCGCACCCATCGAAGATCAAGCTGCTGCTCATTAATTACACCCGCGAATATTTCGTAGCCCTTGGCTTTCCGTTGGAGAGAACCGAAAAGGAGATCGAGAAAAACTTTCCTACTAAAGAAGAGTTCGACAAAGAATTTCAAAAGAATTTGCAACGCTCTCGTGTCTTGGCCGCTCGTCAAATCCGCAAGGAACGTCGACTGCGCACCCGCGCAACGAACCGCCAAGCGGACAAGGCGCGACGCATCAACCGGGGGCTGTTGTGAAATACATTAAGGTAGCAGAAACTGAAACGATGATCGCTCACCGGGCGAAGCCGAAGTGGTGGATTCCGATCTACAATTTCTTTTATCGAGTTCAAAGAAAAGTTCGCGGGCTGCCGCCCGGATACACTTGCCATTTAGTTATCTGGACACCGAAGAATTGGGACGGCTACATTAAGCGACACCACGTCGATAAGGTTGACCCCGTTGCTTGAAAATATTACAATCCTAATCCCGACCTTCCACCGACGCGGCTACCTCCGCGACTGTTTGGATGGCATCGCCGTGAACCTACCCGAGTGCGCAATTCTGGTTGCTTCGGACGATGGTCTACTACCAGAGCGCGGGATGCTTCCGCAGGCCTGCGACAGAGATAGTTGGTTCACGCTGCCGTACGATAGCGGTCTGACTGTGAAGCGCAACATTCTTGCGCAAGGAACGCTGACGCGGTACGCGCTGATGGGTTCCGACGACTTCGACTTCTCCACATCGCAGGCGCGCGAGGGCATCATTAGGATGGCTCAACTATTCAAGGCTTCAGATTTAACTTTTATGGAGGTTGACGTCGCGTGTGGACGGGTCAACAACCGACCGTACGAGGGTCATCTTGAGTACGTTCCCGGCCAATACATTAAGGAGCACCGCATCGGGCCGCGACAAGCCTCAAGGGTAACCGGAGTCGACATCGCGGCAAACTATTTTCTCGCCCGCGCCGACTTCCTCCGAAAGTTTCCTTGGGACGAGACCATCCGGCCTATCGGTGGGGAGCACGCGGACTGGTTCCTCGACTTGAAGGCAGCTAACAGAAAGGTCGTGTTCGTCCCCGGCGTGAACATCAACGAACTTCCGAAGGACCGCAGTAAAGAGCATCCCGACTACCGCACGTTCCGCAATCGATGCTGGGAAGGCCACGCGATCTTCATGAAAAAGCGTGGCATCAAGAAGTATTACGGATTCGATGAAGACGTACAATAGGAGAACTAAAATGGCAAAACACAAGGTAGCAAAGGCAATTCAAATTGGTTCGGTGGTTCAGTTCAAGAGTGGCGGGCCGCTCATGACCGTAGTCAAAGGCGTATCAGGGGGCGACAGCACCATTCTAACGGTGTTGTGGATAGCAGAAGAACGCTATCTTCAAAAGGCCGAAGTCGCCATCCAAGCGTTCAAACTGATACGCTAATGGACCTGATAATCTACCACGGAAATTGTCCCGACGGCTGGGCCGCAGCGTACATCTGCAAGCTGAAGTACCCGGAGGCCGAGTTCATGCCCCTCAATCATGGTCTGACAGACGAGGCATTGGAAGACCTATTTGCGATGGTCGACAATAAACACGTCATCATGGTCGACTATTCGCTGCGCACTCGCGAGTTGAACGACAAGTTAGCCGCACTCGCGAACACGTTCCGTATTCTCGACCATCACAAGACAGCGCAGGCCGTGTTGGAGGGCGCACCGTACGCGATCTTCGATATGAAACGCTCAGGCGCTGGCATGACGTGGGATTATCTGTTCGGCAAGGACGCGTATTTGGAGGGCGACGGATACTTAGAACGACCATTCTGGATTTCGTACACCGAGGACCAAGATTTGTGGAACTGGGTGTTGCCGCACTCCCAAGAGATCAACGCCTATTTGATGGTGCAACCGCGCACCGTTGAAGTGTGGGATAAAATAATTGAGATGAGTGCCGCTGATGCTGAGAAAAGAGGTAAAGGCGTCCGCTCGTACATCGAATACTACACCCGCTCCGTCCTCGCAGAGGTACAAGAGGGCGTTCTATTTTTCCAGACGGGCACAATCGAGTCAGAGGACGAGACCATCACCCTTCCCGTTTATACCAGTTACCGCACCGGGGTCCTCAACATCCCGTACGTGGGAGTCAGCGAGGCTGGCGCGGCATTAGTCGAGAGTGGATTCGACATCGGCCTCGCGTGGTTCGAGCGCGGCGACGGTCTGATTCAGTTCTCTTTGCGTAGCAAAAAGGGCGGCCCAATCGACGTCGCCGCAATCGCAAAGACCTACGGCGGCGGCGGCCACAACAACGCGGCAGGTTTTCAAGTTAGTCTCAGAGAGGGTCGCGACATCGTCGACGGCATCATAGGGAGACTCAGTTATGAAAAATCGAATTGACATCATAGAGTTCCCTGTCTTCTCCGACTTCATCGTCCACGTTGAAGTGACAAAGAACTTACAAAAGACTACGATGAAGTATCCAAGTGTCGCGTGTTTGGCGGACGAGATCGATAACAACACAGACGCGGTCACGTTGTACGCTAACGGAAAGGTCTGTTTCATATTCTTACAACCCGATGCTTCTGCTGGAACAGTGGCCCACGAGGCCTTTCACGCCGTCGAGAATATGATGAGCTATTTCGATATGGACTTGGGCGGGGAGACTTCGGCGTATCACATCGGGTATATAGTGAACCGTGCATTCAAATTGTTGAGGAAACGATGACACTACTTATCGCAGTTAAGAGTTGCCGTGCAGACCTAGATCGCGGGTGTCATGACGTGATTCGCTCGACGTGGGGGCTAGCCTTGCGCGGTAAGGCGATGGTGCGTTTCTTCGTCGGCCACACGGCCAGCGACTACTTCATGGCCCACCCAAAGGCCGACGCGAGAACATTCTCAAACGACGAGGTTGTGGCGGACGCACCCGACGATTATCAGTCACTGCCACATAAGACTCGCGCCATCTGCGGCTGGGCGATCACTAAGAACGTCAGCCACGTGTTCCTCTGCGACAACGACACTTATGTGAACGCGGCGAAGCTACTCTCTTGCGGGTACGAGGGCTACGACTACGTAGGCAAGATCGACAAGCCGTTGGGAGAAACCTTCCCTTACGACGCGGTTGACCGCAATGGAATAATGGAGCACATCCCCTTCTGTTACCCGTGGGCCAGCGGCGGCATCGGCTATTTTCTGTCTCGGAACGCGGCCTTCGAGGTAGCAGACAGTTATCCGAAAACGTGGGCCGAAGATTTGTGGGTTGGTCAAGTTCTGGGACGAGAGATCGCGAAGGGAAACATGAGCGCGCGCTCTCTTCCGGCAGGCAATTACTCCCTGCATTTTCCATCTGCCCAATTTAAGCAGGGTTATGACCCAAAGTTGAATTGGATGCAAGAAATGCACGCGAAGACTACGTGGGATAATTTAGTATGAAGACAGCATTGAAAAACAGAGAGCAGCGTTTGGGGATTTATAGACGATACTATAGACGACACCGTTTGAAACTCCTCAAAGCGCGCAAAGAGTATTATGATACAAACAGAAAGGAAATAAGAAACAGAAAACTCGCGCGTAATTTACAAATAAAGTTTGAAGTTCTCGCGCACTATGGTCCAAGAAAAGAACTGCGCTGTTCATGGCGCGGGTGCGCAATTGTGGATGTGGACATGCTCTCATTGGACCACGTAAAAAATGATGGTTTCAAACACCGTCATCAGCATCAACACGATGGAAGTCAGGGCGGGGTCGGTCTTTATTCTCGTTTACGAAATATGAAATATCCAAAAGGTTTTCAAACTCTCTGCTACAATCATCAAATGAAAAAAGAGCTTGTTCGTCGTTCATCGGAGGCCTTGTGACGTCCGTAGCATTACTAGTTATCGCAACAGGGGAGAGGTACCACAAGTATGTTCAGCCTCTGCTCGCGTCAGCGAGAACCTATTTCGTTCCTCATACGGCAGTCGTCTTCTCCGACGCCAACAACATCGGCTTGGGAGAACGTCCTTACATGGTGATCGACCACGAAGCGTGGCCCGGTCCCACGCTCCACCGATATCGTACGTTCTTGAAGGCAAAAGAATATCTAGGATGTTTCGACCAGCTATTTTATATCGACGTCGACATGCTGTTCGTCGCACCAGTTGGGGACGAGATATTCTCCCACGGTCTGACCGCCGTACTCCACCCCGGCTATGTCGGCACGTGCGGCACTCCTGAAAGACGAAGAGAGTCCGCCGCGTTCACGCCCTATAATAAGGCCTATTATTGTGGCGGCTTTCAAGGTGGGGATACAGAAACATATTTGAGGGCGATGGAGTACATGGCTTCTGGAATTAAATTTGACGAGGCGCGAGGAATAACTGCGGCGTGGCACGACGAGTCTCACTGGAACGCTCTCTTGTCGACCATCGAAAGGCCGACGAAGGTCTTTGGACCTGAGTACTGTTACCCCGAGAACGCGGGCAGCCACTACACCGACAAATGGCGCGCGGCGGGACTGGGTCACGTTGAGCCTAAGATTTTGGCACTCACGAAATGATTACCATTAAACTGATGGGAGGATTAGGAAATCAACTTTTCCAGCGGGCCTTCGGGCTGGCGTTAGAGGGCCGAGGCTATCAAGTTCGTTACGACCCGTTCGCGTTGAAAGAGGGCACTCACCGCGAGTACTCGCTCGGCTACTTCGGGGACTTACCAATCGGTCGTCAAGAGGGGCCGATTGTCAAGGAGGAGGGCGCGGTTTTTAACGCGGCCTATCTCAATCCGCCTGACACGTGCACGATGATCGGATACTGGCAGTCGGAGAAGTATTTTCTCCCAGTCGCGTACGAGGTTAACGAGGCATTCAGGTTTCGAGGGCCGCGTCCGCTACTGCCCGACTGTATAGCGGTTCACGTGCGCCGGGGGGACTATGTCGATTTGCAACAGTTTCACGGCATGCCTGACATTAAGTATTATACAGAGGGCGTTGAGCACATCCGTCGCCGCGTGGGGGAACCTCTTAAGGTTTTAGTGCTATCGGATGACCGCCAGTGGTGTAGGGAAAATCTCCCCTCTGATTTCACAGTCGTAGAGGGTGCGAACAAGTACGAGGACATGAAGATCATAGCTGCGTGCGGGTTCGCGGTGATCGCCAACAGCAGCTTCAGTTGGTGGGGCGCGTGGCTGGGAAGACAGCGGATAATAGTTGCACCGAAGCAGTGGTTCACAGAGCCGTCAATGGATTCTAAGGATATCGTACCGGAGCGATGGAGAACACTATGAGAGTATACTTAGGCGGCACCTTCGACATCATTCATCCCGGCCACATCAAGCTGTTCCGATGGGCGAAATTTACCTTCGGTGAGGTGATAGTCGCGCTCAACACCGACGAGTTTATCCTGCGGTATAAGGGCAAGGCCCCGGCGATGACCTTCGAGCAGCGTAAGGATGTTCTCTCGGAACTTCGCTCGGTGGACCGCGTTGTCACGAACACGGGCGACGAGGACTCAAGGCCATCGATTATCGAAGCCCGCCCGCAAGTCATCGTGGTAGGCTCCGACTGGACGAGAGATCGCATTTTGAAGCAACTGAATATCACTGAGGGATTCTTACTGCAATACAGCATCAACCTTGTGATCTACGGCAACTCTGACCCGATACACTCATCAGACATCAAGAAGAGAATGGCATGATAATCGAGGCGTTCATTCCGGATTGGGCAAGCCCCCGGGCGCACGCGGGGGCGTTGGCCGAGGCACTTGAGCCTTTTTGCAAGACGACTATCTTGAGTTCCTTCGACGTGCCTTTTTCAGTTCAGTGGGCGGAAGCGGTTTCTAAATTCACTGGCGACATATTTTTGTGGGCGATGGCGGACATCGAATTTCGGGACCCTGTTGAAGACATCTTTGTTTCAATGTACCGCGCCTACACACGTGGCGACATCGTGATGTACGCTCCCAATTTGGACTACACCGCGATGGTGTATGACACGAGCAAGTTACGGCAGGTCGATCTTGGGCTGTTCGAAGTCGCGGGAACGGATTTAATCTTTGTTAGCCTGCACCGGGACCTGTTGGAATTGCTGCCCCCGCTGGGCTGCAATACCCATGCGTGGGCCTATGATTATCTGATGACGCACATCGCGCGCAGCAAACTCGGCAAGAAGGTCGTACGCGACTACAATTTCATGATCGCTCACCCGTACGGGAAAGCGTATAGTGAACCAGAAGCTATAGCGCAGCAAAACGAGTGGATACACCATCTGTCTTTTGTACACCAGATGGGCATCCGAGAACAGCAAGCGATTCAAGAGAGAACCCATGCTTAAGTTATTCACTTTCGTGAGTACGAACCCCGCGCTGCTCGAACTTCAGTACAACAGCTTTCTGCGACACATGAGGGAGCCGTTCGAGTTCGTCGTTATAAACAACGGCGCGCTCACGGACCACGACAAGTACATTGAGATTGCCAAAGAGTGCATGCGCCTCCACCTTCGGTTCATAAGTGTGATGTACGACCCTATCCTCGCAGACCGACTGCGCAATTTAGGCGGCCACCGAGTGCTCGTCGGTAATATGTATGCTAACATGACTGCGGCCTGCGGATACGGGGTCGCGTGGGCGTGGGAGAACGTGATCTCGAAACAGCGCGGCACCGTCTGTCTGATGCACCACGACATGCTGATGGTGCGCGACGCCGTTCTGTCAGATCAGATGGAGGATGCTGACTTGGTCTTTGTCCCGCAATCCCGTGAGGGCGTGCCCGTGCACTTGTGGGAGGGGTTCGTTCTCGCCAACATCGACCGCATACCTGTGATGGATGCAGCGTGTTGGTGGTACGGTGAGATCGGTGATGTCAATGTGGACGTCGGAGGGATGTCACACTACTGGTTTCAAGCGCACCCGCACCTGCGTTGGAAGGGAATTCCTACAGTCTCAGTCGAGGATACGCCCGACGTGAGTTTTCACCCAGCGGTATTTGAGCATCTGTATCTCGATGGCGAACCAACAATTCTACACTACCGCGCGGCATCCGACTGGATGAAGCTGGGGCCAGAGTACCACGAAAAGAAGATGCTGTGGCTAAGGGAGCAACTGCGATGATCGCAGGAAAAGTAAACATAGTTATCCCGCTCTACAATCAAGAGCAGTACATCACTCAGTGTGTCAATTCAGCCCTCGCTCAAACGTATCCGAATTTTGACGTGACCGTTATTAATGATGGCTCAACCGACTATTCGAGACAGGTGTTACAGGAAGCGATTGACGCTTATTTGAACGTAGACAGCGTCAAGAGGGCTGAATTTTATAAGGTGGTGGAAGAGAAAGGTCTTGAGACCAAACGAACCAGCGATAACAAATATCCGGACCACGAAGAAAAGTGGGCCTTGTGGGCGAGCTACTTTCCGAACGGTGAGCGCGTCCCGCCTCTCGTAATCGACCAACCGAATAAAGGTCTTTCTGAGTCTCGAAATATAGGGATTAGAAGCGGGGACGGGGAGTTTATTTTACCGCTTGACAGCGACGACTGGATTGATGTAGACTATCTAAGTAGGACCGTGCCCAAGATGGCGGACCCGAAGGTGGGCATCGTCTCCACCGATATGCAGTACGAGGGGCTGTTGCGCAACCGCATCGCACCGCGCGGTCTAACGTTAGCGCATCAGATGAACTGCAATGACCTTCCAATCTGCTCGCTGATTAGACGAGAGGCGTGGGAGCAAACCCCCGGGTACGAGACCATTTTCATCGAGGTAGCGGGCAGCACGAAGGTTCCCGGATACGAGGACTGGAATATGTGGATTGACATTTTGAAGCGCGGCTGGACCGTGGCGGTCGTCAACGAGCCGCTGTTCCACTACCGCGTGAAACCAGTTTCGATGATAACGCAGGCGAAATCGAAGCACAACGGACTGGTGCGCGTGATTCATCTTCTGCATCCGGATTTGTGGAGACAATAGTGAGGATAACTTTTATCGGCGACGTGCACGGGAAGACCGACCAGTACCAGAAGAAACTGCGCCAGAAGTTCGCGGGGAAGCGCACCTTTCAGATCGGAGACATGGGCATCGGCTTCAAGGGCGTCCCCGGCATTCACAAGGACATCCAGACGAACGGCGACCATAAATGGATTCGCGGGAACCACGATGACCCGGCGAAGTGCCGACAGCAGTTCGGATACGCGGGCGAGTACGGCTACCTGCCGGAGGACAAATTATTCTTTATGGGTGGCGCGTTCTCCATCGACCGCGCGTGGCGCACCCCCGGCGTATCGTGGTGGGGCGACGAGGAACTCAGTTGGCCGGAACTCGCGAAGGCCGTCGACTTGTACATCGCGACGAAGCCGGAGATCGTGGCGACGCACGACTGCCCCAGCCGCATCTCAGAGTATATGCTGACCGTAGTGCTCCCCGGCTTCCGACCGGAGAAACTGGACTGCATGTCCAGCCGCACCGCAGCCGCGTTGCAGCAGATGTTGGACATTCACCGCCCGAAATTTTGGGCGTTTGGGCACTATCATTGCGACACGTCGTTTGAGTGGCAAGGAACGAAGTTTGTTTGTTTGGCTGAACTCTCAGAGTACACTCTGGACACCGATGAAGAATAAAACTTACTTTGTTTACGCTTACTTTCTAGGTAAACGAGCCATTTATGTTGGGCACACCACCAATCTCAAAGAACGAACAACGAAGGCACCAAAGTGATCGCATGAAAAAGTGGTGGACCGACCGGAGACGACAGTGAATTTTTATTTAATTTCGGATACGCATCTAAAACACGAGGCCATGAAGACATACTGTCTACGCCCGCCCAACTTCACAGAACTCATACATAAGAACGTGATGAACACAGTGAAGGCAGAAGATACGCTGATACATTTAGGCGACGTGGGCATAGGTAAACACGCGGATTGGACGTGGATGGTGCGCGCATGGCCGGGTCGTAAAATACTGATACGTGGTAATCACGATAGGGCACACTCTTGTGGATGGTGGGCAGAAACAGGCGGCTTTGATTTCGCGTGCGACTCGATGGTCTTCCGCAACGTGCTACTCACCCACGAGCCAGCGAACGCGATCATAAAATCTGACGGCCATCGTCCGTACGGCGCGCTGGAAGAGGGTCTGCCGCAAGACTGCGAACTGAACGTGCACGGGCACCTTCACAACATCTGGGACGGATTCGCCAGCGAAGGACGTTTGGAGCGCGACAAGGAACTGCTCGGAATAGACTTCACCAAACGACTAAAGCACTCGTGGCAGCGGCTGTTCGCCGTGGAGTACACGAACTACATGCCCGTCGAGTTCAACAAATTCATATCACAGCCTGACAAGTATCAGGCGAGGGGGCCACGTGGCCGACTTTAATCAGGCACTACAGAAAACGCTGATTCACGAGGGCGGGTATCAGAACCGTCCGCTGGACAAAGGCAACTGGTACAACGGAATCAACTACGGCACGAAGTACGGCATCACTGCCACCGACGTAGCGCATTACTTTCCTACGCTCATTTCGGACTTGAACTGCGTTCGTAATCTGACGACGGCACAGGCCACGATAGTCTACAAGGGCGGGTACTGGAAAGACCTTTACTCCCAGATCAACGCGCAACTGGTCGCGGAGAAGCTGTTCGACATGGGCGTGCTGATGGGCGTGGGGACTGCGGTGAAACAATTGCAGATCACTTTGAAGAACGCGATTGCGATTGTGCCGGACGGCGTGTTCGGCCCCCAGACCTTGGCCGACGTTAACCAGCAGGACGGTGCTCAACTTCTAAATAGTTACCGCACCACGCTTCTCAATCACGCGGTCAACATCGTCAACGCCAACCCGAACGACGCTGGATTTATACAAGGCTGGATTAACAGAATCAACAGTTGAAAGGGCTCCCATGATAAAAAAGTGGGTGATGACAAGGTTCATAGAGTGGGCTCCGGGGGAAAAACATCCGGCGACCCCGGTTAAGGTGTTCAAGAACGTCCACGACTGCGATAAGATTCGCCGCGTTCTGCTGGCGCGGTGCAACATCTGCAACTATGTCGTATCTCGCGACCCGATAGCGGTGAAGGAACTGCTTTATAAGTGCGACAACAAACGGTGCTGTTTGATAAGTCCCGGGCTGCACCAAGTGTGTGACGTTTGTTACTGGATGTGGCGCGCGTTGTACGCGAATCTAGGATTGAAAGACCAGAGGTACTTCAAAGAGGGAGGAGAGTTATGAGACACAAAATCAGCACGGTAGTATTTTCACAAGGTTGGCTGGACGGCCAGATTGAGAGCATGATCGCGAATACCGCAGCCCATCAAAATGAGGACCCGACCGGGCACTTAATAGTGGCGCAGATTGCAGAACAATGGGCCATCATCACCGCTGCGCTGGACGACCTGATTAAAGAGAACGGCGAATTGAAGCGCAAGCTGTCTGTGGTTGAGAGCGCGTTTTTATGAACATCCGCGAGTGCAGACAGTGCCACCGGATGGTCGACTTCGACGAACCGTGGTGCGACCACGAGACGATGGAAGAGAGCGCGTGGATAGACATTCGCGAACGAGCCGCCGCCTTCGGTAGAGACGCAGCCGTGATAGACGACATCGTAGAGCAAGCGGCGAAAGACCTAATCAAGTGAACCTAAAGTGGAACGCGTCGCTCAGTCGTTTCGAAGCCGAGTTCTCGGACTTCCACGGGGACCTTGCTGCCGTGAAGGCGGCGGGTTTCAAAACGGATGGTCGCCCGGACTGGATTTGGTACACATACAAGGCCGAACCACTGAACGCGCTACGCGATAATCGTCCGGCCAGCGGACTGACCATCACAGCGGACGCGAAGGCGCAATTTGCCGTGCTGTACGCGGTCGAAGAACGCAACGCGAAGACGAAGGCCGAATTCGCGGAGCACACGAAGGCCTTAAAAAAGAAGATTAAAGAAGAGACCCACGAGGGGACGACCCCGGTAATCGTCCCCGCGAAGGGCTACATCGAAGCCAGCGACCTCCCCCCGTTCACCCCTATTTGTACGCAATTCAACCCCCCGAACAAGCCGTCCACTGTATGCATCATCTGCGGGGACCCCGTTTGGTTTTATGAGAGGCAGAACCCGCCAGTTTGTTTATGGTGCGAAATAAAAGTACTTGACAACAGCGATGGAATATGAGAGGATGTATTTAGGAGGTTACACATGCGATTTGATGATGCAGACGAGTCCGCACCGACATTTGTGGAACTGTTCATTTTGTACATACTCGGGATGGCCCCTCCTGAAGTCGAGGACACGCCGCCCCAATGAGCCACAACTGCAAACTGACGGACAAGGACGGGTTCTACACCTTCACCTGCTCCCGCTGTCGAGCCTGTTACGTTTGCAAGCACAAGGCGGTTTATTTCGACGAGGCAGGTAAGTGGATGTGGAAATGTCGTGACGGTAAATTTCGGGAAGTCATCTTAGACGGGAGAATCCAATCATGAGCGACAAACAGAAGCACAAGAATCCCCGCACCAGACAACCGCAAAAGGCATCGGCCCCGCTCACCGCAGAAGAGCAGGCCAAGATTATCGCCGCCCGGGAGCAAGCGGAGAAGGAAGCGAACGAGGAAGCCGCGCGCCTTCAACTCTACGGCAAGTCCGTCGAGAAGATGTCGCACCGTCAACTCCGTTCCGAACTCGTGAAGACAATCAAGCGTGAAAGCGCGGGCCGTCCCCCGGAGCCAATTCCGGGATTGACCGTTGCCTTCGCATCCGTCCTGCTGCTGGTGTTGGACAATACGAAGACCAGCCCCGTGTTCGACACAGACAAGAACGGCAAGCCGACCCGCGTGGCACGGCTGGACCAGATTAATAAACTCGGTAGGCTGCACCCGTACCCGCTGTAATGTGGGAGGCACTGTTTTGTCCCGTTCACGGTATCGTGCCCTTCGTGGTCCGATACCTTAGCGCGGCGGACCCGCAACTTTTGTGCTTGACAATCAAGTCGTATTATGAGAGGATAACAAAATGAACGGCATAAACGAAAAGAATCACCGCGATAAAAAGAACGAGACCAGCGCAGAGAACTTCCGCAAGGAAAAGAGAGCGCGCAACGACGCGCGCGGCAAACAGAAGTGGGTCCCAAGTTCGTTCACGGGAACCTTAGAAGAACTCGATAAGTTATCTGACGCAAAGGTACGGGCAATTGTCCCGGCGCACTGGGAGAGATCATGTTGATTCAACCCCCGGCCCACGTAGCGAAGGCAGCGAAAGAGTAAATGACCAACCGTTACACGGTCGACGGCATCCTCGTGGAGGCCACCAAAAGTATCGGTGGTCTCTTCTACGAGGTGACTGCTGTGAAGACGGGACAGACGATACGCGTTCTCGTCAAGGCATTTGAAAGTATAGCGAAACCAGTACCAGAGATCATGAGTTCGGCAGCAGACTCGGAGGCAGCGACATGAGCTACGTTGAATTTAATTCTTTACTCGGTAAAACCTTGAAGGCGGTCTATCAGACCGACAACGATGTTATAACTTTTGCGACAGAAGACGGCGAAGAGTATCAATTGTATTATGAACCAGACTGCTGCGCAAGTTGTGTCGTCGAGGACGTTGTTGGCGATTACAACGACCTAGTCGGCTCGCCCATCATTCGTGCAGAAGAAAACAGCAGCAACGAAAACCCAGAGGGCGTTCCTGTGTCAGACTATCAGGAAAGTTTCACTTGGACATTTTACCGGATTGGCACCGCGAAGGGCACCGTCGTTATCCGCTGGTACGGTAGCTCTAACGGTTACTATTCCGAGTCTGTTAGTTTTAGGAAGGTATGATCGTCGCATTCCAACCCGGGGGCAACATACGTGCCGCGCGCGTGGTGCTAAAGCCGGACGAGACGGTCCCGACGCGGTACAACACGCCGGAGGCTATCGTTTACCGAGAGGGCGAGAACGGCGGCCCTTGGATTTTAGTGAAGCCGCAGTACACGGTTCTACCAGCGGATTCCCCGCTACTGTCGCAGCCAGTGCTGCCGGACATCACTCTGCCCGTAGAGCCAGAGGGTAGCGCATTTGACCATACAGACATCATCAGAATGGACGACGACTATGACCCTCCGAAATAAGATACTGTTATCTATTCTAGCCGGGGTCCTTTGGTTTGCCGGATGCGAGGGGCTGGACCACGTCCATCCCCGCGTCTCCAATAAGTCCGACGGCTGCATCACTGCCGTCTCTCAGGCACAACTTCAAAAGTGGTACGCGGACGCGAACAAAGATTACTTCGACGACAAGCTGCCTCATGACACCGAGATTGTCTGGGAGAGTTTGCGATACAAGAAGGCGATGGCCGACACCGTGTGCAACGAGCAAGGCTGCAAAATGCGTTTAGACCCGTACGTGAACATCGCCCCGGTCACGGCGCAGTTAAGTGAGTATCACGAAATGTGCCACGTCGCGACTCAGGGTGCAGACTTCATGCACGGCCCCGAATTTCAGAAGTGCATCCGGATGCTCTTCGACAAGGGAGCGTTGGACGGATTAATTTAGGAGAACACGTGAACTCTTACAGGAGAAAATCATGGAACTTATTGAATTAAAAGCATTAATGGCCGCGTCAGTTTTGCCGCACATCCCGAGGAAATCTGTTGATATTCGACAGACTGAGGTAGAGCAAGCGGTAATTATAGCGCAATGGATTTGGGAAGAAGCCTTAAAGCAAGGATAGACGAAGGTAGTGTAAGAGAACAGACCGTTCTAACAACAGGAGGATTTATGCGTGGAGAAAGAAAAGTACCGACAGAGTGGCCCTCGTGGCAACGGATGGAGAGAAACGAAACATGGCTCGCTGAGACGCATAAACTTCAGCAAGCGAAAGAGAACGCGGTCGCAAAGAAAAAGCATCTGAGCGACATCGAATTTTTGAACCAGAACGAGAGGGGAAAATAGATGTTGTGTGGTGAGAAATCAGTTCGCCACACATTTCCTTGCGGCTGTTCGGGAACATTATCTATTAATCGGAGTAAATTTATCGACGTAAGAAATCATCGAGGTGGGAGAAAGTCTGCCCATTGTCGCGTGATGGCAATATTGAGTGCCTCGCAACAAAGAGCCAAAAAGTATAAATATACTCCAGTCAATCGAGACACGCTACATTCTCTAGTTAGGAAGTTAATGAGAGTCAAAGAGTGCTGGCGTTGCAGACAACCGCTAGAGTGGGTCTTCGGTCGCGGAAAGACGCCGCACCTCCACCACGACCACGAAACCGGAGAGGTTCATGGTTTCACACACCCAAGCTGCAATCCAAAGGCGTTGCTACACGAGATTGATGATTTGAGAAAAGAACTCGCTATTTTAAAAATTTCACTTGACAAGACTCTCCAATCATGAGATGCTTTGGATACGGAGAAACGCATATGACTTTTCGAGAACAGGCTGAGAAATATATGCTTGAGATCGCTAATCGAAAGGGTGCCCCAGCGAGAGCTACCACCCTTCACGTCTATCGCTCCGTTCTCGATGCCCGCGTACTTCCCGCTATCGGCGGGGCAGATATGGCGGCCATTAACAATAAAACCGTCAAGATGCTCGTCGGTCGTCTCGCAGAGGCCCGATTGAGTCCTGCCACCATATCCTTGACGGTCGCACTTGTGAAACAGATCGTCGCGTCCGCCACGGATGACGAGGGTACCTACCTGTACCCGGTGAAATGGAACCCCAAGTTTATAGACGCTCCCCGGGTCGACCCAGCCTCCCAGACCACGCCTATTGCCTCGGTTGCTGCCATTACGGCTGCATTACAGACGACATCGGGCGAAGTTGGGGTATTGGTAGCCTTATTGGCTGGAACGGGCCTACGGGTCGGGGAAGCCCTCGCCTTGAAGGCATCTGACTGGGACCGGGACGCGGGCACCCTCCGAATTCACTCCACGATGGTCAAGGGCCAAGTCCAGCCGGACCCGAAAACGAAGGCCGGGAACCGGGTGGTCGACCTAGACCCCTCGCTGAATCGATTCCTTAGCGCGCTGCTTCCGACCGAGGGCCGCCTGTTTTCATCCCCGGAGCGCACCCTGCACTTCCGCCTTGCGAAGCTGGGCATCCACGGGTTCCACAGTTTGCGCAGATTTCGCATCACGTATTTGCAAGGCACGGCAATCCCGCCTACGCTGGTGAAGTTCTGGGCGGGTCACGCGGCGGGAGACATCACAGAGCGTTACACAAAATTCGGAGCACAAATTCAAGAGAGGAAGGTCTGGTCGGAGAAGGCCGGATTAGGGTTCTCGTTGTGATGTTCCACATCTACAAATGGATTTTCGTCCTCACTGGGAACCAGTGGGCATGGGACAAGTTACAGGAGAAACGACGATGACCAATTCACACATTAAGATAATTTTGTTTGGCGTGGTGCTGTTCATTATGTCCACGATACTGACGGTCGATTTAATAAACCGCCAGTGCCACGGTCAGTGCTTTCAGAAACATGACAAGGGTTGCCAAGCGCGCTGCTTCGACCGGGGTGTGTGCCCGATGTCCGGGGGAGACCAGTAGTGCCCGGTAAGGACATCCCGGCAATCGAGTGGAAGACCCTCTTGGACGCCGACCACGTCGCGCATGTCGGCCCCGCACTAGACGGAAGAATGATGTCGGGGCATAAACTAACTCTGGCCTGCGCTTGCTGCCCGAAGGTAGACCGGACACGCTACGCCTTAATCGTTGTACACAACGTAATTCACTGAGAGGGAATATGAGAGCAGAAGTAAAGAAGATAGGCGAGAAGGAATTCGAAGTTGTGCTGGGGAACCACGTGATCGGGACCGCGAAGTCGGACTGCGACGCGCGCTTCCACATGCACGCTATCAACAGAGAGATTGACGCGCTAACCGAGAGGCATGATTGGAAGGGACAGGCTGACGGGTATCACGGCGGCGAATCTGAAAGTGAAAAGTTCCAAGACGAGTTAGAACCTCTCCCATGAAATGTATCACAGTGAAGGGTGAACAGTTCCGGCACCAGTTCTTATACACGGGTGTCGGCGATGAGCGTCGGTGCCACTTCTGTCAGTTGACCGTGCTGACATCGAGTGATGAAGTGATGGAAGAGACCTACCCCGGGCAGACGTACTTCCATGAACACAACCCGAACATCAAACGCGCGGAACAGGATTATAAGGCTCAAAATCCTCGGCGTACTGATCTCGGTTCGAAGTCGTAGCCATAATCTCCCTCGCGCGCTGTATCCTCGTTCCTAAATCCAGCCCGTAATTTTTGTAAATATCCAAACTGTCATAAGCCCGAAAACCGATGTGCGCGCAAACCGGAGCCTTCGGGTACGCGGGCAGCCAGTCGTTCTGGCGCATCACATTGCGAACGAGACCATCATCAAGTTGGGTGATTTCGTGCCATGCCCCGAACGTACGGTCTAGATATCCACGCATGTCTTGAAAGTAGGCGTCGCAAATATGGGGAATAAGCCTGTCCAAGAGCGGACGACGCAAGAGGCTACCCGGGTTGGTGTAAAGGTGGCGGAACTTCCAACGGCCATCGTGGTGATACCGACCGCAACTGGCGACCGCCGTCTGGCTCTCATGCCACTGAAAATAGTACGGGTAGATTAGAACATCCTCCTCGATGAGGTAGACGTTCTCCGCGCACTTCGCGGCGTTCTTAATCGCGTGCAAGATGTTCCAACTGCCGGAGGGGGCCTTCGCGTGAGGACGGGCACGAAATAAAATAGCCTCCGGAAGGTAGAGATCGCGAACGATCTTCATCTCACGGAGGCGAGAATCTGATACCGAGTCGGCGTAGATGTGAACCGCTGGCCTACCTGCCGCGCTTGCGAGTTTTTCCAGTGTAAGCGCGAGCAGTTCCGGACGGTTTGCTGCCGGAATTGCCACCACTTGCGTTGTTAAGTTTTGGCCCACTGTCTTCTCCAAACGCCGCGTCCCACTTCTCTTGCGAAACGTTGTTGACCCCCCACGTGGCCTTGATCGCGCCTCGTGCGAGTTTGTCTCCACTTCCGATATCACCTAGTGACATTGTTATTCTCCTTTATAATCCGGATGCTGCAATTCTTTTGGAATGTCCGCCTCAAGTTCTGCGGGCAGAGGCTTATTGGGGTCCGCTCCCGGCCAATTGGTCCGGACGTAGTTCTCCCGCGTTACCGGGGTGCCCTTCTTTTTCAAGTAGTCCAGAACGTAATCCATAAGTCTCATCCTTTTATCGTAGCATTTTCTACTGGGGTTGTCAAGCCTTATTTTAACTGTTCGACGCGTTAATGAGCGCGGGCGTAAAGTTTATGTTGGAGAGGTTCGTGTTGGAGACGACCACGTACGCTCTGCGGAGGTACACCCGCACGTTCGCCGGGTCCGTTGCCTCGATGATGTACTCGCCAACAGGAACTGTAAACGAGTAATTTCCGTTCGCGTCGCTGATCGTAAACAAGGTTTGAGTTTTAGAACTATCGACGCGAGTCGGCGTCATTTGAATCAAAATATTCGAGAAGCTAACGCTCCCGGACACGTTAACAGACCCCGCCGTCAAGCTACAGATATCAACTGGCGGCTGGGTTGCGCCAGCGGGACACGGTGTAAGTAGCGACCCGTTCCCTGTATCACCGTTCGACAAAGTATTTCCGTTTCCCGAACTATCAAGTGTAAGATTGTCCCCACAAAACTTCCACCACCCTACTAGGTTATTAGAACTTGGCGTACCGCCTAAAGCGACGGACGCTATCTGCGAGTCAGAGAGCACGGTATTGTAGATGCGTAGGTCGGAGAGTTCACCGTCGTACTGGTTGGTGCCGCCGTCGTTACCGATATATGCAAACCCGGCTGTGTCGTTTTTCGGAGTCTGCCCCGTTGGTACCGTGGCCTCCGCAGTGTAAGTGATCTCCGCGCCGTTCCGGTAGAGTTTCAAAGGACCGCCGTCCACTATATCGAATGACATAGTGTAGTGGAACCAAGTACCCAGTGTGAGAAGGTTGGTTAAGGAATCTGATGTCGCGGGACCAGATGGGTTGTACTTTATCTTGACGCCCATTTGTCCGCTTGAACTAATCCAGCAGACATCTGTGTAGACACTGGCCGGGGCCTTCACGAACATAGCTGGCTGGGAGTTCGGATATGACAAGGGCTTGACCCACATGCAGATAGTCCCTTTACCAAGATTCCCGTATGCCGTAGACCCCGGTGCCGTCAGTCCCGATGTGGTGCCGTTCGTTCGTACGCTCATTTAACTTCCGTTCCATGAGTTCACAGCCGATGGCGTGAGATTAATATCCGTGTTGGCGTTCACGCCGTCTACCACCACGAGGACTTGAAGTCTATACACGAAACCCGACGCCCATGCGCCGATGTAGTATCTCCCGACAGGCAGATTGGAGAAGCTATAATTGCCAGAAGAGTCTGAGAGGGTAGTGAAAATCTGAGTTTTGCTGCTGTCAAAGTGATCGCTGACACACTCGACCAGCGCGCCAGTTTTGACAACATTTCCTGAGATGGCCCCAGAAGTAGGAACAGGAATGCCCGTCACAAAGTTCACCGTTGAGCCGGGGGCTAACAAGGTTCCAGCGGCTGGATTAGAACTGATAACGAGACCGCCCGAACCAGTTATTGTACCAACTGCGAAACCTTCACTGATTAACAGTGCTATGGCCTGCGCTTGAGTTAAACCAATCAAACTCGACGAGAGAACAAGGCCCGTATTGCCGCCCGCCCATAAACTGATCTGTGCATCAGTGAGGGCAATCGTGTTATTGATCTGAATTCCGGGGAATCCGGATGTGATCGAGGCAGCGTAATCCTGCGCTTGCAGAATCAGGAACCCGTTCTGGTAAACCGACAAGACAATGCTGCCGTCACTTCCTTGGGTGGATGCAAGCCTGATGACATCACCAACTTGCACAGTAAGGTTGTTAGGGGTTGCGTTTGGATTAGAGAGAACAGTTCCTACGTTGTTGACTGACTTTCCGATTTGGAAATCTACGCCACCTGTAATTGTGCCTGTCGGCGAAGTGAGTTGTGCGTAGTAATAAGTGTGTGTCGCGACTTGTCCCAAAACAAGCGGGAGTATGAACTGAGCCGTACGTCCACCCACCATAGCGTGTACCGTTATCTCACTGTATTGGTTTACACCAAAAGATGCTCCAGTGTATAAGCCTACGCAGCGGCTTCCGGCAGTAGTTGTTGCTTCAACAAATGGTCCGGCAACAATTTTTAAAGCACCAGCCGTAGCCTGGGTGGTCCAGTTAGCAGATAAAGGTCCCACCCCGCTTGTGAACGCATCCACCGCAACTTGGGTGGTACCGTCTTCGTTCGTTGATACAATCGCGGCCAAGGTAGAGCCTACGGGAGCAAGAGCTAGGCCGCCTTGATAAACTTGTGGCCCGGTCGAGTCACCCGGCGAACCGACATAGTACATACCGACACGGTTCAACGTTGGCATGTAAAGTACCGACGTGGCGTAAGCACCTGATTCCGTTGAATTCAAAGACTCCCATAATCCGGAACGGTGAATAGAGTGATGAACGAGCGTCCAGTTAATCAAGTCGGTGGAACTGTAAAGTACGGTCTCAAGCGGGTCGAAGTTAGGGGCTGATGGGTTTCCTTGTCCCGGTTGGTTGGCGGTTCCGTACATGTAGTAGGTCGAGCCAATTTTGAGAACGCTGCAATCCATCCCGAAGACGTTTGCTAGAACAGGATTGCCTGAGTTCTGCATCGCCCACGTAATACCGTCGGCTGAAGTTGCGAGGTAGGTGTTTGGCGCACTACCTGTTCCGTTCAATGCTGAGAACAAGGCATAAAATATTCCAGCGATGACATCAGCGATCACTAGATAATAAACATTGGGATACGTCCCACCTGTAGGGAGGTTCGTTGCAGTCTGAGCCGACCAGTGTATCCCGTCCGCGCTGGTGGACATGTAAGCCGTGGCAGAACCTATAGAAGCGGCTGGTTGGCCCCAGTGATAGTAAATTCCATTGTACTTGAAGACCTGACCGTTAGCGTACGCGCTGATGACTGGATTTGATGAATAGCGTGTCCAGCTTATACCGTCTGCCGACTCAGCGTAATTGACCCCGTTGAGATTAGTAAACCAGCCCTTGTATACGCTAGGACCAGCCAGAATCTGTGGATTGGTGTCGTAGATAACGCCCTGCATCCCCGTTACGCCAGTCCCGAAGTTACCACCCGAGGCCACTTCCGCAGCGGTGGGCGCGAAGATTACGCCCTGCTTTGTCCAGATACCATCTTGTTGAACGGAATTATAACCGCGCCACGATGCAACTTGGGAATTCACGACTGCGTTGGTTGCTGATTGGAAGAACCCCGGTGCGCCACCGGACGGAAAAGTTGCGTCTCCGATATAGAAAATTCGGGTGCCGTTCTGATAAACAGCAATGACCGCCCCGAGTGCAGAGAGTGACCACACGTCACCGGAAGCAATAGTTAACCCGGAAACCGTAGAACCAAGTTGGGTTGCAGACCCAGCAGTAATCTTTTGTACAATGAGAGTGGCAACGCCGCTGGCGTGAGTGATGGCAGCTTGGTATCCACTATTTCCCGACGTATAACGAACACCCAAAGTAAGCACGTTCGTTCCGGTCGTATTTAGTGATTGAATTGTAACTTCCGAAATCTGATCGTTGCCCCAAGTCAAGGCCGTCCACAATTGTCCGCAAGAGGTATTTATAGCGGTAGGTTCGGCGTAGAAGGGAGACCCAGCGGTAATCGCGGACTCTGCTAGGTTCGGCCACGCAGACCACCCCGCAGCGAGACTGCCGGATGCGAAATTGTCAGATGCTAGTAGGGTGTTGTTTGCCATTTATTTCGCTCCGTGAAGATTCAGGTACTTGCTCTTCAAAACTGGCATATCGCCCAAATTAGCGACGCCCGACTTCTGGGTGTTGCCTCCAAAATCGAAGGTATCTGGCTCCAGTTTTGGAGTCTTAGGTTTTTCGGCGTTCTCGGATATTTGTTCACGGGCGGTCTTCGCGTACGCGCTGACTTGCTGTTGCGCCTGTGACTGAGTGATCTTGCCGTCCTTGTACTTGCCCCAGATGTCATCAATTGCCGTGCGATGGGCTGGGCTGCTCTTCAACTCCGCTGGGAAGTTCTTACGAACCTGTTCCCACGTGATCGATTGTAGTTGGCGCGGCTGTATGCCGAGTTCCGCAGCGGCTTGACGGTAGGCCTCGGCGTGGACGGCGTACGTGCCCTTCAATCCTGTGGCGGCGACGCTCAGTCTCCCGAAGTTGTCTAGTACCTCTGGGTCCTTTCCACTCAGCGGACGCTGGTGGCCCGCAGCCACGGCGTGCGTGTCGATGGTAACATGGCCGCCCGGGTTATTCGGGTCCACGATGTTGTTGTAAAAGTTTCGAACCTTGTGCGACCCGCCTAGGTTGCGGCTGATATTCTCGCGAGAACCATCGTCCAGTATGTTCACGCCCTTCGCGATTTCGTTCAACGCGCCCCACGCGATCTTGGAATTGGAACCGTCGTTGTTCGTCATCGTGTGAGTGTAGTCGCCTGTGCCCGGGTCTACGTACTTAAACGAGCGGTCGTTGTGCGTCTCATCCCAGATACGAATGAACGCGGCCTTCTCCAACGGCTCGGTAAGCTGGTTCAACGTTCGGTCGCCAATCGCGTCGGCCATCCCACCCAGACCAATCTCTCCGGCCTTCTTGTGGGCCTCTGGTGCCAACGAGTCGTCCGCATGCTGGTGGTAGATGTCGGTTGTGCGTTCGGCCAGCCCGACGTTCATGTTCCAATCTTTTTGAGGCGACATCGCAGCTAACACGCCCGCGCCCTGCTTGGTGCTCTTGCCGTACTTGGAAGCGATGCGGTCGCCGATCTTGTTCGCGCTCTCGTACCACTTCGCTGTAGCGTCGCGAGTCTCTTTCGGAACCTGATTGTAAAGGTCCTTCAAGTTACTCTTGAACTGGTCGATATATTTGCTGATGACCTTCTGCGGGTCTTTCAGTCCGTCCGGAATTCTCATCCCGGGCATCTCGCGAATCTTGTTCGCAATCTTCACCGCAGCCTCGGGTGTGACCGAGTGCATGCCAATGTGGACGTTCTCGGTGTGCGGGTCGGCTATCGCCTTCGTGCCAGTGGGAACCGCAGTCGAGATGATTCCCTTCTGCTGGTCTTCGGTGCCTTCCGCGTTCTTACCGAAATTAAAATCCTCGCCACCCGTGCCCTCTCCGGTGCCGCCAGTTGGGATAGTCTCACCGCTGCCTAAGTGGTAGATCGCCTTCTGGTTCGCGTCCTGACCCGCCGCAACTGCGGCGTCACGGTCTGTGTGCAGCTTGGTGATATCCAGTACCGACTTCCCAGTGTCCGGGTCCTTCCACGTTCCCACGGCGCGGTCGCCCTGCGATAGCAGGTCCGCGTTGTCGGCCTTGAACTTCGCCAGAACTTCCGGAGTCAGCTTGTCGACTGACAGGGTACGATCTGGGTGCGCGCCGACAGAATACAAATCCTTACCAGCGAGGTTCTCGCCCTCTGGCGTGAAGGTAGAGCCACCGTTAGCCTCGTGCGCGGCCACTTGATCGGTCTTGTTGACGTTCGACTGTTCCAACGCCTGAATCTTTTGCAGCATCGGCTTCACGTCGCTGGCACTTGGAAATTCCTTTTCGGTTGAAAGGGTGTTGCGGGTTTCTGGAGAGATATCCGCGCGCTCCATGCGCAAGATGCCGTTACGGTCTCCGTTCGCGCCGAATGAACGGGCCATTGCGTCAGCCTGCTCCGCACTAACTCCATCTTTTGGTACCGAGAATGCGAGCGTATTACCGCCGCGCTCCCGAGACTTATGCACGCGAATTGCCTTTGACTCGTTTATAAAATCTTGACGGTTATCCTTATAAACGGTCCCATCGCCAAAACCGTTGGCCCCGCCGCCGTGCTCTTCAATGGCTTCGGTATGATCTACAGGTAAATCGATGTAACGGCCATCTGGTGTAATGAAACCAGCGGCACGAGAAATCTTCGGGTCATCGTGGACACCGTACGCACGCTTGATGTTGGCGAGAACCTCATCGTGATCGATGTTCGACTGCTCCGTCTTCGGTTTATCCGCAGCCGCGTACTGAGCACGAGACGCGCGCAACTTCTCTGCGGTGGCCTCCGGTGTAACGGTTTCCTTCGGAGAGAATCCTAACGTGGTCCCAGACTCGGGGTCGTGGAACATGCGGACGTGGTTGTCCTTGTCGAACTCCATGCGCCCGCCCGGGACACCGCCGCCTTCCTTGATGGCCGCGTCATCCGCAGCATCTCCCGTGGAACGCTCCGGTGGGACACTCGGCGTCTTCTTTATTTCGCTTTTCTCGACCCTATCGGCTGTTTCACCCTCTCCATCGCTTCCGCGAACGACTTGTCCGCGTCCGCTTTCACTTCCTCCTGTGTCCTTCTCTTCCGCCCCGTCGCCTGCTGGGCGTGCATCTTTCTCGCCGCCTTCCCCAGTTCCCCCAGAATCTGGTCCAGAGTCAGTTCCTTCGTGCTCATTGTGTGCCTCCAATATATCTCGTTGAAACTGCATCATTCTACCACGGCTCATGTGCAGACTCTCGTGCAAACCGTCTTCACGAACTGCGGCATTAGCTTTAATTCTATCCGCAATATGTGGTTGTGTCAAGAACTTTCTTGTGGCCTCATACTGCGCGTCTATGTAATCCTCGACCTGCGAGGGGGTCCAATCTGGGTAAGCTGTGCGTACAGCGGTGCGCGCGCCACTCACATCAGTCCTAGTTGCTGGATGGCTCATCGCTTCGTCTTTCGTCATCCCGCCGAATACCTCGTGGCTCACTGGACCAGCTAATTTCTGATTAACCCTCTTATCAATCTGAGACAACAATTTTTCCGGGTCAACGATTCCGTTTTTATCTACAATGCTAGACGTATCATATACATACGCAGCCCCTGAACCCTTCGGCATGCTGGGGTGTTTATCACTGCGAATTTCAATTCCGGTTGGCTCGTCTACCGCGTCCATAGCAGCGTGTGCCACCTCGTGAATGTGCGCGTCATTTGATGATACTTTCGTTCCAGTAATTTCTGTTGCAGGAGAGTGAGCCTTCATTGCAACTGAGTGCGACACTAGCGCAGACTCATCGCTACGTCCTAGTGAAACTAAGGTCGGATTTAGTTTGGTCGGCTCGCCGTCCGTCGCTCTCTGGTCGGCTTCGCTGATGATGTCGCTCTCGCTCTTGGGGCCTTCCGCTGCCGGGAGCGAGGTCTTCGCTGCCGCCGCGTGAATTTTACGATCTGCTGCATCCGCTTTCTCGATTTGAAGATTGATTCTCTTCATATCGCCTTCTAACTTTCCACCATTCTTCTTGATTGCAGCCACGTCTTTCTTGAAGTCGTCTTCCAACTCCTGATAGCTCAAGGTCGCAGCATCTGGGTCGGAGGAGTTCGCTATCAGTTCTGCGTGCAAATCCTCGTTCTCGCGTGGAGTTAGATCGATTGGCTCTGGTGCCGCGACTGGCGTGGGCGTTGGTGGTTTCGGAATTGCAGGGCTGCCCTCTCCGGTGATCTTAGTTGGCTTACGGTCGGTGCCCTTGTACTTCATCGCCTTCTCGATGAGTTGATTACGAGTCTTGGCGCGAGGAGAGAAGAAATCAGCGAGCGGGTCTGCCGCAGCTTCGCCTATACCTGCGCCAACCATCGCGCCGTGGACGCCGCCAGCTTCCCCACCGACGACTGCGCCTGCTACTGCTCCACCCTTGCGGGTCAACTTCGCTACCAAGCTGCCTAACTTGCTTTGGCCACCAGTGCCACGAACGGCTACATCGCCACGATTGGCTCTGATTTGCGCTCCCACGGCATCGCGCACGCGAGCCAGTGACGCAGTCTCGCTTCTAGCCTCTCTAGAGTTTTCGATTCCGTGACCTTCTAAATTGTTGTGAAGCGCATCACGCGCGGCTTCTAACATGAAAAAGCGGGCCGCAAACTCTGGGTTCGTTTCAATCATGTTGTTGATGTCCCAGTTGTTCGCACCCTTCATCGCACCGCGCTGGTAGTTGTTCAACTTCGTGATTAGCTCTATGGTCTCCCCCACAGTCGGGTTGGCAGCGGTTGGGAACTTGTCCAACGTTTTCGCAGCATTGTCAAAGTTGCTGTCTACCTTCGCCATCTCCATTAACTTTTGGACAGCGATGTTCTTCGGAGACAAAGAATCTTCCGGCTTTGTACCCGCAGGTTCACTGACAACTGGTTCGTCTTTGTACGGCTCGGCCTTTTCAAATAGGTTATTCTCGATGCCATCGCGGCCCTCTTCGATTGCGCTATACATCGCCGGAAGGTCCGTAATCTTGGTACCGCCCGCCTTCGCGGCCTCTGTGTGAGCTAGTGCGCGGTCCAAATCCTCATCCGAATATCGGTTCGTTCCCTTGTTTTTCGGCACGACCTGCTCAATCAAATCTTTTGCTTTCTTAGAGTCGCTGGCGGTACGTTCGTACTCCGCAGCCTTCGCCTTTTCGTCGGCTGATGTAATACGACGGTGTAGTTTCTCCAACTCGATTTTCGCGTCGGCGCGGGACTCAGATGCTTGGTCGAATGCCTTTTGAGCATCACCCACGTTCTTTGCAGCCTCATTTGCAAGCTGGCGTGCTGCATCTGTTTGTTGTGGAGTTCCTTTACCATCGGCCTCCGCTTGTGCCGCATCGAGTGCACGCTGGTGAACTTCCGCCGCCTGTCCGCGTGATGTTTCTAGATTACGTGAACGGTTGGTGTACTCTGTCTCCGCTGCGGTGTTTTTGTTTACCGCAACTCCGAAGCGTTCGATGACCGGGTTAAGTGCCTCGTGAACCTGACGTCCGGCGACGATGGCGGCAACGTTGCCGACCATCTCCTGTGTATCCGGGTCTGCGCCCATCGCGGCGGCGGCTTTCACAGCCATCTGTTGGGCAGCCATCGCGGGAGTAATAACTGCGAGTGCCTCCGGCTGAAGCATGGCCGCAGGACCTAGTGCCTCAAACGTTCCGGCTACCGTTTTGTTGGCTGCGATTTCTAATTTCTTCGCATCTTCACCGTGAGCAGCGGCTGCTGATACTGGGTTCACGCCGTGAGCGATGTCTGTTAGTGTTGGTGCAACTGCACGCTTGACATCGATGGCACCTTCGAGTGCTGCAGGCGCGCCTGTTAAAGCACTGACACCCGGCATCATCTTCGCCGCGCCCGGTGCCACGCCGTACTCGGTGCCCTTCGCACCGAACTTGCTCAACATCGAACCAACCCAAGTTGAGTGGGTTCCGTTCTTAACGTCACCTTGAACATCCTGCAACCAAGAATGGAAGTCGTTTGGACGCGCACTCATTGATGTCGGACCTGCGCCAGCGAACGCTTTATCAGCAACGTCGCGAGACGTGGTTGGTACGACACCACTTGGCGTAGCAATCGGAGTTGACTTGCTCATGTCAACCTTTATCGGTGCAGCTTGCTGTTGCTGTCCAATCGGAGTTGACTTGCTCATGTCAACCTTTATCGGTGCAGCTTGTTCTTGCGGAGCAGCGTCCTGCGGCGGTGCGTCAGGAGTCTGCTCGGGAGCCTGCTGTAGTTCTTCGTTACTCATCTGGTGTCTCACCCGGATTTACTTTACGTAAACCGTTGCCCGCTGCGTCGTGCCAATACAGCGTCTTACCATCTGGTCCCGGTCCAAAGCCTGTTGCTTTCGGTAGATCGGATGGACGCTGTATCGCGCCCTTGGGAGCGTTAGCTGGTAGACCCGCTGACTTCGTTGGCTGTTGCTTTTGTTCCTGCGGCTGCGGGAAATCCTTAAGCAGGTAACGGTTGTCGCCTATCATCTCTTTCTTACGATTACCTAATAGGTTGCGCAAGGTTTCAGAGACACCCTTGACTTGGTCCTTGGTAAACTTCTGGTTGAAGAGTGCTTGTGCTTGAACCAATTTTGCGTCGCTGGTGCCGCTGCCGGAGCCGCCACCTTGCAAAATCTTAGCAACTTGGTCGGCAACTTCCGTGACGGTTGCATAATACGCAGCCATCTGTGAGTCACCTGTGTTGATCTTAGCCCATGCCTCTGCGTTGTTGATGGGTGGGAATTCTGTACGGTTTATTTTGTCAGACTGTGACACCAACTCACCCAAGTTACCGCTCTTGTTATCTTGTCCGGTCAAAGAATTTAGGTACTTTAGTGTGTTCTGAGTTGCTGGGTTGTTAGCAAACTTGAAGTCGGTCTGCGCCTTCGCAATATCAAAGTGCTTACCCGTTGCTGCCATCTCTTGCTTGTCAGCCTCGTTTAAGGTTGCTTGATATGACTTGGCACGCTTCGACAACTGGCTCGGGTCCATATTCCCCGTACGCAGCAGGTCAGCAGCTTGGGAAACATCGCCCGACTCGTCCGCCTTCTTAAGAGCTTCCTTAGTTGCCGCCTCGCGATCTTCCTTCCGAATCTGACGGTCTTCATCAGCCTTTGCTACCGCGAGATTCTGTGTAACAAGGTCCCCCAATTGCTTTTTCTGCGTGGCTGTGTAATCATTAGTCGGGTCATCTAGCATTGCTTTAGCTGATGCCGCTAGTCCTGTAGCCTGTTCGCCAGACGCGCCGATTGACTTCTTTTGCAGTTCGCTATACGTTGTACCGAAATCACTGCTCTTCTTTTCGAAGGCATTAACTTGCTTTTCAGTGAACGCGTCTGCCGCGAATTGCTTCAACTTCTCATGCTCTTCCTGCACGTCCGCAAGCTGGCTCTTTGCCCAATCATACGCGGGCTGATTCTTCTGCGCTTGCGCATCAGCCATCTGCTTCTGGTAATCATCGATCTGCGCGTTGCCATTCGCAATCTGTTCTTGGACCCCGCCGTACGGGTCGCCCGGTTTGTGTGAGATGGCAGCTTGGATGGTCGGGTCCGTCAAGGCTGGTCTCAGCGTTTTAATTTCATCGGCTGACAACGGCTTCTCCCTACCGTTATTCAAATGGTTGACGGCCATTCTGTCCGCCTGCATGGTCGTGTCCATCGCAACGAACTGCCCCGTGGTCAATTTCGTGCCCACAGGCATCTTGGTGCCGTAAAAATTCTCCATGTGAGCAGACATAGCTGCGTCGACCGCGTGGTCATCTGGCGCGCCGTCCTTAGTTGCTTTATCAATGATGGTGTAGCGCGGCGTGGTAACAGGGTCTCCGTACTTGTCTTTCTGCGGTTTACCGTCTGCGTTTGAAACAGGCTCGCTGCCGATCTCGCGAACGTAGTGATTGAGCGCGAATTTCGGGTCCTTCATTTTCTTTTGTACTTCGTCAAAACTAGCCTCGACGTTGTTGTGGTTCAAATCCATGATGTCATTGAAGTGCTGGTTGCCCTTGTGAAACTCCGCAGCATCCTCCGCACTTTGTTTGAACGCGTTACGGTGCAGCGCGATGGTCTCGGCCTGAGTCTTCGCCATCAAGATATCGTCTTTCTTCGCTTGCGCGAGACGCTGGTTGCGAGCGTTCAAGGTGTTCGCAACGCCTGATAACCATCCGCCCTTTGTGTCGCTAGCGTGGGCCGCGTCACCGAATCCGGCTGCAACTTCACCGACCGCACTCGACAACTTACCGCCGAAGGAACCGGGACGCGGCTGGTCGCCGCCCGCTGGTGCTGGTGTTGGCGCATCCGGGTCTGCCGCTGGCTTCGTTGTATCTACCGGGGCCGCATCCTTCGCAGCCTTAGCGTCCCGAATGGCTTTGGTCTGTTGACCTAAGGGTGAATTCGCCTGCACCTCTGTGATGTGCTGCAAATAGCCCGCTACGATACCGTCTAAACCCGAACCAGCGAGGATGCCGCCGCCCACAGCGGCTGGTGAGGCCGGAGGCGCGGTCCCTTGGGTATCCGCAGCTTGAGTCGGGGCCTGCTGTACGCCAGCGAGTGCGCTCGGAATCTGGTTGTCGTTTTCAGTCATTTTATTAGTCCTTTATTTATGCGCCCCGTATATGCTTGCAGCAGAACCCGCGAGCGCGGTAATGCCGCCTGCGATGTCTTGACCCATCTGGTTGTTTTCCTGCGTGATCTGAGATGCTTGACCGAAGGCGTTTTGGTTCTCGCCGATTGCACCACTCTGCGCACCGTTTGGGTTGTAGTCTTGAGCCAACGCCTGCATGCCGCCCAACGCGGTATTGTAGTTTCGGTTGCCTTGCTCTTCGTCCGCGAGAGCGATGTTGCCCTCTTGACCAGCCAAAGCGTTCGCCGCGCCGGAGCCGATCTGAGACTGAATCTGTTTCTGGATGCCAGAAGTTAGACCGCTGGTTCCGCCGCCGCCCTGTCCCGCGCCGTACGTGCGGGCCGCCTGCTGCGCTGCGGTGTTTGCACCGCCAGCGGCGTTAATCGCCTTCGTTTCTAAGGCCGATCTCTCTGCGCCACTGAAGCCGTTCTGGCTCGGACCAGCAGCGAGAGTCGGAGACAGCGTTTTGTTGAGCACGTCCAGCACGCCTCCTTGTCCAGCGAACAGTTTGGCGTAATTCCCTTGCAGTTGATTTGCAAACGCTTGGCTCGATGCTTGGAGCGACTTTTCGTCTGATGATGGTCCGCACATTATTTTTGTACCTCAAAATCCAGTTGGTAATCGTCGTCTTCCACTGGTTTAAAACCTAAACGTTTACACATGAACGCCACTAAAGTCGGGCTGACTGAGTTGAATATCATGCCCTTTTTGTCTGGTAACTCTTTGAAATACCCAATCAACGATTCCATGCACTTCAACATCCCGACAACCAGTCTGCGCTTCGAGACGACGGACTCGGGCGCGAACTGGGTGTGGATGCGAACATACCCGCCTTCCTCATCAAGTCGAACGTAGGTCAGGGGACCACGCTCGTCCATCAGACAGAAGGCGAGTAAGCTACCTTTGACACCAGTTAACCACCACTCAGGATGTCCGAGGTGGAAGTGGTAAGGGTCGTGTTGAATCCACTCACTGATTTGTTCCAAATCATCGGTGGTGGACGAGGTGAAATTAATCATTACATGGCCTCTAACTTCATATGCACTTCGTAGATCATTGTTCCCGGCACGTTCGAGGCATAGCCGACGGCCCACTGGAAGGAAGTTCCCGCCGCCACCCACACAATCATGCTGCCAGTGAGTACGGAAACCGTTGTGTTTATAGAGTTCGACGTGACCGCCGCGCCCGTCTCATCAGCCATCAACATGATATTGCTCTGAGCGACTGAATCGGTTCCGTCCGTGTATGCTATCGTGACTGGCCCCAACGTAGAAGATGTAGCGTCTACTGTCGTGACTTTCAAATAGGCCGAGATACGATACAACCTAGTCAAAGGTGGGTTAAGGAAGGTTGTCGGCGCGATTGCAGCGGACTGCGCTGTCAGGTCGACAGTGGCTTTCTCGATAGCAACTCCGGCACCAGCTAAGTCCGCAGCCGAAATCGTGCCAACTGTGAACGCACCGCCGACGGTGGTCTGCTTTACAAAGTCCCCAGTTCCGCCCGTCGCACCGAGGTTCGCCCCGGTTCCGCCAGAGAACGTCGATAGAACTCCCTGACTGTTACTAAGATTTATAGGCGCGGGAGTGCGAAATCTTGGGATGCCAGCGACCAAAGTTGTAGTTGAAATTTCCAACACTTCAACATTCGCGAGAACCGACGCTAGACCATAAATTCCGCCGTCTTGAAGGTAGACCTGAATTGTGAGGGTCTCCGCTCCCGCTAGCGTGTTTGGCAACAACCAAACAGTGCTTTGAGCGTTCGACAAAAACGATTGTTCGAATCCGGTGTACGAGTCCGCGATGAAAATCGGAGTAAGACCCTGAGTGTCTGATATGCTATACCCGGTTTTGGCGATGCCGTTAGGATTGGAAGCAGTTACAACCGCGCGAAAAATTAACAGCAACGCGTGTCCGGCCCCGGTAGGAGCCAGCGTCACAGTAATCTGTGATGTACCGCCGTTACTTCCGCTAGCACTTTGATAAACCGTCGGAAGTGGTCCCGCAAAGATAGCGATGTTGGTTGCCCAGCTTGCGTTGTTTGCTGTGACAGCACCCTCGGTTGCGACGGCACCAACCCCGGCGACCATCGCCTGTTCCATGATCGGATTAGTTGTGGTATGTCCCGGTAGCGCAGTCCAGCCTACGGGGTCCGATGCGAAAGACCCAGCAGTTATGGTGCCGACGTACAATGCCCACGAAGGAATTACAGAGGCCACGCCGCTCGTTGTTGTAACAATGGTGCCGAGAGACGTCGCACTTCCACCATTGGTCCCGAAGGACGCGTCGAAACCGCCCGCGTTTGCAGGAGGCCCGGAGAATACAGTCAGAGCGGGTTCTGCCGCCCATCCGAGAACCAACGGCCCCGGGAGAGTGACTGTCTGCGTTGGGGGAGTAAGTTCCGGTGGGACGTTCAGTGTGATTTGATCTGAGTCGCTACCACCGCCTGAACCGGACCCGCCAGAGCTAGTACCGCCGCCAGCCTTGGTAACCACGGAGGCACTCTTCGTTGCCGCGTTCACTGACGCGATAGCCGCAGGGGCGGGCGGCATCAACGAGAAATTCGGAACACGAGGCGAACCAGTTGCGGTACTTACAAAACTAGTATCGTGTTGCAACCCCGGGGCGATTGAGCCTGCAAAAAGTGGCGGCGAATCGTGGGGAGCAGGCGCAGTCGGACCAGCGGTAGGGTTCGGAGACTCCGCTGGCTCCCAGTTGTCCGGAACCTCTCCCTCTTTAATCAGGTTGTTGTTTGCCATTAGATTTCAATTACTAGTCGCCCGAATATTGTCAGGTTGAAAAGTTCATCGGGGTTAGCCGTCACGCCCATATCCACTCTTAGCTGCAAGTGTCTGCAACGCGCCAATGAACCTGTGGTATCAAAGTAGTAGCGATTCGGACTGTAACTGGTCGGTGAGATCGTGTCGCCGTACAACGACGGCGGGTCAAACTGCGGCACGCCTAGCGCACCGTTTACGAACGACGTGAAGGTGCCGTTTAATTCGTTCAACAGATAGCTCACAGTCGGCTGATAACTGATGCCTGAGAAATCCATCTCGAAGAATCTTAGCAACGCAATCGCTCCCGGCTTCGCCAACATTATACTGCCCATCGTAAAGTTTGCATCATACGGAGTGCCGTTGTCAGTGAAGACCGTCAAATCACGAGTGGATAGAACTGCGGGCGACGTTGGGCCACCGATTAGCAAACGATGAATGCCCGGTGCTGTCTCCACGCTCTGAACCAACTTGCAGCCGCCCGTAATTGCTGCGAACGGAGACCAAATCGGTTCCGGGCCTTGAGAACCGCCCGGTACTTGACGTGGGTTTAGACGGTACCACCCAGTTGAACCGTCGGATACGAAGATACAGTTATCAGTTCCGTTTCGAAGAATCGATACATAAATATTCTTCGGATTCCACGTGGCATCGCCAATTCCGAACGACGGTTGATTTGCAAACTGGTCCCCCAGCGCATATCCATAAGTAGACACGTTCAACGAGGGGGTAATGACATTGAATGAGTTATCCGCTGCAAAGAAATATATTTCTCCCGCGAACACGTCACACGCGTTGAAACTTAGTAGACCGATTCCCGGTGCCATCGTGTACGAAAAGAACGTTCCTGTTGCAGGTCCGCCGCCAATCATCTCGATGCTGTCGGTTAAGAATGTCACAATGCCTTGCGACGTTCTGATTAAACGTATAGCTGGCGCAAGGAAAGGAAGTTCGTCCGCTGCATTGAAGGCCTCGTTTGGATTCCCGACGTTGGTGTCTGGACCGCCTGAGAACGGAACGCTCTGACCGTTTATCATATTTACACCCCAGATGCGGGTGTAGTTATATGTCATTGGCAGGTAGCTGTTCAACGGTGGGTCGTTCACGCCGTTAATCGGAGCAGGTAGAAGAACGTTTAATCCCGGAAAGGTTCCTGTGGCTACGCTCGGTAAGAAATCTTTGAAAGTCCATCCCTTACCACCGTAGATTGGTGCTTGAGACGGGATGTTAGGAATTTCTGTTAACTCGAACATGTTGGCAGAACCGCTCGCGCTGTCTGCGGAACGATAAATCACGATAGTGTCGACTTGTGGGTCTGGACTGTAGTCACCGCTGATAGTGTTTATCGCGCCCGTGTTCGCACCGATGATCTGATTTACAGGAGACGCAGACGAGATCGCGTTTGTTTGAGAACCGAATGGCGGTTGAAGAAAGGCCTTGCCGCCCGGAGGGATTGCCCCGCCGCCCAGTGGTCCAACCGAATAGAAGTCGTCCAAAGGTCGCGCCTTGTAACTGTAAGCGTATGCTAAACCAAACGACCAAGCAATTGATTGCGACGAGGCGGCGGATGCAGCCTGCCACGTAATTGTGTCGTCCGTGGTAGTCGGGGGCGTCGATAATATAGTAGACCACGTCGGCACTGTGCCGCCCGACGTGCCAGACGAAATCACGGCCTGCACGTTACCGCTCCCGATGACCTCGGAACCGCCGAAGGGTTCAGACGGACCCGGTGGCTGAAATCCTTGTGTCGGTAAATTCCAAGTTTGAAGTGCAGCCCAAGGGACGTTGGGTCCAACGCAGGTCCATATGATGCCGCCGTCGGTTGTGGTCGACATGTAACCCGTACTAAACGTTGGTACGGTGCCGCCACTGAGTCCTGTACCACCCGCGACCAATCTGGTGCAGACTTGAAAAGTTGAACTTACAGTGTCAAAAATAACACCAAAGGTGCTCCCTTGTGCAGACCAAGGAACGTAGGCGAAATTAGCCTGCCATGCGGAAGGGCCTAGATTTAACCACTGAACCTCTCCGTCGCCTTGTACAAAACCGATAGGCGATGCAGGAGGAAACGGCTGGTAGCCCGTTCCTGATGTCCCGGCTGTTGTCGGAACGAACAGATAAACTGTGGTACCCGGCGCAGCCGGAAGATTGCCAGTTAGAACGATATCTGAGTTCGTCGCATTAATTGTCGCAGGACTTCCAGTGGTGTGCCACAACGCGTACGAGTGAGACGGGTGCCAACGCATCAAGGCCATACCCGCAGGGGTTGCATAACTTCCGATTGCAAACCAGTGCAAGCCAACGTTGCCTGTATTGTTTATGTCTGGGTAGCCGCCGCTGGGTCCCGGATACGCACCGTTGAACTTCGGTTCGTTATTCGGAGTGTTCGCTTGGCCGAGGCCGCCCGAGTTCTTGTAGTTACCGTAAACCGCCGACTGCGTAGTCGGGCCTGCGATTGCTCCCGGCTTCGCGTATGACTCGCCACCAACGCCAGCGGACCCGAGGTCAGTATAAAAACCGCCCGGTACATAATCTGCGAGCGCACCCATGTTAGTCCACACCACACCGTTATCGTTTACAGTCCCGCCCTCGTTGGTCGGCCAAGTCGGCTCACCGTTTCCAGTGGTGCCGAACTGAGGGGTGGTCGTGTTCAATCCGTTTGCGTTCACGCCAATGACTTGCCAAATCTGTGAAGGCGAGTTGGTGTCGAGTGTAAGACCCATTGTCGAGAAGACAGTTGCAGCCTGCCACACAGATGCGCCTGCGCCTGATGGACTGATGCTAACCCCGGGCTGCTTAGTGGGGGCTATGATGCCCCAATTCCAAACAGAAACTGAACTTCCCGCAGGAGTGCTAGGGAAATTAATATTCAGCGGGGTATACTTATGAGTAGTGATTCCATCACCCGCGAACAACACGCCCGCTACAGCGACAAAGTATGTCTGACCTGCGATGCCGAATAGCGTCCCGTTCGCGCCCACGCCCCCGGGCCACTTCGCCCAAAGTAGAACCTTAGTGCCATTCTGGTTATCAAGATAGACACCGCCTGCTGTAATTCCGGTTGCTCCGATTGTTTCAGCAACACCGATTGCATTTTTCAATGTCACGGTTGTTGTGGTCGACGCAGTGATAACGAAGGTGCCGTTGTTTTGAATGTTGGCTACGAATCCAGCTACTGCCATGTACAAACCAGCGTAGCCGTTGTTTGCACCGCCCGGGAAAGTGCCCGTGTAAACAGTTGTTCCAGCCGACGCGTCAGCTGCACTCGTAACAACCATCGGACCACTAGTTCCGGTGTCGATGATTAACTGGATTGTTCCATTTGCAAGTTGGAAAGAGAACGCGCGATCTGGTGGTGTCGGATATACTGCACTCACATGGACGCCGTTCGCCCCAGAGACTGTTGGAACACTGATGTTGGTCGCAGATGAGATAGTGACTGGACCTGTGGTAACTAACGCGCGACCCGTAAGAGTTCCGCCGTTGAGCGTTATGGCTGACGTTGCGAGGATATCTCCCGAGAAGACGTGGGTGTGTGCATCGAATGTCGCCGCACTTCCGACTACCCAAATAACATTGTCGGCGATTGCGCCGTTAATCAAACTGATTGTGGTCGCAGCGGTGTCGACATTAAGTGCCGAACCGACTTGGAAAACGAACACGGGGTTCACAAGACCCGCACCGTCTAGCGTGATGGTGCCGCCTGTGAAGTGCAGCGTCGATGACGCCGCGCCCACGAAACCGGGGCTGCCGTTGTAGCCTGTAGCCGTTGCGGTAAAAGTCTGATTAGCGTAGGTGCCAAGGATAGCGACCGGAGTCAAACCATTAAAGAACGTGAAGGCCGTCGTTAGATCAACTTGGTTCTGTGCAGTGGCTGTGACCACCGATGCCGGAGGAGTGAAATTCGCACTCGTAAATCCAGTGATAGAACTTGTTGGGAAAGAGCCAACGTTACCACCAGTTATCAACGTCGCGCCCGTATTAGTTACACCCGCAGAAGCGAGAGCCGCGTACAAAGCGGCGGTTCCAAGCTGCACTTCTACGACTCCGCTGGTCCCCATCAAGGTAGAGCCGGGACGGCGCATCAAGGTTAGCCGATTGGTCAACTCAATGTTGCGACCGCCTAGAAGAGCATCAGGACGACCGCCATAATAGTGTTTCTGCGCAGGGTCAGACGGGTCGTGCAGTACCGCACGCTGCGTGTACAAACCCGTGAAGGCATCGTCCATGAAGAGCGCAGTATACTTTGGCTGCTTATTCGGCTGTGCTCCTGCTGCTTCAAATGCAGTGGTCATTACATCCCTCTACCTGTACTTCCGGTTTGAGTTATAGCAGTCGTTGACTGACGTTCTACATCATGAGCAATCCACTGTTGAATGAACGCGTTCTTCTGCGTCTCGGTTAATCCTGTTGCCTTTGCCAAAAACGCTGCGATGCCGCGCTGTCTATACAGTTGTGCGCGCCCGTCATCAACAACCGCGAGTGCTTCTGAGAGGAACAAATTGTTGAACACGTCGGAGAACTGATCGGGAATCGGTGCCCAACTCAGGTTGTTCACAAAACCTGCTTGAGCAGCATTCGCCACGCCAGCGTGAGTTTCGTTAACTTGCGTTGTAGTTGTACCTACTAAGGTCGTGGATGTGGAAGAGGTCACTGTGAATGCAACATCGTTGCCAACGTTAGTAAAACCAGTCATCGTGAAGATCATACCAGCGTACGCGTTCGCTGCACCGCCAGTAATAGTTCCCGTGTATGTGGTGGTGGCACCAGAGACCGTAACTTGTGTCAAAACCAAAGACGACACACCATTGGGATTCGCTACGACCAATGATGTCGCGCTGCTGCTCACAACTGTGAACGAACCACTGTTTATTAACCCCATCCCGGTTATGACCGCTGTCGAACCTGCGGGGAATGATGCAGGATTGAAAACACCAGTGTACGTTGTATTTCCGGCAGACGCATTAGCAACTGCGGTAATGAAGAACGGCCCGAACTGAGCGGCAGTCTTCTGGTACGTAACTGTGACCGTATAAATCTTATCGGGGACGCCGAGGAAACGGAACACGCATCCCGCTACTGAGTCTGAGGACTGTACCGACATCGAGTTCGGGCGCTGTTGAAAAGCAGAAACGGCCAACGACGCGGTGTTAAGGAGGTCTTTTATCTCCCAGATATTACCTTGGTCGTCCGTAAGAGAGACCTTCTCCACGAACGCTAGGTCAACGACGGCTGCTCGGGTGTAATCTTGAGTCCCTACTACAGTCGAAAACGTTATCTCGGCGCGATTCCAATACCAAGTCAACGGCGGATTCATCATCGTGTTGCGAATCATTGAAGCGATTGAAACCGCAGGTTCGTTTCCACTTCCCGCCGTCAAAGGGCTGTACTGAATATATGGACGAGCGAAATTAATTGTGTTTTGTAGGGTGAGCATTAAGCAGCCTCTGTGCAGTACTTACAATTTTGCGAAGTCAACCCACGGCTAATGTGCCAACGGGTGTGCATGCCTTTAGGGCCGCCAATCTTGCCGCTGATTTTTCCATATACCCGGCCAGCAGCAACCCTGTCATAGTCAGGCGAAAAGATACCTTTCTTTTCTTTCTCCATCAGAGCACCGCAAGCCAACCCACCTTTAGAAGAGATAGATCGAAGATGCCCGGATTCAACCATCATACGTCCAGCCATACGACCTCCCACAGCACCAAATTCTGATGTGAGGCCGAAATATTTCTGGTCTAAAGGAGAGAATTGATTTGACAAAGGACCACTACGAAACGTGTTGGCGCGAAGAATTTCCATGTGTTCAGAAGCAACTAAATGCCACAGGAAATCATCACTATCGTCCTCGATGGTCTTTGCGAGTTTCAGAAAATGATTTGAGTATTTCGTTTTATCGTATTCACGCCAACGAACTTCTAGCGCACGAACTGTGCTGCCCACTTTAACAACCTCTCCGGTTGTCTTGTCTACAACGTGATAGATTTGTCCAATCATATTAAGGTCTGGGATAATTATACGGCCAACTGCCACCTTGGAAGTTGTTGCGACTACGGGCTGCGCCGAATACGGTACGCTGTGGAACGAACTTGTTCTCTTCCAACTCGCGATCTTCTTTCACGCGAAGGGCTAACAGTGCCTTTTCCCACAACGCCCACTCGGGTTGGAACTTCGCGAATACGGCCTTCTCTGGGGAGCGGCGGTAAAGTTGCGCAACGAAGCCGTCGCGGAAGTGCTGCTCTAACTCATCTGGCAGCGGTGCTAGTGTCTGGTTCAAGTCAACGAAGCGGACTGGCTTCATTTGTGATACTATATTAAACTCCCACTCCGCGCCTGTCTGTGAAGGTACCGGGGTGAAACGGAAGCCCCAGCCGTTCGGGTCCAACACGGTCCACTGGGTCGATGCGCCTGTGCCGCTGACGGTCGTACCGGGAACTGCGTTACGTGCCGCGACTGGTGGTGTGGTCCCTTCGATGCCGTACGTAGTTATCAGCAAAAAGTTACCGTTCGAATCACGAATCTGAGTGATCGGATTCTTTGGCTGACTATTGTTAGCTGAGTTGTTCACGTAGCCGCCTGACTCGTATGTGCCGGGGTTCACGGCCATCGTAACAGTTATAACTGGCGCAGTGAGCACGGTGTCGTTGATGTTTGTGACAACCCAGTCGCCGTTATACGCTGTGGGAAACGCGCTCGCGATGTTCATCGTCTGCCCGACTATGATGGTCGGGAGGATGCTCGTTATCGTGAAGGTCGCAGAACCACCGCCCCACGAGGCCGCAGTTACGACTGAGCCTGTCGGCTGAAGGTAGACCGAACCGGGTTGCGGGTTGTTGCCAATGGTCGGGCCGCCTACGTTTGCTTGTCCCCATACCCCGTAATACAACGTACGGTTCGGGAACCAGTTGCACTTGAAGCCGGGATTGCCTAGACCTATACGAGCACCGCCCGAGTAAGCCGCTGTTAGTTGAGGTAGTTGACGACCAACTTCGACGGTCGTGTACGGTTTCGGAATCGATGAGTTGTTGATGTCGAATGCGATGCCGCGCTCCAACCACGATAGATTCAAGAGCGGGCCGCCTGCTGAGACAGCGGTAGCCGCGTGTGTTTCCGGCACGCCGCCTGCGTTTCTTAGCACCAGCGCGCCCGCTGATGAGGCTACGCACATGAACGTGCCGTTGTTGCCTGCCTGTACAAAGCCTGTGATTACGAACGGTATGCCGACGTAACCGCCGAACGCTCCGTCAGGCATCGTGCCTGCATAAGTTGTGTAGCCTTGGGAGGCCGAGACCAGAGTAACCGCAGTGAGCGTCAACGTGCCACTCAAGCCTGCTGCATTCACTACAGCGTAGTCCTGCTGAAAGCTGTTGCTAAAAATCGGAGGGACGTTGAACTCATTCCACTTGAACGGAAAAGGAACGGCGCAGATCGCAGTCATAACCTTATTGGCGATGGACAGTGCGACTACCTGTGTAAATCCCGCAGCGTTGATGACTGGCTCTAAATCGCCGTACGTCTGACAGTCGTCGACTATGTTTTGCAACGTGACTGTCGACTGGTTCGAAGTGTTATAGATTGACATGCGTCACCTTAAATTAGTTTGTGCTCGCGAAGAATCTTCATCACGAGTGCCTCTGCCGCTTGCTCCGCGTTATGCACAGCCGCGCTGATGTCTCCGGCTGGCCCGCGCCGCCTACAATCTCTGCCGTTGTCGGCTTCGCGCTGTTAGGGTTACCAGCATTTACTGACATGAAAATACCTCTAGCGCAGATACGGAGACGCTAAGATTATAAATTCCATATGTGGTGGATTGGGACGTCTGGGTGGTTGCTACGGTGGTCATCTTGGTCCCTGAGAAAGGAATAGGGCGGGAACCGCCGCCCTTCGGGGCCTTGTGGCCGTTGGTGAAACTTAAATCTGTAGGTTCGGTACTTCCAAGCCTTCGGCAGACTTCGGCAAAGGACTCGTTGTCATTGTGGCGAAGCGTTCTGATGATGACATCTTGTTGCTAGAATCTTCTGCCATCTCCCACGCTCTGCGCCAACCGATGTTGGTCCAGTTCGGAATCTTACTTCCGTTACGAGTCAAGTACTCGTCTGTGTCGCCCGGGAGCCAACGTGCGCTGCACAAGGTGCACTTAATGACCTGAGTGCGGTCGGTGAAGATGTGAAAGTAAACTGCGGGGTCCTTCGCTTGCGCGCGCTGACGGGTGCTACCACCCTTCATGTGCTTGCAATTCTTCTGGGCCTCGATCTTCGCGATTGTGTAGTTCTCGCTGTCTCTGCGGCGTTGCTTGTCGCGGGCTTGTAAGGCCACTTCCAACGCGGCTTCTTTCTCAGCAACGCGAACTTCCTTCGCCATCATGATGCTTAACAGCGCGGAGAAATCTGCGTCCGAGATATTGCCTTTTGATGCCTTCGTCAAAATGCTGTTCACATTTGGCGGGGTCTGTTGATCTGACATATTACACCTTGAAAGGTTGGCAAGTGAATCTTCAACCGCCCTGTTTTGGCCCGGGGTCAGGCAGATTGTGCGGCCTATACGCTGGCGTTATAGCTTGCGACAGGGTCCGATTGTCCGAGAGCCTCTTGGTCTTCGATGTCAACGTAACGCGTAGCGTTGCGCTTCTCCCAAAGACTGCGGAAGTATCTCGCGGAAATTACGTTCGGCGATGGTACGCCGAAGATTTTGTGGCACTGCTCTTCTGTGATAATCTCTTTCTCAACTAACTGAACTGCAACCGTGCGCCAGCCTCGGAAGGCCTCGCCGTTCGGGATGCCGTGGGCGTCCAACTTCAACACCGACCACTCGTACATCGCCGGAACTTGAATGAAACAGACGTAACGGAGTTTATCGTGGCGGTACGGCGGGGTCGCCCAAAGACCGAGGGTGCCTCTCAAACCGTTGTCCATCACGATTGCCTTGATTCCGCCTTCTTTCAACTTCGCCATAAAATCGATAGTGGAGATCGGATTGATCTTGCGCGCGACCTCGTTGGTCAACTGCTCCTGATCGTCCCACTTGTACGCCGCTGCCATCTTGTTCGAGATTTCTTTCTCGGCGGCGAATGACTCTCTCGCAAACTCTTTATACTCTTCTGGGTGCGAAACCCACTTGGGCGTGCCGCCCGCGAGCATCTTTTGAATGCTCTCATGTGTAGCGTTCACATCGTGGTGCTCATTGTACGGCTCTGCGTCGATACCCTTGATGAACGGCTGATCTGGTTGATGAATCATTGTTGGTACCCCTTTAAGTATTCGATTGCGTTGGTGAGGATGATTATGGAGTCTTTGAATCTACCGAGACCGAGATTGCAATCTTCGCATAGGAGACCGCGACGGCACTTGTCACAACTTCGCATTGGGCGGCAGCACTTATGGTTGTGGTCTATGTGCGGTGTCCCTTCAAACTCTTTACGACAGACGGCGCAACGATTATCTTGTTTCGCCTTCTTGGCATCGTACTGCTCTTGCGTGAGACCATGTCGTCGTGACCGATGAACCGCAAGTATTCTGTCTTTATTTTTGCGATAGTAAGGTCCGTAATACTCTCTATTACGAGTCAGTTCATCTTCACGGTGGCTATCATAGAATCTTTTGTTTTTCTCGCTCGACGTGAGCGGTGCCTCTGGATTAATTCTTTTCATTTTTCTCTCCACGAAAAGAGTTGATTAAGGGAGCACGTTCGTGCGTACTCCCCTAATCTGCATCTTAACACAAGTTGCAACCTGTGTCAAGAGGAAATTTTACTGAATTGCCGGAACTGAATCAATGAAGCGAATACGCTGGGTATTCACGCCAGTAGCAGGTGGCAACGTCACTGTTTGATGGAATTTGTCCTATGTGTTACATTACTTTTCAGTAATGGGTTGGTCATTTCTGCCAACCACTCATGGTTTGATTCCCATGAGAGCAGACTATCGCATCGCCTTTCGGCGTTCTCTCGCTTAGTCGTTCACGGTGCCTTTCGGCTTCCGCCTTGTTCCCGTCTCAGGGTTCAAGTCAATCAGAGAGAATTCTCACTCGTACTACGTTACTGAGTGACCCCGCTCTTAAGCTGCTAGCTTAAGAGATGTTGAGGAACACCATCCACCGATTGTTGAGACGGGGTCAAAGCTGGAAGCAGGAGCATCGGTCACAACTCTGCAATCGATGGTCTTCCAATCGCCCTCGTCCAAGTCAGTGTCGCCCGGAACCTGCAACCATACACCGATCATCGCGTAATTTCCGAACACATAAGTTCTGTATCCGATCTTACCCGTGCCGAGGTAGTTGGCCGTCGTGGTTACGAACGGGGTCTGCATGAAGCCTATGTTCGTGCCCGGTAGGACGATGACCTTATTCTGGTCGCTGCCCGCCATTGCGTCGAACTTCTCCATGTTCTCGTACTTCCACAAGTCAACGATGCTGTTGTTCACAGTCGTTGCGTTGTAGATGTCGCCCAACACGTTCGGGCTGACTGCGCCCAAGAACATGCCACGCTTGCAAGGCAATACGTTCTTTGAAACAAGCTGCTGCTTCAATTCACGGATTGTGCCTAGGTCTAGCGTGTACGGAGATGCTAGCAACGTGTTCTGGTTGACCTGTGAGTCTACGCCAGATGCGCTGTCAGCAACTGCGCTGTACAACTCGCTGATGGACTGCCCAGCTTGGTAGCCGAGTTCCACTGCGCTGTTGCCCACCAACTCATCGATTGCGGCTGCGATTGCAAACGAACTGAAGTTGGCGTAGTTGTTCCACTCACCAATCTGGGCGGGTGAAGACAACTGAGTGATGACTTCCGGGTTTCCCACGGTGCCGTCAGCACTCTGTACAATGTCGCCCGTGAGCGTGTTGTACTGGAAAAACGTACGGTTTACGCCCATGTGAAGACCTTGTACACGTCGTTCTGCTGCTCCAACGAATGCGTTGGTGTTGCCCTTAAGGTTCGGAATCAATTCCTTATCGAAAATGATTGCCTGTGCCGTTAGGACGTTTGATACGTTTGACCCCGAAGGGTTTGGACCGCTCATGGTGTTGCCATAGTCTGGGTCTCGGCGCGAACGCCGGGAAGATTGTTACTTGACAGGGATGCCGTAAGACGCAAGCTGCTTAACGAACTGAGGGTCGTTCTTCAGCTTTGCCTTCATTACCTTCGGGTCCATGTCTCGAACTGTCTTCAAAAATTCCTTTCTCGCGAGTGCTGGGTCTGGTAGCCCCGGGCGTTGTGCGCTTAATGAACCCGGTGCTATACTCCCACCTACTCCCGGACGACGGGCCGCTGGTTGCGCATTGTGCGCGGCGGCAGACGTCGGAGCCGTTGCTTCAACCACAGGAGTGACTACTGCCTGTGGAGGGGCTTGTGTTTCTAGTGCTGGCACTGTTGCTGCCGTTTCCGCTACTACCGGGATTGCCGGGGTCACGGGCGTTGCTACAGCGGCTGGTGCAACCGGATTAGCGGCTACAACAGCGGGTACGGTTGCCGAAGGTTCTACCTTGGCAAGTTTGTTTCCCTGTTCCTTAAGGTCTTGGAATGCGGCCTCAAGGTTGTCCAGAGTAAATTCTAGGTTGTGGTCTCGGAAGTACTCGTCGATAGCTACCGAGTTAGCTGTGCACGGAACATAGTCGTGCAAGTGACGGCGCATGAATTCGTTGGAGATCGCGCGCCCGTTTTCTTGTTGTATCTTGGCGCGAAGTTTATCTTCGCGTTCCTTATACGAGGTCTCGATCACCTCGTGAATAACATCGGTGACCTTAGCCGTGTCCTTCGATTCTAGAGCGATGCGCGCGGCTTCCGCGATCTCTTCTGGCGTCAAGAGAGTCTTCTCTTTGAAGGTCAACTTCTGTTTCTTTAGACGGTGAAATGCGCGTGTCGCATTCTCGTGCGCGTCGCGCTTCTTGATCGCCAACTCCGGGAGCGTACGTGCCTCCAAGTGAGTCGGGCGTCCGATGGGTGTTCCGTCTTCGTCGCGAACCTGATACTCTTCGACGTAGCGTGTGGCCTTGCCGCTGGCGTCGCGAGTGATCGTGACCCCTGCACCCTTCCACTCTGCGTCTTCCTCTTCGTAGGACTTAGCAACAGGAACTGCTTGTGTTGGCACAACCTCAATGGCTTGTGCTGGCACGGCTGCCATCTCGGTCGCCTGTGCTGCGAGTTCTTCTGTCGACGGGGGGACGACGCGATTTAATTGCGCGTCTAACTCCTCTTCCTTCTGTTTTGCTTCTAACATCAGCGCGCTAATGCGCGTGGCAACGCCGCTTCCGCGCGTTCCCATCAACTTCTGCATATCAGCAGATGTCTCTGGATTTTTGATAGCTAGTAGAATAGACTTCAAGTCCATCTTCAGAACTTGTTCAAGAGTTATTGACATGTGGCATCCTTATTAATTCTGTTTCGGTTCCTTTGCAGGAGATTCGATTGGCATGCGAAAACGCGCGGGCGGTTCGAAAACAGCCGTTGAACTTTCGCGCTGCTGTGCTTCTAGTACGGCGTTGCGTTGGTGCAACTTCACCGAGTCAAGTACCTCGGCTGAAAACTTGTTCATAGCGTGTGCGGTGGTTTGGAGACCTGCAAGCACTTCGCTGTAGCGTTCCTGTGTCGGCTTCAATTTGATGACTTCCTGCGTCGCGGTGCGGCAGGCCTCGGCCATCAGCTTCACGAGAATTTTCCAACCCGGTTGATTCACGAGTTGCGCCAGTGCCAATCTCTCTTCGAAGGGCAGTCCGTCGCCTAATAGTTTACGATCTGACATTGGGTCCTCTCCAGAAGGCTGCACTGCCGCCGCGTTCTGACGATGACGGGCGATTGGTGGACGACGCTAACAGATTCTTTGCGGTGAGCCAGTTCTCATCCTTGGGACCACGACTCACGAATCCGCAGTTCAACAGGCACCAGATTTTAACCGTGCCATCGGAGAACGTGTGCATCGCCATATTATAATCTTTGAAGACACCTTGGACGCTGGTGCCGCCCTTTAAATGCTTGCAGAACGGATTGGGCGGGTCTGGATTTCTCGGTACGAGCTTGAACCCTTTGTAGCTCTCGCGACTTCTAAACTCCCGAAGGAACTCGTCCGCTAATCGGACTTGTTCGGCTTGCGCGGCCTTGCGCGCGTCTTGTTCGAGTTGCTGTACGAGCGGCGCGAACTTCCCGTTCACAAATGTGAGTATGTGAAGCCAGAGGTTCCACATCCAGAGTTTAATTTTCATTGTATTGTTCCTTTCCCTTTCAGGTATTGTGGTAGGGGCGTTTCCGCCCCCACTGAATTATAAAGCTGTTGTTGCGCCGAAGCCTTGCGTCTGGTCGCCGCCGACGCCCATTGCTGGCTGCGTAGACTTTTCGATAGAAGCGCGGAAGGCCTCGTTGCCAGCCTTACCGAGTTGCTTCTGATTCTCTGTCACTTGTTCCTGTTGGAACTTCTGCTGCTGCATATCCATCGCGTTCTTCTGCTGCGCGGCCTGCAATGCGGCAGGGCTGTTCGCTTGATGTCTCGCCTTCTCTGGGTCCGTCATCATGCGTAGGAAGGCCTGACTGAACTTCCATCCGGCTGCGTCAACGAATGCTTGGAAGATGGCTGGTGCATCGAACTGGTACCCGGCGTCGTTGGCGTTAGCGACGAACGTTGGGTTGTTCAAAAGCTGAATCATGATCGGTAGGGCCTGTGCCATTTCTTTCTTGGCACCTAGGCTTGAACCCGCGAGAACTTCGTACTCGACCTTGGCGTTGCGCAGCTTAACGTGGTCGACCTTGAAGTCGTTGCCGATCTTCTCACCGAGGATGTCACGGATGACGCTCGTCGGAAGTAGGTCGTTGTCTAGATCGTCCATCTGGAAGAGCCACGGCACAAAGACCTGTCTCACGAAGCGTCCGGTTGGGCCGTCTAGACGGGCCGCGTTGGCCCCGATGACTGCCGCCGCACCTGTGGCATTCCTCATGCCCGTTGTGGCGATGCCCGCGTGACCCGCGCCCTGCATGACCTGCTCGTTCGCGCCGGAGGTTGCTGCACCTGCCGACTGCGACTGCTGGATGAACTCGAAAGCCTGCGGTGGTACCGGAGGCATCTGTAGGAACTTGAAGGCCTTCTCAACGTCCTCTTCGACGTCGATGATGCCGCCTTGCTCCCAACGCGTGTTCTGCGTGACCGCGTTAAAGCCTTTCTTACGAAGGGCGACTGGCTGCAAACAGTATGCCAGCAAATCAAGAGCAAGGTTAGTTACGCCCTGCTCAACAATTTGCTCGCTACCGATAAGCAGGCCTAGTCCCTGCCCATAAAAGTTGTCTGGGATGTTGCGCCAGTTGGCTGAGAAGAACGGAATCTTCCCGAACGGGTTTGCCTCATTGCGGATTAGAATGTTGTGGCCGTTGAAGAGTAGGACCACGATAACTTTCTCGTCGTCCCAGTGCTCCAAGATTTCTAGCGGTGCTCTGTTCGGGTCCGCTGACGTTGCCACGTTGCGCGGGCGCGCGTGCTGCAAATAGCCCATCATCCCTTCCGGGATGGTCATCGTGATGTTGTCCGGCCCGCCTGAAGTCGCCTTCGCGAACATCGCACGTAGGACAGACTCCTCCGGGATGTTATAACCCTCGGTGCCGCGCAGGCGGTCCAAGTCTTGGTACGTCGCGTAGTCGCGGTAGACAACCCACTTCGCGGCACGGATGTCTCCGACGCGACATGATGGGTCAACGAGAACTGTACGAATGTCGCAGAACTTTAACCACGGATGAGATACCTTTTTCTTATAAAACTCGATCTCGAAGTCGTCCGAGTCAGGCGTATCGATTGGCGCGGTCTCCAAACCATCTGGGACCTGAACCTTCGGCGCGTAACGCTTGTACTTTTTCTCGGTCTTTTCGTACTCGACGTAGCCCCACTTCCAGATCGCAGTGCCTAGCAATGCCATCTGCTCCAACCCACGCTCGACCTCTTCCTCGAAGCGCATCGCCTTCAACTGGAAGGTGAACAGCGCGGTCTTGGCTGTTACGAGTTCCTGATCTGTGCCCGGGCTGGGACGAAGTAGGAAGCAAGGGTCCTCATAGAAAATGCCCTGCATAATCTTCGGGATGATCGAACTGATGTGGTTCGACACCATGAACTTTGGTACTGCTGAGTTGGCGGCGTTGCCGTCGCTGTTGGATGAAATCGGCGACTGGTACAGCAAGTCGCTCATCGTCCATCCGCTGGCCCACTGATTAATGTTTACGAAGTTGTCCGCCGTCTCGGTATCTGTTAAGACTAATTTTATGGCAGCGACATCGTTGAAAAGGATAGTGCCAGTTTCGCTGTCGATGTACGTATTTTCTGTTGTTATCTCATTCGCAGGTACTTGTTCGAGGGCTGCAACCTGTTGGTCGATATCGCTCATAATCTCCACGGCCCTTTATTGCCGAAGACTTTCATCCTCGGGTCCTGCGGCGTTGGCGGTGCGACCTCGATTAAGGTCGGTACTGCCTCTGTTCGCGTTTGAAGCTGTTGTCCGAAGTAGCGGTCGTATTGTTGCTGCTTGCGGAAGTGCTTCGCTTGCTCTTCCTCTAACCGTCTCTCTTCTCCCGGGTCCGGCAGTGCGCCACTTGTAGGTCTTGAACCTGCGGGAAGGATATAGATGAGGTAAGAGATTGCATCTGGGATATCGTCTTTACGTCCCTTGTTCTTTTTCTCGCCTGTGTACTGAATGAACTGTTTGAAGGTCTCGTCAATCCAAGGACCCATAACGAAGTGTAGGCGGTGTTCGCTGAGAAGGATTTCGACGCTCTTGATTCGGTTGCGCTTCGCGTTCTCTTCTCTCGATGGCTGTCTGGGGAAAATGTATGGCTGGTAGCCGAACTTGTTGCCGACACGAGTGATCTCGTCTCGTAACATCTCGTAGCCGTTCGACTGCTCGATCATCGTAACCTTCGGCCCCCACTTCTTTGAGAGGGATATGATCTGGAAGGCTAACTCTGAGTACTTCCACTTGTCGTAGATGATCTCAAGGATGACGAAGGACCACTCGCCTGCATCATTCTTATACAAGCGGGCGACCACTCCTACTGAGTAGTCTGAGGTCTTCTTATCTGACAACGCCCAGTCCCAGACGATGTAGATGTCGCCGGACTTCGGCGCGGCCTCGCGCTGGTACATATGCGAACGAAGATCGGCCTCGGTGAAGCTGATTCTGAATCCGCTGTCTTCGGCGGCGTCGGTCGGCTCGTTCAACTGCTGGTTGCGGAAATACTTCTCACCCTTCTTGAGAAGGATGCCGCGTAACTTTTTGAAGGTAGAAATCTGAGGGAAGGTCAGAGTGACCATTTCTTCGGTCAGATGGAATATGTTTACTTCCGCGTACTCTGGCTTGACTGTCCAGCATCCGCGCGCGTGGTACTTAATAGGCGCGATTTCGCCTGTCTCCGCATTCGGACCAAGGCGAGTTCCGTACCAGTCATCGGTGAAGTAGCGGGTACCGATGTGATCTATGAATCCGACGAACGGCTCCAAATAGTCGTCTGTGCCGTCGTACTTGACTTTGATCTTGGCGCGGCCCTCTTCGTTGTTCGAGTTTTCGTCGGTGACGATATCGTCGCCCTTCTTAACGTCGCAGTGCCAACCTGAAAGGTTAGCGACAATCGAGTTAACCCACAGCGAGCCTTCCTTCTGATTGTGTAGGCGGGCGGGGCAGAACAACGGTTCTTTCGAGGTTCCGTCAACACCGCGCAGAACGTACTCGGGGAACAGCAAGTGAAACGCTGTCGGTTCTGCTCCGGCTGACAAGTTAAAGTAACCTTTGATTTCCTGCGCAAAGGACACGGCGAGTTTATACTCACCTGTGATAATAAAGATTCTGATGTCGGGACAATTCAGCAACCACTGAGCGGCATCAACTCCGTTGATCGTGCTCTTGTAGTATCCGCGACTGTCCAACAGCATCATCTCGCGCTCGCGCCACTGGTGCTGGTCGTCGACCATGTCGTGAAAGTCGTCGAGGGTATAGCCTTCGAAATACATAGGCTCCACAGCCGGACGGCTGCGGTCTACGGTGCCGTCTTGATTCAGCCACGGGCCGCCGAAATTCTTCGGAACGAACTGGTCGCAGGTAACTTGGTGCACGGTGCGGTATAAACCCTTGCCAAGCAAACGAGAGAGCCAAAACAAATCTTTGCGCGCGCGATCTCTTAAATCGAGCCAACGCCAGAAAGACACGACGTCATTAACTTCGTAACTGATATCTTCGGTGGTACGGTGACCACGTCCCTTCTTTTTCTGGGCGGGGTCGACCTCGGAACTCTGGATTCGAATGGCCGTCTCGGAAGGGTTGGGACGTTTCGGACCCTTCTTGGTCGCCTTGATAGCGGTGGCCTCATCGTCGTCTTCGTCGGCATCTCCGTTCTCCGGTTGACCGTAAAATAGACGCACGAGTTGTGTATAGCTACGAGCCTCGCTCTTAAATCTTTTGCCCGCCTTGTCGTGAGCGGCTACCTCTTCCAAAAGCCGAGTCATTGCAAGTTCTTTCTCAGCGAGTGCTGCTTGTGTTGCCTTTACGACTTCCGCGCTGTATGGTTCCGGTAGACCCTTATCACGCGCTCTTTTATTGGCTTGCTTCTGCTGGGATGTTAATGCCACGGCGTACTCCTATTGGTTTACTGCGATGATGCGTCTGTGACTTCCTTCACTTGGCGAGCCTTCGCGGCTAATTCGTCCCCGGTAGTCGTGGGAGCAGCAGCGGCGGCCTTTCGAGCATTATGTGCATGAGCGTAATCGGATGTTGGTGCGAGGGCTTTCTTGGGTGCGGTCGGGTCTACTTTATTCCCGGCCTGATGTGTTACGCTGGACGACAAGTTGTTTGAGTCATCAAGTGCTTTTTGTGCGCTCGCGAGCGCGGATGTTATAGGGTTGCCCATGTTCTCCTCTTACTGCGCCTGTGCGCGGCTATCTGGGGCTGGTGCGTCGCTATCTTGAGTGGCGTTTAAGTCTCGACAAACCTTCACTTCTACGTTCGCGTTTTTCGCTAGCTGGGTGCCATCGGCTGCGACGCCATAAACAATCGCAACTACCTCGTCGCCGTTCAAAAACACACCAGAGATTTTCCCTTTGCCAGCCTCTTTTATTACCAGCACGAGGTCGTTGTGGCCGTAATGCTTTCCGTTCTTATCGGTGGACGTGTACTCGTAAACAACTGGCTTCTCAGGCTTCATGTTAGTATCTGGCCCGGTCTGGAACTCGGTAAAGGTGACGCTCTTTCCGTCTCGGTATACGAGGTGAGCCGCAACGAACTTACCCGGCGAACAAGCACCGATGTCGTAACCAACCGCCCTGTTAAGAAGTCCGCAACCGGAGAACAACAGGGTTGCCGCGAGCACTGCGGTGCAAAGAGCCTTCATGGTGTGTCTCCGTCACTTCTGGATATTGATGTCGTTTACGATGGTCGTGTTCTGGTTCTGACGGGTGTGCATGTCGTCGAGAGCGTCGTGAGCACAAAGCAAGCCTTGGATGGCCGTGACGGCCAACGCAAAATTCCCGTCGAGTTTGCCTCTGAATGCTAAGACTATACAGGACGCGCCGAATACGACGGCCCAAAACTCGCTGAGGCCGCCAAAGAAAACATACACAGGTGTGAACGCACCAGCGTGAATAATTTGTGAGGCCTTGTCCTTCCAGCCCATTACTTCTTAAACCCGCCCATCGTGTGAGCGAAGTTCGCCATATGGGCGACGTGAGAATTATCCGAGTTACGGGCACTCTCTAACTTCTCTGCCGGGATGGTCTCGTCTTGAGGGATGCCGAGTGCCTTGTGAAGGCCGCCCTTGCGCAGTTGGTGCATCGCGCGATAAAGTGATACGTTTTTCTTTGCCACGGGTTTATCCTTGGGAATTACTTTCTCCCCGCCTTGAAGATTATAGACGCCGTCCTTCGGTACAACACCGCCTGTGTGCATGCTGGGGACGGCAGGCGTGCGGTCGGTCGCGTCAAACGTCGGATGTTTCTCACTCATTATGGACTTGCTAACGGCATTTGCCGCAGTACTTATGCGGTTAAGGTCTTTGTCCTTGGCTGATTCTACTTCCTTTTTGACTTCGTCCGTTCCGTCGCCTGTTTCCATATTAAACCTGTGGAGGTGCGCCTGCGGCTGGTGGTGCGCCCGCGCCCGGTGCCACTGGCTCCGGCTCGCCCGGATTCGGTGCCGAAGTGTGGTCCATCATGTGGTCCATCATCGCATCGTGATCTGCTGCCGCGCCCTTGACGTCCTTATGAGGGCCGTCTTCGTGAACGTGGTGAACAGTGTGACTTCCATCTCGGTGGTGCTCTATGTGCGAGTGAGTGAACTTGTGGTGTTTCTTAGCCATTGAAAACTCCGTGCTTCTTCAAATAATCTATAGCTCTTTCTAGAACAACAATCTTATCTTTTGCATTTCCTAAAACAAGATTACAAAATCTGCAAAGCAGTTCTCGACTCTTCCCTGTTACGTGGTCGTGGTCTAAATGCGGAGTCAACAACGGCTCTGAACAAATAGCACAACGCCCGCTCTGCGCTATTAGCATCTCGTCGAATTTCTGTTGCGTAACCCCAAACAGCCGCTGATATTTTCTGATTATATCTGGTTTCTGGCTATCGTGATATCGTCGTCTGTGTCCAGCGTTAACTCTATCTTTGTTCTTTCTGTCTGAACGAAGTTGAATTTCTTTACATCGCTCTGGATGACGCTCGCGATATCGACTCTGCGCTTCTCGGCGTTGCTGTAATACTCTTTCCGTTCTCATTTTGTTCTCCTTTAAAGAACGACAAAGAGGGTGTTAAAGGCACCCTCCAAGTCTAGCCCCGGGAGCAACCCCGAGGAATCTTTTAACTCATTAAACTATCGTGTGTAGTGCTCTCATTCAATAAAGCCGCTGCGTAATAGCTGCCAGAGGGACGCTTGTAAACTCCGACAACGCCGCCCGGGCGAACCTTAATCGCGTTGTGGTCCTGATGAAACAAGTGACTCACTTGGTGAATCGTTGAACTGTGGGCGAAGACAATCGATGGGCGGCCTGTCTTTTCGCCCTCTGCAATTGCCATCTTAATCTCTGGGTTTGTTCGCTCGCGGAAATCGTTGATGCGCTCCCCGCCCGGAATTTTCTCGTCTGGGTACTTCTGGTAGTGGATAATTTCTTCCATGTTCTTGTCGGTCTTTTTCTGGCCGGAGAACTTGCCCACATTCAGCGCGTCGAAATTCTTAACGACTTTCGCCTTGCCGGGACCCAATGTTATATCGGCTGTCTCGCGCGTGCGGTCTTTACTGCTGCGAAAAGCCGCGCCGAGTTGTTGGCCGCCGAGGTGGTTCGCTAGGAACCCGCGAACGTCCAAAGCCTGCTGACGGCCTACGTTATCGAGAGGGATTTCCATCTGGCCGCGAAAGCGTTTTTCTTTATTGAACTCTGTCTGGCCGTGACGGACGAAGAGCGCGACAAGTTTCGGGGCTGGATTGATCTGAGTCAATTTATTCTCCGGCTCTACGAATTCGCAACACTGGTGCACCGCGTCGGTGATGATCGCCAAACCCCTCTCATCGTGCTGAACTTCGGGGTCGGCCATCATGACTTCTTGTCGGCAACGGTTCTTATCCTTATTGATATACTCGCAGTTCGCACAGTTGTAAGGTCCGTCGCTGGCGAAGCCTGCTAACTTTGTACTCTTGGGCCAGATCGGGCCGACCTTGGATATTAGATCATTTAGTCCACGAATAATTGTAGGCCAATTCTTAGCCATTACTCTTCCTTTTTGCGGGCCTCGCGCGCGTGCTTATATGAGGGCAGACCCTTTTCTGGTGTCGCCGCGAACTCGTGTAGCTGCTTGTGGGACATATCAGCGACGCCCTTGTTTCGAGCATAGAGTTTTTCAGGACTGTGTTCGGCAATTGCCATCACAATTCTTTGCGCTTTCGATTCCGCTGGCACGATTCCTACCTCTCAAGATATTTGAGAATCTTTTTCTGTAATCTCTCAAACCACCCAAGTCGAGTGTTGCACTGTTGACAAAGAACGCCGCGATAATCCTGATTAAAAACATTCGCTGGCCCTTTATGGTCGAGGCACATCTTCTTGGGACGCTTACCACAAATCTCACAACATTTACGACGCTTTCTTTTTGCTTGGGCGGCAGTCAAGCCATAGCGATGTTTAGCATCCCGATCATCGCGAATGCTTTTAGATTGTTCTGGGTTGCGCTTTCTCCATCCCGCGCTTATCTCGGGATGATTTCTACGCCACGCATTTTGCTTTTCTTTGGTATCGTACGGCATATACTCTCCTAAACAAAGTGCGACCCGAGGCGTGGTTTAGGCACGCCCCGAATCTGCGCCCCGGTAATGAGCCGGGGAATATTTACTTAATCCAGTGAAAATGCTGCGCTATCTGATGAAGCGCGCCCACAACGGGGATGACGCAGACCATTTGAATCTTCTGCCAAAGACGATCACTTTTCGCATCATCTTCGAGTGCCGCGACCTTAGTCTTTTGCTCGCCGCGAAACTCGCGAAAGTCGCCGTGGTACGTCTCGACAACCTTGGTCAGTTCAGTGATCGCTTCTAAAATTTTTGAGGTCTCATCAGTCATAAAATTAATGGTAGGCTTTTACTACCTGTGCTCGGGGGTTCCACCCGATAGCCCGTAGTGATCGCCATTATAAACGGCGCATCAGCCAACGGAGAAAATGTAGGGGAGCCTCTCGACTCCCCGAGGGGTTTAGCTTTCGATTGTGAATTCGTTCAAGCCAGCCTTGTTAGTTGCGTCCGAGGTTCCGAACGTCACACCAACAACGAAGCCCACCACCGCGCCCTGCGCAAGCAGCACGTTGCCTAGGTTGAAATCGAGACCTGATACAATCGAGGTCACGGTGGTCGAAGCGATTACTGCCCCGCGAATTGACGCTCGATAACTACCGATCAGCAATCCGGGAGTCGGCGGGCTAACGAGCGATACGCCAACGAGAGATGCCTGAATTGCCCAAGGCTCAATCGCGAAGAACGGAGTGATCGCGCCTGTGGTAGCAACCGACGTGTAGACCGGAGCAGAAATCGTTCCAGTTACGGCGTACAACTGCACGGTCACGGTGCCGGATGGGTCACCACTATCTGAACCAAAGCTGCCGCTTGCCATCACATCAAACTGCTGGCCGTTGAATACGTTGGCTGCCGGGAGAAGCAACGCACCAACCGCGCTAGTTGCAGACGGAGTTGACGGTGCTACGCCGATGGACGGGCCAAGCGGGCGAGGGAAATATTTTACGGTGGTGCCGAGTCCGCCGACCTTAGAACTGAACTGGCCGTTGACTCCGAAATCTAGTACGTTACTCATTGGGTGTTTTCCTTTTAGTGTACGCCGCCACAACGGGAAACCGCCGTGGTGACGCTTTTATGGGAAGCCGTTCTTAGATCGTGCTGAACGGATTGCCAAAACTCTTAGTAGTTAGTTGCTTGTGGGGGCGCGTTCGCCGCAGTCAGTGCGGTAGGGGTCAAATTTATTCCCGTGTAAGCCGATGTACCATCCACCACGACTTGAACCGGGTGATAGTAAACGCTGGCATTAAGAAAGGCCCGCATGATGTGCGCGCCTGCTGTTTGGACCGTGACTGAATAATTGCCGGAGGCATCGGCTGCGCTGAATATGACATTCTTTGTCAAAACATTCAGACACTGTATCTGCGCGCCGACTGCCGCTGCGCCACCTACGTTGCCGCTGATTGTGCTTGACATGTTAAGACCCGTGAGCTACGAGAACATAGTCAAGCCAATAGGAGATATTTCCGCCGAGGTTGATGACCTGAATGATGTCTTCCTGCGCCGGGTTGTTGGTCCAAGTGTCGAGTGACAACGCAGCTAGGGTTGCTGATGAATTTAGTCTGGTGAAGTACTGGCCTAGACGGGTTCCATCGGTTGGGCTTACTGCCGGGTAGTGAACCACGCCAGCGTAATCAACATTCAAAACGACATTCAAACCTTTACCGCCTTCGCCTTGATTTACAATCTGGATTATGTCTAACTTAGGAGCACCTGCACCTTGAGAGGTGGGTTGCGGCCACGCGGTGAGAACCGACGAACCCAGATTGCGAGAGATGAGACAATTTTGTGATGGTCCGGGGCCGGGAGGGGGCGGGGGCGGTGCAAAGGATGGAGCCGTGATAAGTTCTGCCGCCGCGATAGTGATCGCGCCGTTACCGCCGCCGACTGCGAGCGCGCGCCCGTTGAGGGTGCCGCCGCCGAGGGTGATGGATGTGAAAGCGAGAATGTTTCCTTGGGTCAGCGCGCCGGGGCCGATGCTCGTCCACGAGCTACCGACAACCCAGATGACGTTGTTGGCTTGTGCGCCGTTGACGAGGTTGATCGTCCCGGCGATAGCCTGTGTGATGGTTGAAGCAGTGGAGTAGAACACGAAGAGGGCGTTCGGGTCGCCTTGCGCGTCGAGCGTGACGGCGGTGCTGATGGCGATGGAACTGGCGCTGACGTACACGCCTGTGTAGTAGGTGCCGTTTGGAGCGCCGGGGCTGTGCTGAATGCCGCTGACGCCGATGTCAGCAGTTGTGAGCGCCATCGTCTGGGGCAGACCTGAGTAATACAAAAAGGCGTTATTGCCGTCGATGCGCGCCTGCTGAGCGTTGGCGTTATCTATAGCCGCTGGGGGAACAAAGTTCGCGCCCGTGAATCCTGTCTGGGTTGCCGTGGGGAAAGACCCCACGTTGCCACCCGAGATCAGGGTCGCGCCAGTGTTCGTTTCGCCCGCATAAGCAAGCAAGGCGTAATTCGCGGAAGTCAAAAGTTCTGTTTGTACGTTTGGCACTGTATGATATCTCCAAAATTAAAATCTAAATCTAACTCTGAAATCCTATCGTAAACTGTTTAGGCTGAAAGAGCCGCTGCAGCCGCTGCTTGTATCGCCGCACTCTTAGTAATGTGGTCTGCAGTAAAAGCCGATCCTTCCACTGTCGTACCAAGCACTACGGCAGGGTGCACTGATACGCACTTCGTGTGATCAACCGACACAAATTTATGCGTCCTTGATGCTTGCGGAACGGTGTCGTCCCATTGGTAGGAGATGACGCAGCCGCAGGTATTCGGGGACCAGGTTGTAACTTGTAAAGACATATTATGCTCCTACTCCCGTTATGGGCAGAAGATGTGTTCCCGGAGGAAGACCGGGGAATCCGGGAGAAGCGCTTCCAGCTTGAGCCGCCAATACTCCTATAGAATTGAATACCATTGAAGTACCCGTTCCTCCAACGATGATTTGATAATTAACTTCGTCAGTAGCAACGACTGAATCGGTGTTGACTAAATCCTCGAAATACCCGATTGTGCTGCCCGGAATCGAGACTACTTGATTTCCGTTACCGGCATTTTTTCTCAATTTCACAGTGCTTGATACTGTTATAGAACTAACAGTTACACGAGCCGCTAAATTGCTTAAAGTACTGACTTGTTTTGAAAATTGAAAATCACTCTCGGTAGTGCTAACCATACCGTTGCCCGAAAGAGGAAGATTGGTGGTAACAGATTGAAGTACAACGAACCCTTGCAATACCCCATTTAGAAAATAATATGATCCATTAACGGTAACAAAGAAAACACCAAAGTAATTAACAGTGAATGCCGTGGCTTCGGCACCGAACGTTATATAATAGTTTACGAAACTCCCAGAAACAATACTGTCGGTATGTACGTTATCCTCAAAAAGCCCCGTGGTTCCGGCTAAAATGCTAAGTACCAGATTTCCGTTCACACCGGCATTTCTCGTTCCGAAGGTAGTCGTAGTTGTTCTGCTATTGACTTTTATATTTATCTGAAGGTTTTGAAGAGTTCCCGGGGTTTTTATTTTAAATTGCGAGGTAGCCTCGGCTACGGCTCCTGTTACGACTGCACCGTCAATCGTAAAAAACCGGGTGACGTTATTAGCCTGAATGTTAATTCCGGCGGCAGTATTATAACATGTAAGATTTTCTACTGTTTGTGCTGCATTTAAACTGGCAAAGTTTACAGAAACTAACGCCGAAACAGTCGTTGTAGTAGTAGCCCACGCATAATTAACGGTATCTCCTGAAGCAACTTGGTCATAATTAGAAGTATCTTGAAATTCCCCCGTTGTAGTGTTAGGAATGGATACTGTTTGTGCTCCCGTGACTCCGTTTTTCTGAAAGACGAGTGTAGTAGTACCAACGCCGGTATTGGTTAAAAGACGAGTATACAAACCTGTAAAAATTCCTGCCGTTCGCCACGTCGTAATAGGAATATTGGACACGACAACAAGCGGACCTTGGCCAAACCCCTGCCCTGGCACGGGACTAACGGAAGTACTAACCGCTTGCTTGGCTCCCAATAATTGCGGAACTTTATTATTAGTCGATGATGGTTGCAGTTCAACTGCTGCGGCGGCCCAGTTCACGCCCGCGCCAAGAGTGACAGACGTGACTACAGATACGGCGTTGATGGCCGTGTTATCTACGGCGGCAGTTTGTACAGTAGCTGCCCCCGCGCCTGACGCAGTGTGATCTCGAAGAGTGCCAGTAGCTATAGTTAAAGATTCTGTACTTCCAAGGTTGTTAGCCAGAGCCGCAACGACATAGCCGTTCGGGCCGATAGCTAAAGTGATCGTCTCGGGAGTTGAAGCGGCCCCTGTATTTGTCCCGTTTGCCCCGACCGCGCTGACACCACTATACTCGCTAACAACGGCGGCATTTCCAGTAGACGTTGCGCTGTACGTAATCGTGACCGTAGTAACGCCAGCAACAATGTTGGTCGCAGTCCAAACTTCCGCCCTGACCGTGTTCGTTACTCCAGCTCGGACAATGTAGGTGTTTGATCCGGTGTTATCGACTATGCCGGTGATCGTCTGAACGCCAGCTACTCCCGATTGAACAACAAGAGTATTACCCGCAGCGGGGGCGATTGTAACCGCCAAGGTAGTAGTCGAACCGTTGCTGTTCGCAACAGCGTCTTTTACGAAAGCTATCGCCATTTAATCTCTGTTTAGAAGTACATGAAATTGTAATCAACGGTATTTGCGGGGCCAGTCAGACCCGATCTAGTGGTCGTGAACGCAATCGAGATGGCCGTACTAAAAGCTATACCCATCGCATTCAAAACGTTGGCGGCGGAACCGGCAGGAATACCAAAAGACAGTTTAGGAGCGGTTGTTCCCAGAGTAACGCTGCCTGTGGCAAGATCAAATATCTGGCAATAAACGAAACCGACGTTGTTATTGAATATATACCAACCGTAGATTTGACCTGCGCTGGCTTTAACCGCCGTGGCAGTTGCACCGATAGTTCCAGTTGCCGTCAACGTACCGCCTTGCGTAACTGGCAAGTTCGTGACACGCTGGGCACCGGTCAAAGTTACGGACGCGAGAACCTGATCCCCTTCAGTCCAAGTTGGATTCGCGGCGTTTGCTAATGCTGGAAGAACTCCTAGTTGTGTAGATGGGGGTGCAGAGTTATTAGTTTTCGTTCCGATGACTCTGTGGTTTCCAGCTAAGTCCACAGACTCAAGGACTAATTGACCTTCTGTCCACGACGGCGCAGCCGCGTTCGCTAACGCGCTCAAAGCCATCGTGCCGTCAGCAGCCGGAGCTGCGTTGTTGTTAGTGAGTGTTCCGCAAATTCTCTGTCTGCCCGAGAGATCGACGGACTCTAATACCTGGTCGCCTTCAGTCCAAGTCTGTGTAGCCGCGTTAGCGACAGCGGGCAGCACACCGAGGTTGTTGCCGTCTGGGACTACGGCATTGTTGGTTTTTAATCCTGTTATAGCCGGGTTACCGGTAATAGTAACTGGAACGGTGGACTGATCGGATGCGATAACGACGGGCAACGAAGCGGCCATAGTCTTCTGGCCTTCTGAAATCGCGACACCGCCAACTTGTATTAAATTAACGTTACCTGTTGTGCCACCACCGCCGCCCACAACAACGTTGACTTTTAAATTTCCTGAAGAATCTAATTCTAACGAACTGGCGTCGCCATCATTAAGAACCGGAGGCACGGCATCGTAAACTCCTCCAATTACCTGCGCTGTCGTTGGTTTTGAGCTGTTGCGACCCATAGTTTCTCCAGTTGCTTAAAATCTAAATTTAGTATTCAAAGCCTACGATGAGAACGTCCCAAGTAGGGCCGTTCGTAACGAATATAGTGTTCGCCGTTAAACCTATTTGAGTGGTTCCGTTTCCAGCGATCTCAAAACCGTCAGGAATCGTCGTTTGAAATCTGTCATACACCAGAGCCGTCGCTGGTGTTGCGGACACCAGAGACATAAGAACTGGTGTACTAGTAACGACGACCGCGCCACCTGTGTTCAAGCGTAAATTAAATGTCGTTTTCTGAGCCGTGGCTGTAACGTTTCCGCGAGAGGCAACGTTAATACTCGTGATGCGAAACGTCTTGCCGCTGGTAACCACGAAAGAAACACCAGTCGTTGTCGCTGCGGTTCCGGCAGACTTAGTCAACGTGATCGCTGTTTCAGTTCCGGACGTTCCCGCAACCACACCAGTTGCAGAAAACGTAATAGCCGTTCGACCTGAGTCTTTAAGGTCTTGTGTACCAAGAGCGTTGGCCGCTTGCGTTCCCTTTACAACGGAGTTTAACGCCGCGCCTATGCTATCTGAGATACCGACTTTCTGAATCCCTGCGGCTGCCGTAACGGTTGCTGTGCCCGCGACCGAAGATAAGTCGGTCTTCAATGCGGTGGTTCCGGCTATGACGCCCGGGACCGTGGTTCCGTCAGTAATCTTTACTGACCCGATGGTGTTCGCGCCCGTGGGCAGCGCGTTTGTGATAGCTGTTACCGCTGTGATGGTTCCGCTATCTACGACCATGTGAAGATTGGTTCCGGTCGCCTGAGATGCAGTAACCGTTCCAGAAACTGGCTGCGTAACGCCGGACCCGTCGACCTTCAGCGCGGTCATTGAGGCCACGCCTTGAACTGAAATCACATCCGCCGAAGCGGTGCCCGCCGTACCTAACGCGGGTTGTTTTGCTGCGGTTGAAGCGCCTGCCGGAAGCGGCAGAGACACGGAAGAGACTGGCTGAGTTACAGCCGACCCGTCTACCTTCAACGCCGTCATGCTCGCGACACCTTGGACGCTTATAACATCAGCGGAGGCCGTGCCAGCAGTTCCAAGGGCGGGTTGTTTTGCTACAGTACTCGCGCCCGCAGGTAGCGGCAAAGCTGCCGCGCTTACAGGCTGCGTTACCGCAGAGCCATCAACCTTCAGTGCATTTGTAAGCGCAGGTTGATCTGTTGCTAGAACAACACGAAGCGTACCAGCAGACTTAGTACCGCTATTAGTGTCTGTCGCGGTCCCGGCCACTTGAGCGACGTTCGTAGAGGCGTTGGCTGGTGGAGTCGTTGTTACTGTACCACTAACGGGCTGCGTTACTCCGGAACCATCTACCTTCAAGGCTCCAGCGGCTGATACAGATGCGACGTTCGTTCCGCCAGTATCAACGAGTTTAGTCTTTTGCGTTCCGCCCGTAAGAGTAGCGTCTAAGGCCAAGAACCCACTTGTTCCGATGTTCGCGGTAACTGTTCCCGATACCGTCTGGGTATCCGCTGGCTTTGTGCGTGTAGAGAGCGCGACGTCGATGTTATCCGTCTTCGCCTTGATAAGAGCGAGCGTTGCATCGGTTGATGCCCCGGCAGGCAACGGTAATGAGACGGCACTAACAGGTTGAGTCGGGAGAGGCGACGGACCCGCGAGTGTTAAGACGGCTGTAACTGCTACGCTCGTCCCGCCAGAAAAACCTGTGCAAACTAATTTATAAGAGAGGTTCCGAGATATCACGACTGTCGTCGTGTTCGAAGCAACGGCGTCCCAAGTTCCTACGATCTGTGTATCTCCCGTAGGGAGCGACGCTACTAAATTAAAAGTCAGTGTTGTAAAGACACCAACTTCGGTCGCGGTTAACAGAACCGTATAATCATTCGGCGCAATAAACGGCGCAGAAACCGCTTGACCTAAAGATGTAGCTGTAGGTAAGATTGTCTGAGCAAGCCCGTATGAGACCGCAATATAAGCTGGCATCAGACCTCAATCCCTGCAACATTAACTCGGTAGTTTCCAGTTGCGCCCGCCGGAGCGCTGCTTACGTTAAGATTCAAAACGTTGTTTATAGTGGACGACAAGATTCCGTTTCCGAGATCAATCCAGCCATCTGAAAGATTTAAATTCCCGCCAAATAATACATCCGTTGCCGTCGCTACTGCCGGAAGAAGAACTTCATATGTTCCTATCGTTATGCCAACTGCTGCGTCTTGAAAAGACAAAGTGACTACCGATGCCGCCGTAGCTGTTAGATTGCACCCAGTAATCTGAAATCGCATTAACTGAAATTTCTTACCGGCAGTGGGCGTCCAAACGGCGCTGTTACCAGAAGTCCCGGCAGTAACAGATACTGTTTTATAAATAGTAGGCGATACTTGCGTTGCAGGAAAGTTCGATACAGCTACCGTCCCAGAAACTGACTGCGTTGCTGGAAAGTTACTTACTGCAACTGTCGATAGCGGTGTCAGCGTAGCAACTTGTGCAGCCGTTAAAATAACGGGCAGACTTGCTGCCGCTGGTGCCTGACCTAACGAGATCGGCGCGCCACCAACCTGAGCGAGATTCTCGCTGACTACAGTGCTGCCGCCGCCAACTGCGACGTTGACAAGGAGGTTTCCCTGACTGTCACATTGCAGAGAGCAGCCTTGCTGGTCTTGAGGTGCAGGAGCGGTCGCGTTATAAACGGCACCAGTTACGATAGGTGTTATCGATGCTGGGCTTAACAACGGGCCTCTCGGTAATGCCATCAAATCCTCTTAGCGGTTTCCCCGCTGTCTGGCTCTCCACACCGCGTGGTCGCTTTGAGCGGACGGGTCGGGTGGTATCAGGCCTGAGTTCTCGTGATGAGATTTTCTAAGTGACGCTGCCATCTCTAAAAAATCTGGAGCGGTGGCGCGGGAAGCTATTTGCTCCCGTCTCTCTTCTACGCTTAAAAATGTGGGCTGCTCTTCCACGTCGGTTCTCGGCCCAAGATTTCTGCCACGGACTAGCTCGACGAGCGGCGCGACCTCTGGAGTCTTGGGAGCGGGCACTGATTGGGTCTTAATAAAAACATACCACACTGATGCCGATGAAATTAAAACGGCTGCGGCAGCAAATGCTTCCGCGAAAATTAGTGCGCTCATCGCGCTCGGCTTACTGGGGCCTTGGATGTCGTTGCGAACGAAAAGCCCGCCTGCTTAAATGCGGCGGCAACTTCGCGGCGAAGAGAACTCAAATCAAGTGTCTGCGCGGCGAGTGCGGCTTCTAGAACGGAGATTCGGTCTTTTAGTCCTTGGTGTTCTGAGAGCACCTTGTTGACGGCGCTGATTTCTAAAAGGCTATTGGGCTGCTGCCTGTTGTCGGTGAACATTGGACTCCTTCAAAGATTGGTTCCGGCGCGTGGACTCGAACCACGATAAACAGATTCAGAATCTGCTGGCCTACCGTTGGCCGACATCGGAACTGAAAATTGGTTGGGCAAGAACGATTCGAACGTTCATCGAGCGGATTCAAAGTCCGACGTGTTACCGTTACACTATCGCCCAACAGAAAATGGTCCTAGCTAATCGAGTTGAGCGATTTCTACTTGTGTTTCAAACAAGGGTGCAACCCCTACACCAAACTAGGATTAAGATGGAGGAAGAATGATGAGTCGAACACCACACCTTTCGGTGCCCTCCGGGTTCAAACCGGATTGCGAGCCACTCGCAGAATCTTCCATAAATTGTGGTCGTGAGCACCCTACTCTTTATGGGGCTGCTCTTCGTTCTGCCGACCAGCAGATTTAAAATTGGCGGACGATGTAGGATTTGAACCCACGATACCCATTTAAGAGTATGGCGCGTTAGCACCGCGCTGCGATCAGCCTCTCTGCCAATCGTCCGTAAAATGGCATGAGAGGATGGACTCGAACCACCGTAGTCGGGTTTGGAGTCCGACGTCCTAGCCGCTGAACGACTCTCATGTAGAAAATGAATTCTGGGGAGCGCGCCTAACGTCTCCAATCTTCCGTTCGCTTGGAACGGGTGCTCGTATCGACGACTTCGAACTGCCAGAAAAAATTGGTGGATAGTGAACGACTCGAACGTTCGAAGCCCACAAGGGGCATCTGGTTTACAGCCAGAGGCAATTGCCGCTATGCGAACCATCCACAGAAAATTGGAGCCGGAAGTTATGGTTACGACCCAAGGCTTCATCCCCTCATGAAGGAACTTATCCCCTCCGACATAGAAATTGGAGCGGCGTATGAGAGTCGAACTCATACCTGAACCTTGGCAAGGTTCCACGCTACCGCTACGCCAACACCGCTCAGAAAATGGAGCACCGAAAAGGAATCGAACCTTTACGTCCGCTTTACGAAAGCGGCATCATGCCACTAGATCATCAGTGCAAAAATTGGAGCATCGACGTGGAATCGAACCACGGCGTTCGCATTACAGGTGCGACATCATGACCACTAGATCATCAATGCTCAAAACTGGAGCCAAGACGTGGAATCGAACCACGACCTAATCCTTACCAAGGATTCGTTCTGCCACTAGACTATCTAGGCTCAAAAATTGGAGCGGCGTATCGGATTCGAACCGATTCTCGGAGTTTGGAAAACTCATGTGCTAGCCGTTGAACACTAACACCGCGTTGGTTGCGCAGGTGGGAGTCGAACCCACGAGTCCCTTTCGGGATGAGGCTTATGAGACCTCTGACATCGGCCACTAGTCGACCGCGCAATTGAAATTGGTATCTAACCGTGGATTCGAACCACGATAACGCCCCTATCAAGGGCGAGTCCTACCGTTGGACGAGTCAGATATTGGTGGACGGTGGCGGATTCGGACCCCCACTTCATCGGTGCAAGCGACGCGTGCTCCCATTAACACTAACTGCCCACTGTAAAATTGGTACCGCTACAGGGACTCAAACCCTGTCTACGAGGTTGAAAGCCTCGTTGCCTATCCATAGCAGATAGCGGCATTGAAAATTTGGCACGGCTGCGGAGAATCGAACTCCGGCCACGCGCCTGAGAAGCGCATGTTCTGCCACTAAACTACAACCGCACTGAAAATTGGCGGGTCCCACCGAACCGAAGTCCGTATTTTCCCCATTGAAAATTGGTAGGCAATAAGAGAATCGAACTCTTCCGCTCTGGGTGTAGGCCAGATGTATACGACCAGTTTACTAATCGCCTATCTATCCAATCGAGACTCCCTACAATAGTGCGCTAATCCTGTCCAGCGACCCCTATCTACTGTAAAGTTTTCAATTGGTTCAAACTTTTTACATCCAACGCACCACGACATACCGTCTGGTGCAATCTTACGCTTGGCGACGCCGCCATGAAACGTGTGCGGCTTATTACATCTCATGTGAGAGAACGCCACATTATCTAAATCCCAAAACAAGTCAGCGGAGAGACCTTCCCACGGCTTGACGTGCTCAATGCTTAATTCGTCGATGTTCTCTATTTTCTCGCTGCATCGAACACAGACATTGTCGTCGTACTTCGCAAGTTGACGAAACAAGACCATCTTACGAAGCCTGCTGCACGCTGCGCCGTGAGACATACCTAAAGTTTCTACTGCCCGTTTGTTTGACATAATCGTTGGTCTCCTTGACCGTTGATTGATGTGCAGAAAATTGGTGGACCCAGAAGGAATCGAACCTTCATCCCTCGCTTTAAGAGAGCGGTACTCTAGCCATTGAGCTACGAGTCCATAAAACTTGGTGCGCCGCCCGAGGCTCGAACTCGGACATTGGGCTTAAAAGGCCCCATTGCTGCCGCTCGCATCCGCAGCGCATATTTAATAAAAGTGCCATATTTACACATGCTGTAAATATTGAATCTTGGTCGCGCGATAGCCCGGTTTCTGTCTAGGACGAACATTCCTCTAAGCCTGCTACCCGACTCTCATCGCGCTCAACAAGCGCTCAAGTCCTATTTGCAGTTGCACCCGTGTGGAGTACCTTCGCTCGAATGGCGAGTAGTTTGCTTATCAGGCAAACAACTCAGCACGAAGCCTTACCCGTACGCTTGCGCGTCCCGCAACTTCCACGGCACGATGTTGAGATGTGACCGGAACTTCCTCGATATGTGATCGCATATATTTCTTGCGAATTATATACTCTCGCATATCGCGTTCGTCTACGCTACCAAAATTTTGCCCGATACTATGTTGGGTCGGAACCGCCCACTCGCTGTGTTATAGTCTTGCGGCATGACTCAAACTTGGAGCATGAAGAGTGAATCGAACACTCGATGCCTCTTTTGCAGAGAGGTAGCTTACCACTTGCCGATTCATGCAAACTCAGTAGACACCCTACCGCTGTCATCGCAACCCTGTCTTTATGCCTTTATGGACAGGGCGGCTATTTCGATAGGTACAAGATTGGTGCGCCACACAGGATTCGGAATTCGGACCTGTACGCCTGTTAGGGCAGAGGGTTTTAAATCCTCCGTGTCTGCCATTTCACCAGCAGCGCGAAACTTTAATCGTCTACGATGTGTTCTTCACACGAGGTGTGATTCTTTGCTCGTGGTTTGTTGCAATCTACGCGAAAACAGGTGGTCGGTTCTACATACTCTTTAACCACAATTTCTTGGTTTTCGTAAACATAGCCTGCCGCTACCGGAACAGTCTCGCCGGAATAAATCTTTTTAGGGAAGTCTGAGCCAACCCTGACTTCGATGATACCCGGACCCAGATTCACAACTAGCACGCGTGTAGTCATTGTCTTCCTTTCGAATTGGTTGTCGACGATGGTGTCGAACCATCCTGCAAGCCTGATCTAGGCCAAGGGTTTATAAGACCCTGCCGCGAGCCGTCGCAGTCGACAATTGAAACTTGGTCGCCAACCAGAGACTCGAACTCTGACGCCCTTTCGGGCACCGGGTTTTGAATCCGGCGTGTCTGCCAATTCCACCAGCAGGCGATAAACTTGGAGGACCGCTTCGGACTTGCACCGAAATTTCGTGGTTCGTAGCCACGCGACGTGTCTATTGGTCTAACAGTCCAAAACTGGAGCACCCACTCGGATTCCAACCGAGGTCATCACGGTAGAAACGTGAGGTCCTGTGCGCTGAACGACAGGTGCATAAAATTGGTAGCCCGCAGAGGACTCGAACCTCTACGCCCGAAGGCGTCCGTTTCTAAGACGGACATGTCTGCCAGTTCCATCAGCAGGCCACAGAAAAATTGGGCGGCATTTATCAGCGCGCGCCGTCCATCGCGCTTCGGGTTCCAATCAAGGAACCGAAGCCATTGCGCCTAACCAGCTAGCGACGCCACGTCACGGGAGCTACCCGGAAATGTTATAGGCTTCTGTTGTACAACCTCTTTCATCCATGTCAGGTAATTCATTACCGCTTCGTCTGACATTTTAGAAAACAAACCTTCGATACTGTTACAATCCCTATGAATGAACCCTCTCGGTTCACCTGTCTCGTGGTTGTGGTCAAAACAACTACCATTCGAACCTTGGAGACTCAACACGCCACCACAAGCGACACAAAACCCTTTCTGTGATTCCCAGATTTTTAACATCTCATCTGGCGTTATTGTCGGAGACGAGTACCCTTTAGACTTTGCCAACGACCTGAGTCTTGGGAGTAAAACTCTAAATCTTCCCACAAGACCACTTGGGCCTTCGCCCATCCTACGTGCTCTCACGCGCCGACACTCGGACGTTACCGAACATTTCTGACAAATAAAATACGTTCTTCCGTGTCCGTTTTTCTTCGGCTTATTCCTTTCATTGCCACAAATAGAGCATAACTTCATTTCACCCTCCGCAATAGAGTGTCGGGGGTGATTGCGGCACCCCCAACCGATGTACGTACAAGATGGCTGACCCAGTAGGATTCGAACCTACACCCTCTTCATTAACAGTGAAGTGCCCTGCCGTTAGACCACAGGTCAGTAGAAACTTGGTCGAGAATGGGTGAATCGAACACCCGCCTCATGTATCCGAAACATGGAGACTACCACTATCAGAACTCTCGATAAAAATTGGCGCGGGTACCGGGAATCGAACCCGGCCTACCACAGTGACAGTGTGGCGTCATGCCGACAGACCCTACCTGCGTCGTAAACTTGGTCGAAAGTGCTGGAGTCGAACCAACGCCACATGCTTCCAAAGCACGCATGCTACCGTAACACTTACTCTCGACAAAAATGTTGAGTACGGTGGGACTCGAACCCACATCGGCGCGCGTTATGAGCGCGCTGCTTTACCATTAAGCTACGTCCTCGACAATGACATGTGCAACTGTGCGGGAGCTACCCGCGTCTGCACTGTGCCCGCGTAAGCAGGCGAGCCATCGCTTTAAAGAATAAACTTTTACTTCGCTGCTGGTGCCGCCTTTTTCGCTGCCTTCAAAATGAACAGGTTACGAATCGTGATAGCTGCTGAACCAGCCGCCATCATTTCGAACGGTACCGCGCCGAGGTAGTTATAAAATCCGTGCTGCGCGAGAATCGAACCTATGACTCCGGTTCCGATCAACTTCACGCCCGCGTCCAAGAACGTGCCGAACGCTCTCGCGCCGGGGCGGTCTTCGTAAATTAAAATTTGGGGTGGGCACCCAGTATCGATCTGGGGCCGAGAGGTTCACAACCTCCCGTGCTACCATTACACCATGCTCACCGTCGTAAACCTACTCTACCACAGGAAGCCGGATGCCGTCAAGCGAAATTATAGAAGCGACTTTACGCGGGTAACAACCTCGCGGTAATCGGCGATGATGCAAACTGACGCTTCCGATTCGATCTTTGCGATCTCAGCCTTGATAGCAGCTAGCTTGAAGTTGGCCGGATGATGGACGCGACCTGCGCCAAAACCTATGGCGAGCGCGAACGCGAATAAAATCATGAGTCCCATTAGCTCTCCCCTTTCGTGGCCTTCGCCATCTCGACCAGCAGCAGTTGGAACTGGCGGTCGTATAATTTTTCTAACTCTGGAAACTTCTCAAACGTGTCTCGAATCACTTCCGTCGCGGTCACTAACCTTTCAAGTTGGTCGATAGCTGGGTCGATTATTTCCGTTTTCGTTTCTGTAACCGGAGAACTCACGTCATCCGGAAGAATCATCCAAGGGACGCTCATTATGAACACCTGCGTGTTAGTTGTTCAGATAGAGTTTATTTTTATATCTTCTTTCTCTCTTCTGTCTCTCGTGCTGTGAAGCCCAAACTGCATTAGCGTCCCGCTCAATCGTTGACTTGTGAGGGCAGACACCGTCGTTGCACTGCCGCCCCATGTTACAGTTGTGACACAAAACGCGGTATTTGCCTTGAGGGTAACCATGCTTTCTTAATTGCAAATAAAAATTATAACCGCCATCGTTATTGCGACGCAAAGGGTCTTCCTTAGCATTACCAAAGATGTGATCTATTGCTAAGAAATAAATCTCGGTTTCGCCACAGCAAGAACAACAGCCCCCATACGCGTCTATTACCTTCTGTCTGAGTTTTCGCTGGCAATCTTTGTGATACCGTCTCCGACAGATTTTACAATGATAATCCTTTCCTTGTTTGCCGTTAATGTTCGTACCAAAATCATCTAGGCTCTTATCGGTGCCGCAACGGCCACAGCGTTTGGTTTCAGTAGATGCTATCATCACTCCTCCACAAAGGAGTCACGGGGTGTTGTGGCACCCCGCTAATTCGGCTCATGACTTCCGAACTTCTCCAAATCTTTAACTAATTATTAGGCCCATGACTCTTGTGCTTCTCTTCGTGCTCGTTGATCGGATAGCGGTTCAAACCAGTCTGTTTCTTCTGGAGATTCACGGCGGTGTTCAGTTCGGCCTTCGCCGTTGTTACTTGAGAAACCGGAGGAGTCGGGCGACCGGGATA